CTGGTTCATTGAATATAAGAAATGGTAATATCAATTTAAGTGGTAGTATAAATGTAACTGGTTCTATCTATAAGGATGGTAACAAACAATTCAACTACGGACAATGGGCTTCATTAGAAACTCAAACTGGTTCTGCTAATACGGCATACGCTATGAAGTTGGAAGTGCCGGTTCCTGAATTTGAAGGTATATATGTTGGTAATAATGGTAGTGGATTTCCAACTAGAATTTATGTAGAAAATAACGGATTATATAACATTCAATTTTCAGCACAATTACATACCACATCAAATCAAGCATGTGATTTTTCTGTTTGGTTTGCTATGACAGGTTCTAATATAGCTAATTCAAATACGGATTTCTCTATTGAAAAGGTAAGTGGTGGTGGATTCCAAGTGGCAGCATTAAACTTCTTAACTCCAATTACATCCGGAAGTTATGTAGAATTGTATTGGTCAAAAACAACGGCAAACGGACAATTGCAATATAAGGGAACGCAGGTATCACCAACTAGACCGGCAACACCATCGGTAATTGTGACAGTAACGCAAGTAGCATAATTTTACATAATCCGATTCTAAACCACTATTCTTTTTTTTCTTATATTTATAGGTAAGATAAAATTAGAAAGGAATAGTAAATGGCAATAGAATACATATACCCAGGTTCATCATCATTCTTTCCGGGAGAAACTCCATTTGGAACTTATGATAACGATTATGAATTTAGTGAAGATGCTCCAAAGGTAGCCCACTGGGTTGCTACTCGTTTGGGATACCCAATTCAAAATGTGGAATTAGTAGATGCAAGTTTATTTGCTTGTTTCGAAGAATCCGTATCTGAATACGGTGCACAGGTAAATCAATTTAATATCAGAAACAATTTGGATGTACTTAAGGGTAATCCAACTGGTACCGATTACACTGGTAAATTTGTTGAAGGTTCATTCTTACCAACTCTTATTGGTATTGTTGAGGCATATGGTACATTAGCTGGTGCTGGTGGAAGTACTGATATCAAAAAAGGTAGTGTTGATTTAGTGGGTGGACAACAAAATTACGATTTACAAACTTTATTTGCTGATGTAAGCGAGTCTGGAAAGCGAATACAAATAACAAAAGTATTTCACGAACCAACACCTGCAATCAATAGATTCTTTGACCCGTATTCAGTAAGTGGACAGGGAACTCTTAACTTAATTGATGAGTTTGGATTTGGTTCATTCTCACCAGCAGCTCAATTTATCTTAATGCCAATTTTCGAAGATATGTTAAGAATTCAAGCAATTGAATTTAATGATGAAATTAGAAAATCAGCACACTCCTTTAATATTACTAACAACAAATTACAAATATTCCCTATACCAACTACTGCTGGTAAATTATATTTTGAATATTTTGTATCCGATGAATTTGTAACCAATTCTACAAAGGTAAAGCCAAATGTAGTTTCTGATTATGCTAATATTGGATATAGTTTTATTCAATATGAAAGTATAAATGATGTTGGTAGACAATGGATTAGAAAATATACACTTGCTCTTGCTAAGGAATTATTAGGAGCAATTAGAGAAAAATATAGTTCAGTTCCAATTCCAGGTTCTGAAATTTCATTAGATGGTGCTGCTCTAAGAGCTGAAGCTCAAACTGAAAAGGATAATTTAATGGAACAATTGAGAGAAAACTTAGAGGAGTTGAGTAGAAAAAACCAATTCGAAGTTAAGGCTCAGGAATCAGAACATCAGCAAGAGATGTTGAAAAAAATTCCATTACTAATATATGTAGGATAATATGCCAAGATTTGCATTAGATAGAGATATCCGATTTTTTGAAGGAATATCAAGAGAATTGGTAGATGCAGTTATTGAAACAACTGTAGTTCTATACAAACTTGTCATTTCTGATATGAAAACAAATTTGTATGGGGAATCTTTAAATAAATCGTATTTTCAAGGAACACAATGTACTGCTGTAATTGAGAGAGATGATACTGGTATTTCGTATGAAGGATTTGGACCAGATAGTGGACAGACTGTACAATTCCGTTTTAATCGTTTCACATTAGAGGGAAAGGGATTCTATCCAGAAATTGGAGATATTATTTCTCATAATAATGCATACTTTGAAATTGATAATGTAAGAGAGGACCAATTAATTGGTGGACAGACTGGAGAAAAATTCTCAATTATATGTTCTACATTTATGACACGTAGAAGTTCTATACAAACTGAAATGAGAGATATCTAATGAATAAAAAAGAAACAAATAGAGGTTTACAGCGTTCGATATCTAAAGAGTTCACTAAAGGTGTAAAACTTATTGATATAGATACTACCATAGCTGAGTATATGGTAGATACCATTATTCCTGATGTGGAAGAAAATGGTAATGCGGTTAAAGTACCACTTATATATGGTAATGCAGAACGTTGGAAAAACGCTAGAGTAGATGGGTATTTGAGAGATGCTAGAGGTAAGATTCAAATACCATTAGTAATGTTCAAACGAAACTCTATTGAAAGAGATGCCGCTATGGCTCAATTCAAAGATGTTAATACGTTACCTGCTTATGTAAGATACTCTAAAACAAATAGATACGAACGATTTTCATTACAAAGTGGTACAAAACCCGCATATGAACAATATGAAGTTTCGGTACCCGACTATGTAACAGTAACTTATGAGGTAATGGTGTGGTCATCATTCACCGAGCATATGAATAAAATTGTTGAACAATTTCAATACGCAACTGATAGATATTGGGGAACTGAAAATGGATTCAAATTTAGAACTCGTATTGATTCGTTTGATAATCAACAAGAAGTTGGAGAGGGTTCGGAAAGAATTATAAGAACAACATTCACAATGGTGGTAAATGCATATTTACTTCCTGAAACTCGTGATGAGGCACCAGTTGTTAAAAAATCATTCACACCAAAGAAAGTTGTATGGGGTGTAGAAACGGATTTAAGTGGTACTATGTTCACCAATCCTAACATATATAATGAATATCAGTTTGTTATAGATTTTGTTGCTATAAGGGGTTCTCAAGCAGCACAATTTGTAGGTATAACTGGTGGGGTAAATAGAGGTGTTGTTAAATTAACAAATGTTAGAAAACCAATATTACCAAATGAACTAATTGGTTCGTTTGATACTTTAAATTGGTTTAGAGTTTATGTTAATTCAGAATTTAAACCAGCATCAACTTATAGTTATTCTTTTAACGGAACTACAAATGAAATCGTTTTTACATTTAATAATACATTAGGATTTGATATTGATATAAATGATGAAGTGGATATTGTAGGAAAATTTGAACAACTATGAACATAAAGACTCTTAAAAATATAATGAAAGAAGTTAACGAACCAAATGAATTCATTTTGGAACCCGTTGATTTGGTACATTCATTATATTGGATATGGAAAGCTACAAATTGTAGATTAAAAACATTAGATAGTAGAGTTGCTGATAAAAGAAGAACTGCTGCTAGATTTGATGTATTTGTATGGGGTGGATTTATTGCCGCAAGAGATTATCAATTTGAACAAGTTGGAAATGATTTTCACATAAAATTTATAAGAACAAATTTCCCAACAACAATTGAAAATACAAATGACCCAAATTATGGACAACCTTGGGCATTTGAATCTAATGATGAAGTAAAAATAGAAGGTGATTTAGAAAATATTAATTAATGGCTAGATTAAAACCAAATATAGATATAGGTAGTATAACTACAAAGAGGGATAGAGAATCTTTTCAAAATTTTGTGTTGGAAGTAATCAAAGATACGTTTATCTATGAGGCAACTCCAACATCAATTTCTTTAAATGGTGAACTATTTACTTTAAATTTGGATGATTTTAGATTTGTTTATGAAGATTTAATCGTTGCAGATTCCAAGGATTATTTAGATGTATATTTATACGGAGTGAAGCAAACAAACGATAGATATTCGGTAACATTTGATGATACTTCTATAACTATAACCTTTACTGAAAGTATAACAAGAGTTCCGGCTGACGTAGTTAGAACTGATTTTGAAATTAAAGGTAAAATTACACAAATAGTATAATGGCTAGATTAATACCACAGAAACAAATAGAAGAAGTAAATCAGTTTAGGGATAGTATATCCGTAGGCAACTCTGTATTTATATCTGGCTCTTTATTAGTATCACAAAGTATTGATATTGGTACTCGTACTTCGGATAAGCAAAGAATAACTGGTTCGGTTGAAATTACTGGGTCATTACAAATTGATGGTGCATTATCATTTGCCAATGCGGCAAGTAGATTGGATGCAACTGCATCTTTTTCTGATATATCGGTTGATACACAAAGATTTGGTGGAATATTAGTTGAGGATTTTGCAAAAAGTGATTCAACTATCTATGTATCATCTACAAATGGTAATGATAATAATAGTGGTACTTCACCGCAATTTCCATTAAGAACTATTAAGAAAGCTGCTCAATTAGCAACTCCGGGTGATGATGGTAGATATGGTTTACCAACTGGTTCTCTTTTTAGTGGATTTAGAATCACTGTTGATGCGGGTACTTATTTAGAAGAAAACCCAATTGAACTTCCAAGAAACACAACTGTTTGGGGAGCTGGATTAAGGGTAACTAAAATTATTGCTAAAAACGAAAACGAAGATTTATTTTGGGTAAATAGTGGTTGTTATCTTGCTGAGATGACATTTGCTGGTTTGAGAGTATATCCATCGGTTGATGATTCTCAAAGTGGATTCGCAATTGCATTCGCACCAAACGCATTTATTACAACATCACCATACGTTCAGAACTGTTCTATGATTTCAAATCAGGAGAACTCATTCCTTGAGCTGTATGAGGATATTCCTGCTGGAGGTGGTGGATTGAACGTAGATGGAAATAGAATCCATCCTGATTCTCCATTAGCCTCTATGGTATTGGATGCATATACACAGGTTGCACCAAATGGTGTGGGTTGTCAAGTTGTTGGAAGGGGATTCATTCAGTTGGTATCATTCTTCACAAACTTCTCAGCATATTCAGTAAAAGTTATCGATGGTGGACATGCGGTATTACTTAACTCTAACACCTCATTTGGTGATTATGGTATGTACGCATCTGGTTCACGTTTTATTACGGGTAGTGGTGGTAACTTTGATGCGTTCTTAAATGTACAAGATAATTACTCAATTATTGTTAATACTATTGAAGGTGGATTATCTACGATTCCTGCATTGGTACCAAATACTGAAAACGGAATTAGAGTAACTGACCCTAATGTTTTACCACAATACTTTTTATCGGAAGATTCTTCGAATGAAGTGTCTGATATAGTTAAAGCTGATTTTAAATTAATAAGTTCAATTATTGACAATGGAATTGTAAATAAACCAAGTTTAATTGCAAAAAGTAGTATAAATGGATATTCATCGCAATCTGTTTACAATATTTCTGGTGAAAATCAATATACTTCATCAACAACCGCATCATTACAAAATATTGCAAGTGTTGATACTAATTTTAATATATTATATGATATAATTGAAAGAGGAAATCCTGCAACCGAATCATATGTTCGTATATCAAATGTATCTCATTCAATTCAAGCAACTGATATTGTTCAATACAAAACCTCAGCTGTAGATTCACCTACAATTACTACAACTAATAATAGTTTTGATACAATTATGTCTATTGTAGCTGGTGGTATAGCTCCAAATATTGTAAGTAATACATCTGCTAGTTTTAAATTTAGTAATGTAAACCAATATCAAACAGGTACAACATCATCTTTACAAACAATAAATTCGGTATCATCATCATTTTCAATTGTGTATGATACTATTGAATATGGGACTGGTGATTTACCTACAATTATACCAAGTAGTTCAAATGCTAGCACATCAAGTGAAAAACAAAACGCATATAATTTACTTATAAATAATATACCATTTATACAATCTGAAACTATTGCATATATGAGTTCGTCTTGGAGTGAGTTTTCATATAATGAAACAACTTGTAAGAGAGATATTTCATATATTGTAAGTGGAGCTGCATATGATATTCTTTATGGTGGAAATGAAGAATCTATAAAGAGTGCAAGATTTTATTACTTATATCCATCCGAAGCTACTACAACTCAATTAGAACCAACATTAACTGCGGTTAAATACGCAAGTGGTGTTGCACAAAATATTTTAAAAGGAAATCAATACATAACATCATCCGCTAATATTAATAATGGATATAATATTATTTTTAATAACAAAGATTTTGTTAGAGCAGAAACCATTGCATATATTTCATCATCTTGGTCTGAATTCGAATATAATGAGGTAAGTTGTTCACGTGATATTGGATATATTTTAGATGCAGTAGGAACTGATTTAAAATATGAAGGTAACGACCGAAGTGTAACTGCTGGACAATTCTACTTTAGATATCCATCGGAGGCAACAACTACTCAGTTAAATCAAACATTAGATGCTATTAGATATGCTAAACGATTAACTGAAAAATTATTAAACAACGATACATTTGTAACGGCATCTAATTCTGTAATTGGGGCTGTTGATTTAATGAGAAAAAATCGTAGTTTAATTCAAACTGAAACTATTACATATATCAATACTCAATATCCTAATTTAGATTATAACCAAGCTAAATGTAGAAGAGATGTTGGATACATTGTTGATAATATTACAACTGATTTATTGTATGGTGGTAATGAAAGAACTGAAACTGCTGGATTATATTATTTCTTATTTCCATCAGTAGCAAATACTACTCAATTAACTGAAACAATAAATGCACTTCAATATGTAAATGCGTTAACCGATAAAATTTTAATATCAGAAATATTACCAACTCCAAAAATTGGATTAAATATTGATAGTAACATAAAAGTTACGGCATTTAATTCGGTAACATCATCTATATCTGCAAGTAATACTGAAGTTACATTAGTATCACAATCATTTGGTATTATTGAGGATATTATTAGATATGGAACTGATTATATACCATCGGCAATAGTTGGTAATTCAAACGATTATATTTGGAATATAAATAATCCAATAAATGTTAGTGGTATAACACAAATTCAATCAACGTTAGCAAACGCAAATACTCAAAGTATTTCTAACAACGTTAATACAATTATTAAAATAATTGAAAGTGGTAGTTCAGTTACAACCGAACAAACAATTGGAACTGATAGAAATGGGGCTCCGATTTCAACGGTTGGTATTCCTAAAAATTCATATGGAAGTAATTTAATAACAACTGTTATTGGAACAACTATTCCTGCTGAAATTCAATTGGTTAAAAATACTGCAGCTGGTATTAAATTTGGTAATGGCTTACAAATCACATCATCTATATCTGCTAGTGCTACTGAAATACAAAAAGTATCATCATCATTTTCAATTGTAACTGATATTATCAAATATGGTATTAGTGGAAGTTTGAGTTTAAGTGGTTCATCTGAATACTCAACTTATTATGAAGTAATTGCATTTGAATCTGCAAATTATTTATTTAATGAAAATCAATTAAATAAATTTGATAACGTATTAACTGCATCTATCGAAGATGGTAGTATAGACCCTACTTTAACATTAAAGAGAGGTGAACTTTATACATTCTCTGTAAATTCACTAAATATTGTAAATGCAACTGAATTAGATTTTAGACCATTTTATATTAAAACTGATATAAAACCAGGTCTTAGAAATCAATATACAAAAGGTGTAACTAATAATGGTGTTACCTTTGGAACTTTAACATTTATTGTACCATTCGATGCACCTGATACTTTATACTATGTAAATGGTAAAGATATTGAAGCAAGTGGAATTATTAATATTGTTGATGAGTTACCAATTTCAGATACGCAAAGATATATTGAAATACCATCATTGGGTGATTTTGAGGTTGTAGCAAATACTATTAATAATATTAAAGTTACTAACATACCACAAATTCAATCAATATATACTGCTTCTATATCAGAATCATTATCAGTAAGTTCATCATTCGCAACTACAATTGATATTTTATTTAATGGTGTGAGTAATTTACCAACTACAATTACAAATGTAAGTGGATTAATTAAGAAACGTGAACTATCACAATATACATCATCATTTGCGGTATCATCGGCATTAAGAAATACTATAAGTTCATCATTTAATATTGTAACTAATATAGTAACAAATGGTACGGGCTCAGTTCCAGCATTAATTGAAAATACTAACGATTTAATTAAAGTAACTTCGGTACCTCAAATAATTGGATTACAATCTGGAAGTATAACTCAGGTTAACAACGTAAGTTCATCTTTTGCTAATATAATTAATATTATTAAAAATGGTACTGGTTCAATTCCGGTTGAAATTAGTAATATAAATGGATTAACTAAGTTTAGTAGCACAGAGCAATTTACAGCCTCTTTAAGCGCTAGTTTAGAAGATGTAACCTTTGTATCCAATTCGATATCAATCGTTTCTACAATCATTACAAATGGCAGTGGTTCGTATATTACGGCTAGTTTATATGGAGCGGCCTCAACCCAACCATCTACATTAGCAGCTTATCAAATTATTAAGCAAAATATTCCATTTATTCAAATAGAAACTTTATCTTACTTATCTTCTTCTTGGAGTACGGCTTCATATAATGAAGCAAGTTGTAGTAGAGATATTGGATTGATTGTAAGTGGAGCAGCTGAGGATTTATTATATAATACTATTTCATCATCAATTGTGAATGGTAAGTATTATTTAGAATACCCATCGGCAGCAGAAACTACTCAAATAAACCAAACATTAGATGGTATTGAGTACGCAAGTAAATTAACACAAAAATTAATTCAAAATATAATTTTTGAAACCGCATCAATGGAGGTTTCGGCATCTTATAATTTGATTAGAAAAAATAGAGAATTTGTTAAGAGTGAAACTATCGCTTACTTATCATCTTCTTGGAGTACATTCGATTATAACGAATCATTATGTAGAAGAGATATCGGACATATAATTGATGCAGTTTCTACGGATTTATTATATGGTGGAAATGAAAGAAGTAACACCGCTGGTGAATTCTATTACAAATATCCATCATCTGCAACTGTTAGTGGTAGTGTATCTCCAACAACCGCAGCACAATTATACCCAACATTGGATGGTATTAATTATGCTAGACGATTAGTTCAAAATATTGTTGTAAATAATCAATTTGCATTAGCACCTGATAGTAGAACAAACGCATATGATTTAATCGTTGAAAATAAATCATTAATTCAATCGGAAGTTGTTTCTTATGTATCATCTTCTTGGAGTGGTGTATTATACAATGATATAAGTTGTTCTCGTGATATTGGATATATTTTAGATGCAGTAGCAACTGATACCTTATATGGTGGAAATGAACGTAGTTCAGTAGCTGGTGAATTCTATTATCTATTCCCATCAAGAGCAACAAATGGTGGTGTTCCATCTGAAAATAATCAATTAGATTCAACTTTAAGTGGTATTAATTACGCTAAAGGAATGGTAAATCAGTTATTACAAAATAATATCTTTGTAACTGCTTCATTACAAACCATTGGTGTAACAAATTTAATAATCGATAACAAACCATTAATTCAAAATGAAGTAATTTCATATATTTCTTCATCTTGGAGTAATTTTCAATATAACGAAGCAAGTTGTAGTAGAGATGTTGGATATATCTTAGATGCAGTAGCAACTGATTTCTACTATGGTGGAAATGAAAGAAGTATTACCGCTGGAACATTCTATTACCTATTCCCATCAGCAGCAACTGTTAGTGGAAGTTCATCCCCAAGCGTTGATGCTCAATTATACCCAACGGTTGATGGTGTAACATACGCACAAAGATTGACTAACAAAATAATTAATAATATAACATTAGTAACTGCTTCATTAGAAAGACAAACTACATATGACTTATTATTAGATAACAAATTATTAATCCAAAACGAAGTAATTTCATTTATGAGTTCTTCTTGGAGTGGATTTGAATATATTGAATCTAAATGTAAGAGAGATGTAGGATATATTGTAGATGCAGTAGCAACCGATGTATTATATGGTGGAAATGAAAGAAGTGTAACTGCTGGTGAGTTTTATTACTTATATCCATCACAAGCTACTTCGGTTCAATCCGACCAAACAATCACCGGTGTAAATCATGCATTTGGTTTGGCTGATAAAATAGTTAGAAATACTTTATTAGTAACCGCAAGTGCTGAAACTATTGCAAATTATGATGTAATATTAGATAATAAAGGATTAATACAAACAAACGTAATTTATTATATAGATTCAGTATATCCATACTTTACTTACAATAGAACTAAGTGTAGAAGAGATGTTGGTTACATTGTAGATGCAATAGCAACCGATTTACTATGGGGTGGTAACGAAAGAAGTATTGTAGCAGCTGATTACTATTATAGATATCCATCTGAAGCTACAACTATTCAGTTAAATGAAACTACTGAAGCAATATCATATGTTAAAACAATTATAAACAAATTAATTCAAAATAATATATTACAAGTACCAACTGTAACTTCAAATACTAATAATAATATTAAATTTACTAATAGTAATCAAATAAGTGGAGCAGGTACATCTAATATTAATGTATTAAACGCATTAAGTTCATCATTTGGATTAGTAATGAATACTATAACAAATGGAACGGGTTCACTCCCAGCCATTTCTCAATATACTGCATCGTTAATAGATTCTGGAACTTTACAAGCATATTCATTAATAAAATCAAATATACCATTTATCCAAAATGAGGTAATTGCATATATTAGTTCTTCTTGGAGTGGATTCGCATACAATGAAGCTAGTTGTAGTAGAGATGTGGGATTAATTGTAAGTGGGGCAATTGAAGATTTACTATTTGGTTCAGTATCAGCATCAGTAGTAAATGCTAAATACTATTTTGAATACCCATCAGCGGCAACTGGTTCACAACTATATCAAACATTAGATGGAATCAAATACGCAGCTAGTTTAAGTAATAAAATAGCACAAAATATTCAATTCGTAACTGCTTCAAACGAAGTATCTGCATCTTGGCATTTATTAAGAGATAATAAGGAGTTTATCCAAAATGAGGTAATCGCTTATGTATCATCTTCTTGGAGTGGTGTTTATTATAATGAAGATAAGTGTAAGAGAGATGTTGGTTATTTAATTGATGCAGCTGCAACTGACCTTTATTATGGTGGAAATGAGAGAAGTGTAACCGCTGGTTCATTCTATTATCTATTCCCATCTGCGGCTACTCAAAATGGAGTTCCTTCAACAACTTCTCAATTGGACCCAACTGTTGATGGTATAATATACGCAAGTGGATTATCACAAAAAGTAATTCAAAATGTAGAATTTGTACAACCATCGGCTTCAGTATTAGTAGGTGCTGATTTATTAATTGGAAATAAAAGATTCATCCAAACTGAAGTAATTCAATATCTTTCATCATCTTGGAGTGAATTTTATTATAATGAAGCAAGTTGTTCTCGTGATATTGGGTATATTATAGATGCAGCTAGAACGGATTTAGTTTATGGTGGAAATGAAAGAAGTATTAAGGCTGGAACGTTTTATTACTATATTCCATCGGAAGCAACAACTAAACAAAAACCACAAACAATTGATGGTATTGATTTTGCTAAGGGAATGGCTGAAAAGGTAATTTTGAAAGAACAATTAGTAAGACCATCATTCCAAACAAAATTATCGGTTGATTTATTAAGGGGAAGTAAAAAAACATTACAATCAATCGCAATATCATATACCGCTGGAGCATTTCCTAACTTTGTTTATAATGAAGAAAAGTGTTATAGAGATACTGGATTTATTGTAGATGCAATAGCAACGGATTTATTATATGGTGGAAATCTAAGAAGTGTTAGAGCAGCATCATCATATTATACTGGGGTATATGGTTCAGCAGCAGTAGTTGTAAACGAACAAAAGAAAGAAACAGCTGAAACTAATAGATATTTAAGAACACAATTCCAAAGAATAGTGAGAAATGCTCCTGTTGAAGAATTTGGTTCTTTGATAATTACTACTGGACATGACTTTTCTTATTCTGGAGCTGGAGTAACTTATAAGGCATTACCTTTTAACCAGGGTGGAGCTGGAGTTGCTGACCCAACGAAAGAAATTACCGAATTGGCTGGAGGTAGAGTTTACTTTACATCTGGTAACGAGCTTGGTGACTTTAAAATTGGTACGGGGCTTATAATTAATCAAGCAACCGGAACATTGCAAGGTAGAACATTCTCTCGTTCATTGTTCTCATTAGTAACACCATTCTCATTAGCATTAGAAGGATAAAAATAAAATTATGGCAGACGTATTTGTACCACTTAACGCATTCAAATCGGTAGTAACGACACTAACCGGTGAAGAAGACCAAGTATACACCACTCCGAGTGGTGTATCTACTATTATACTATCGACTCAAGTTACCAATAATGGTAATCAAACTGAAGAAGTAACAATTAAATTAGCTTCGAATAGAGAAATACCAGTACCACAAGTTGCTGGAATTATCAACACCGGAAGTATGTATAGCGCATCAGCGCTTTTAGAACAAAATTTAACATTTTTGAAAAAAGAAGTAGCAGCTTATACTAACTTCAATAATAACTTAGCAGAAGTTCCATTTGGATTTTCACAATCTAGATATGAAGCATATGTGGATACTGCAGTAAATGCGGTAGTTTATGATATTCAAAATGGGGGTACTATCCGAACAAATAAAGCAGCTTTATCATTTTATAATAAAAATGGTGAAACGTTAGTTCCAACTGGACAGGTAACGGCATCTTACGAAGCAATTAATTATACAGATACATTAGTAAAACAAATTTTAATTAACCAATCCATCACTGGTTCGGTTAATGTGGATAGAATTTATCAAACAATTTTCACCCAATCATTCAATTATGGTTTAATTGCAGAAACTGGGTCACAAGAAATTATTTCTCAACTATTTACTGTTATATCGGATACTATTTATGACCCGGTGAGAGAAACGCAAGAGGCGGTAGAGTTAGTAAGGAACTATCCTATCCCAAAAAGTGATTCATTTTCACCCGTAGTGGCTGGTAAATTAGTATTAGAGCAAGAGTTTGGATTACTATTCTCAGGTTCTACCGATTTGAAAATAGTTTTATCACTTCTTGAAAGTGCAAATGAGTAATAATTAAGTTGAAAAAACATAAATGAGTCAATTATTAAGTGGTAAGGTAAAAGTAACGCTTCCTCAGAATGTTTCTGAAGATAGATATGAGTTTCTTCAACTGAATGAAGCAGAACCTAATTTAGGGGTACCTATTAGTGGTAGTTTATCGAGCGGTTCAGTTGCTTTATTAGCATCTGATGAGTTTGGTAATCGTTTATTTGTAACAAAATTACAATTTCCTGAGTATAGTGGTTCATTTAGTGGTTCATTTCAAGGAGATGGTTCACGATTAACCAATTTACCCTTAGTAAAAGATGCTTCTAGATTAATTTCTGGTTCAGCATCGGCATCAATTTCACCACAAACCGGATTTTTAGTAAATGTATCATCATCTTTTGATGGTGATATGGATATAAATGGTGATGTTAGGGTTACTGGTGACTTATATGTTAATAATAGGATAGTTGCAAGAGAAATATTGGTTCAAATCATATCATCTTCAATTATTTTTTCATCTGGGTCAAACCGATTTGGAAATTCATTAGTAGATTTACAAGAATTCACTGGTTCTGTATCAGTTACAGGTTCATTTGATGTAAATGGTGAGGGTAGATTCAGTAATAACGTTTACATATCAAATACAGCTTCAGCATCCTTCTTTGAGGGTGATGGTAGTAAGTTATTTAACCTTCCTGCGGCAGCAGAATCACCAAGAATCGTTGATGGGGCTGTTACGGCATCCGTTAATGAATCTTATGGGTTTAGATTAGAAGGAACTACAAGAGCAGAGTTCAGTTCTTCACTTTTTGTGAGTGGAAACATAGAAATTGTTAGTGGTTCATCATTTAGTGGTAGTGGTGCTAACTTATTTGATATTCCGAGGGCAGCTTTAACGCCTGACGCTCTTCTGTCGGCATTTATTACATCAGGTTCGGTCACCGCATCGGTTAATCCAAATTATGGGTTTCGATTAGAAGGTACCAATAGAGCAGAATTTAGTTCTTCACTATTTGTAGCTGGTAATGTAACCGCATCGATGTTTACTGGTAGTGGTGCTGGTTTATTCGATATTCCAAGGGCAGCATTAACACCGGATGCATTGGTTTCTCCATTAATTGGTAGTGGAAGTGTAACGGCATCGGTTAATCCAAATTATGGATTTAGATTAGAGGGTACCAATAGAGCAGAGTTTAGCTCATCGGTATATGTAGATGGTAATGTAACTGCATCAATGTTTAGTGGTAGTGGTGCTGGTTTATTTAATATTCCGAGAGCAGCTTTAACGCCTGATGCACTTGTATCACCATTAATTAGTAGTGGAAGTGTAACCGCATCGGTTGACCCTAAGTCTGGATTTGTTGTAACTTCAATCGAAAGCGGTTCACAATTTACAGGTTCATTATTTGTAAGTGGTGGTATTTCTATAAATAGTGGTTCAATTTTTAGTGGTAGTGGTGCTGGTTTATTTAATATTCCGAGAGCAGCATTAACACCTGATGCATTATTGAGTACATTTATATCATCGGGTTCAGTAACAGCGTCTGTTTCTCCAAACTTTGGATTCAGAGTTGAATCACAACAAAGTGGTTCTGAGTTTACAGGTTCAGTTGATGTTAGTGGAAACGTATCCGCATCAATGTTTAGTGGTAGTGGTGCTGGTTTATTTGATATTCCTAGGGCAGCATTAACACCGGATGCATTATTATCAAATTTAATAACAAGTGGAAGTGTAACGGCATCCGTTGACCCTAAAGCTGGATTTGTAGTAACTTCAATCCAAAGTGGTTCACAATTTAGTGGTTCAGTTAGATTTAGAGATAATCTTATAGTAGCTGGTAATGTAACCGCATCGATGTTTACTGGTAGTGGTGCTGGTTTATTCAATATACCAAGAGCAGCATTAACACCGGATGCACAATTATCAAATATAATAGCAAGTGGTTCAGTTACCGCATCGGTAACTCCACAAAATGGATTTCAAGTAATTTCAGTTGCAAGTGGTTCGGAATTTACAGGTTCGGTTAGACTTAGAGATAACCTTAATGTAAGGGGAACTGTAACTGCATCAATGTTTAGTGGTAGTGGTGCTGGTTTATTTAATATTCCATTATCTGCATTAGCTGAACAAGTAGCTCAAGCTACTAGGATAGCAACCGGTTCAGTAACGGCTTCTGTTGGAAGTAATTTTGGATTTAAAGTAGAATCTGCACAATTTGGTTCTGAATTTACTGGTTCAATTGATGTAAGTGGTAGTGTAACTCTTAAATCTGGTTCATTTTACTCTGGTAGTGGTGAGGGATTATTTAATATTCCATTATCAGCATTATCTGAAGAGGTAATTAATAGAAATTTCATAGCAGATGGGCAAGTAACTGCATCTGTTGATAATATAAATGGATTTGTAGTAACATCACCATTAAGTGGTTCTACATTTAAAGGTTCAGTTTATGTTACTGGGTCTGTAAATGTAAGTGGTTCATTATTTGTAAGTGGTGGTGGTATTATTCAAGCATTAACTGGTTCATTCTTTAGTGGTAGTGGGCAGGGGTTATTAAACATACCTCGTTCGGCATTAACTGAAGATGCACTTATTTCAACTGAAATAAAATCAGGTTCAGTAACGGCATCGGTATCTCCTAATATTGGATTTGTAGTAAATTCGGCTCAAAGTGGTTCGGAATTTACTGGTTCAATAGATGTATCTGGTTCGGTATCAGCATCTTTATTTAGAGGTGATGGTAGTGGATTAACAAATATAACTATACCTGTAATTACCGATGGTAATGTAACTGCCTCAGTTGATGATTCTAATGGATTTATAGTTACATCTCAGGCATATGGTTCACAATTTACTGGTTCTGTTAGAGTTAATACATTTGTAACTGCATCTGAATTTAGAGGTAATTTTGCAGGAGATGGTTCTCAAATTACTAATATTCAAATATCTATTATCCAAGATGGTGAAATAACTGCATCTGTTTCAAATGAGAATGGTTTTGTAGTTGATTCTTTCAAAAGTGGTTCAACTTTCTATGGTAATATAATAGCAAATAATGGTATTGTATCTAATGATGATATCATAGCAAATGGAAACATACAAGCTAATATTGGTTCATTCTTTAGTGGTAGTGGAGCTGGATTAACTAATATTCCTTTATCTGCATTTGCTGAAGAGGTAATTGCATCAACTCGTATCCAAAGTGGGTCTGTTACTGCATCAGTATCTCCTAATTTTGGATTCAAAGTAGAATCATTGGATAGTGGTTCACAATTTACTGGTTCTGTTAAAGTATTAGGGCAAGTAAAAATTCTATCTGGTAGTGGATACTTTAGTGGTAGTGGTGAGGGGTTAACAAATATCCCCCGTTCAGCATTAACTGAAGATGCGTTACTTTCATCATTCATTGTAAGTGGAAGTGTAACTGCATCGGTAGCACCAAATACTGGGTTTGTTGTTATATCATATCAAAGTGGTTCAACTTTCTTTGGTGATATTCAATTAGCAACTGGTTCTTTCTCTGGTAGTGGTGCAAGATTATTTGATATACCAAAATCAGCAATTTCTGATTTAGATACTTCTAAAATATTTAGTGGTTCGGTTACCGCATCAACTCACCCTCAAAATGGATTTATTGTAACATCAGTTGTAAGTGGTTCAACTTTCTTTGGTGATGTTCAATTGGTAACTGGTTCTTTCTCTGGTAGTGGTGCAAAATTATTTAACATACCAAGAACAGCACTAACACCTGATGCACTTATTAGTACAACTATTACATCTGGTTCAGTTACCGCATCAGTAGCACCAAATACTGGATTTGTTGTAACATCAATTGAAAGTGGTTCAAAATTCTTTGGTAATATAGAATTAGTAACTGGTTCATTTAGTGGTAGTGGTAGAAATTTATTCGATATTCCTTTTTCTAATTTAACTGGAGATTCAAATAGAATTGCTAGTGGTTCTGCTACTGCATCTATTTCACCAAATTTAGGATTAGTTGTTAATACATCCGCATCTATTGATGGTGATTTAAATGTAGCTGGGGCAATCAACGCAACAGAAATAAATGTAACGTTTATAAATTCGGAAGTAATTTATTCTTCTGGTTCAAATATATTTGGTGATTCATTGACAGATATACAACAAATGACTGGTTCGGTTAAAATAACTGGTTCTTTGACTGTTGATGGTGTAATCACTGGTGATGGTAGTGGATTATTTAATATCCCACAATCAGCACTTACTGAAGCAGCAACATTAATTGCTAGTGGAAGTGTAACGGCATCGGTTAACCCTAATAACGGATTTGTTGTAACTTCAATCGAAAGTGGTTCTACATTTAGTGGTTCACTTTTTGTAAGTGGTGGTGTTTCTATAAATAGTGGTTCAACATTTAGTGGTAGTGGAGCTGATTTATTCAATATCCCAATATCAGCATTTTCACCTGATGCACAAGATGCAATTAATTCACTATTGGCAATCCAAAGTGGAATATTGGCTAGTGGTAGTGTAACGGCATCAGTTTCGAATGAGTTTGGATTTAAAGTAGAATCAATTGATAGTGGTTCACAATTTACAGGTTCATTATTTGTAAGTGGTGGAGTAGAATTAAGTAGTGGTTCATCGTTTAGTGGTAGTGGTGCTAGATTGTTCGATATACCAAGAGCAGCATTAACGCCTGATGCACTTTTATCAAACTTAATCGCAAGTGGTTCAGTTACCGCATCAGTAACACCTGATAACGGATTTGTTGTAACTTCAATCGAAAGTGGTTCTACATTTAGTGGTTCACTTTTTGTAAGTGGTAATATTGAGGTTGTTAGTGGTTCATCATTTAGTGGTAGTGGTGAAAACTTATTTAATATCCCACTAACCGCACTTTCTACTGAAGCAATTGAAGCACTTATTTCAACTGAAATTAAAAGTGGTAGTGTAACCGCATCAGTAACACCTGATTTTGGATTTGTAGTAGTATCAGCTGAAAGTGGTTCTGAATTTACTGGTTCAGTTGATGTAAGTGGAAGTTTATATGTAACCCAAACTATAAGTTCAAGTATTGTAAAAGCAAATGAATTATCTGGTTCATTCTCTGGTTCATTCTTTGGAGATGGTGGTGGATTAACTAATATTTCACTTGCTAACTTATCATTTGATGTATATCGTTTAGTGAGTGGTTCAGTTACGGCATCCGTAACACCAACTGAAGGATTCAAAGTTGAATCTTTGGATAGTGGTTCTAAATTTACTGGTTCAATTGATGTATCTGGTTCAATAACTATTGATGGTATTTATACTGGAGATGGTAGTGGATTGACAAATATTGATATTGCTAATTTGGCAATTGATACTTCTAGAATTTACACTGGTTCCGTTACTGCTTCGGTATCTACTGATGGCCACTTTAGAGTTTTAGATGGTACTACATTAAGAGCAATTAAATCCGAATTTAGTGGTTCAGTTTATGTATCTGAATCAATATATGTAAACAAATTTATATTTGGTGATGGTACTTTTATCACAAACGTAACCGCTGCAGCATCTCCAAGAATTTCATCTGGTTCAGTAACGGCTTCAGTTTCACCTAATTTTGGATTTAAAGTAGAATCCGCACGAAGTGGTTCTGAGTTTACGGGTTCAGTTGATATTAGTGGTTCAATATCGGCATCTTTATTTAGTGGTGATGGTAGTGGGTTATTCAATATTCCATTAGAAGCACTTGAAGATTTACAATTAGTAAAAATTAACTCTGGCTCTGGTATAGCAATTATTGACCCATTAAAATTAGATGTAAACGTTCCAATAACAGCATCTCGATTTGATGGAGATGGTAGTGGATTATTTAACATTCCTGCAAACGCATTACAAGACCTTCAATTAGATAGAATTATATCTGGTTCAACTCAGGCGGTAATTTCACCTGATAAAGGATTTGAGGTTGGTACAAAAACATCTATATCTGGTTCACTTAGTGTAAGTGGTGGATTATTTGTAACTGGTGGAAGTGTTATTTTATCTTCTGGTTCATCATTTGTTGGAGATGGTAGTGGATTGACTAACATCAATATAGCTAACTTATCATTTGAAACTTCACTTTTACAAAGTGGTTCATTTACAACGGTACTTTCACCAAACTTTGGATTAGTTGTTAACGCATCCGCATCAGTTAGTGGAAACTTAAGTGTTGAAAAAAATATATACGCACCTGTAATTTATGGTGGACAAATTACCGGTTCATTCTATGGTGGATACTATGGAGAGGGTGATGCTGAAGATAGAGATATTCTTATCTATGATGCGGCCCGTTCTAAATATGTACCTGTACCTGAGAGTACACCAACAACCGCAGAACCATTTACAAATGTAACTGAAGTAACGGTTGTACACAACTTTGATGTTGATTATCCAATCGTACAAGTTTATGAAGCTGGTACAAATGGAATGATTATACCTCAAGCTATCATACCATTGGACAGTGATAGAGTTAGAGTAGTATTTAGTGGTTTAACTTCTGGAGTTGTAGTAGTTGGTAGTGGTGGTTCAAAAATAAGTGGAGCAATTAGTGGTAACAACGTAATTGGAATTGTACCATCAGCGTCTAGAGCAATTTCAGCAGAAACTGCTGATACTGCATTAAATGTAGCTGGTATTGATTCGGCATCTCTTGCATTATTAAACGATTTACAAAACTTTGTAAGAAACGAACAAACATCATCTATGACGGTGTTGAGTTCATCTTTCGCTCTTACTGCATCTTACGCATTAAATGCTGGTGAAGCTGGTAGTGGTGGAACTGATTTATTCATTTACTATACAAGTTCGTTAGTACAAACTGAAACTGGAAAAATTAACTTTACTGGTTCTGGTGTAAGTGTAATTGATTCTGGTTCTGATGGTATATTAGTAACTATCTTAGGTGGCGGTGGTACTGGTGATGGTGATTTACTATCATCTCAAACCGCATCAATGTATGTGTTCTCATCATCATTTGCATCAATAGCCGAATACGCATTAAACGCAGTTGGTGGTGGAAGTGGTACTGGTTTCCCATTTGAAGGTTATGCTGCACTAACGGGAAGTTTAAATGTATCGGGTAGTTTAATTGTAACTGGTAGTACATTCATACAAAATTTACCATTAGGTTCAACAAATTTAGTGGTTACCTATAACCCAACAACTGGAAGATTAGAACAACAATCAATCGATGCAGCTGTTGGTACGAGTGGAGTAGATGGTACATCTGGAACTGGTGGTACATCTGGAACTGGTGGTACATCTGGAACAAGCGGAACGAGTGGAACGAGTGGAAGTAGTGGAACTTCTGGTACGAGTGGAACATCAGGTACATCTGGAACATCAGGTACATCTGGAACAAATGGTACGTCTGGTTCATCTGGGACAAGTGGAACAAGTGGAACATCTGGAACGTCTGGTACTTCAGCAACATCTGGAACATCTGGAACGTCTGGTACTTCTGGAAGTAGTGGAAGTAGTGGTTCATCTGGAACAAGTGGGACAAGTGGAACATCTGGAACGTCTGGTACTTCAGCAACATCTGGAAGTAGTGGAACATCTGGTTCTTCTGGAAGTAGTGGTTCTTCTGGAACATCTGGTTCAAGTGGTTCTTCTGGAACATCTGGTTCAAGTGGTTCAAGTGGTAGTAGTGGTTCATCTGGAACATCTGGTTCAAGCGGAAGTAGTGGTTCAAGCGGAAGTAGTGGAAGTAGTGGAACCTCTGGTTCATCAGGTTCGTCTGGTTCATCTGGAACAAGCGGAACGAGTGGAAGTAGTGGAAGTAGTGGTTCTTCAGGAACATCAGGTTCGTCTGGAACCTCTGGTTCATCAGGTTCATCTGGAACAAGTGGTTCAAGTGGAAGTAGTGGTACGAGTGGAACGTCTGGTTCAAGTGGTACTACTGGTACATCTGGTTCTTCGGGAACATCGGGCACTTCTGGTTCTTCTGGAACATCTGGTAGAGAAGGTGGTAGACTTTTCGAAGTAATTAATGATGGATTCAATTATGCATTTGATGGATATGATGATGCTACATTCCCAACCTTAACATTAGTAAGAGGTGAATTATTTTACTTTGATGTAAGTGGAGTTTCAGCATCACACCCATTTGCATTAAGATTATCAAGCGGTAATACTTCAGTTGTAGATGGTACAATAAATAATGACCCATTAAATGGATTAGCTGGAACAACTGATTTAATAGCATATAGAGTACCTGAAGATGCACCAAACAATATTGTTTATCAATGTGCAGTTCATTCATCAATGATTGGAATTATTGAAATTGTTGATAAAAACGGAACTTCTGGTACATCTGGTACTTCTGGTAGTAGTGGAACATCTGGTACGAGTGGAACTTCAGGTTCTTCTGGGACAAGTGGAACCTCTGGTTCTTCTGGAACAAGTGGAAGTAGTGGTACTTCTGGTACCTCTGGAACGAGTGGTAGTAGTGGAACTTCTGGTTCAAGTGGTAGTAGTGGTTCAAGTGGAAGTAGTGGAAGTAGTGGAACATCGGGTTCATCAGGAAGTAGTGGAAGTAGTGGGACATCGGGTTCTTCTGGTTCATCTGGTTCATCTGGTTCGTCTGGAACGAGTGGAACGAGTGGAAGTAGTGGTTCTTCTGGTACGAGTGGTACGAGCGGTGAAAGTGGTTCATCTGGAACTTCTGGTTCAAGCGGGACAAGTGGAGTTGATGGTACTTCTGGTTCAAGTGGAACAAGCGGATTAGATGGAACATCGGGTACATCTGGTACATCGGGAACTTCTGGCACTTCTGGTACATCTGGGACAAGTGGTACATCGGGAACTTCTGGAACTTCTGGAACTAGTGGTGAGAATGGTTCATCTGGAACATCTGGTTCTTCTGGAACATCGGGAACGAGTGGAACATCAGGTACATCTGGAACAAGTGCAACATCTGGAACCTCTGGTACAAACGGAACGAGTGGAAGTAGTGGTACTTCTGGTTCATCTGGTTCAACCGGTACTGATGGTACATCGGGAAGTAGTGGTTCTTCTGGGACAAGTGGTACGAGTGGTTCAAATGGAACAAGCGGAAGTAGTGGAACATCTGGAACAAGTGGTTCAACGGGAACGGATGGGACAAGTGGTTCTTCTGGAACAAGTGGTACGAGTGGTTCGAATGGTACATCAGGAAGTAGTGGTACTTCTGGTTCTTCTGGTTCAACTGGTAGTAGTGGAACTTCTGGTACTTCTGGTTCTTCTGGGACAAGTGGGACAAGTGGTTCGAATGGAACGAGTGGAAGTAGTGGAACTTCTGGTTCAAGTGGTTCAACGGGAACGGATGGTACATCTGGTTCATCTGGTTCATCTGGAACAAGTGGAGTTGATGGAACGAGTGGAAGTAGTGGAACTTCTGGTTCAACTGGAACGGATGGTACATCTGGTTCATATGGTACATCTGGAACAAGTGGTTTATCTGGTTCAAATGGTACATCTGGAACTTCAGGTTTAAATGGAACTTCAGGTTCGTCTGGTACAAGTGGTTCATCTGGTTCATCTGGTACTAATGGTACGTCTGGTTCATCGGGAATTAGTGGAACTTCTGGGACAAGTGGAAGTAGTGGAAGTAGTGGTACATCTGGTTCAAGTGGTACATCTGGAACATCTGGAACCGCAGGTACATCTGGTTTAGATGGAACTTTATTTGGAAGTAGTGGTACTTCGGGTTCTTCTGGTTCAACTGGAACATCGGGAAGTAGTGGAACTTCTGGAACAAGTGGAGTTGATGGAACATTCTTCGGTTCTTCTGGTTCATCGGGTACTTCTGGTACAAGTGGAAGTAGTGGAACAAGTGGTTTGAGTGGTTCAAGCGGTACATCTGGAACTTCTGGAACAAGCGGACAAGATGGAACATTCTTTGGTTCATCTGGAACCTCTGGAACATCTGGTGTTGGTACTAATGGTACATCCGGTTCAAGTGGTACATCTGGAACTTCTGGAACAAGCGGACAAGATGGAACATTCTTTGGAAGTAATGGAACTGCTGGTACATCTGGTACATCTGGTTCATCTGGAACAAGCGGAAGTAGTGGAACTGCTGGTACGTCTGGAACAAGCGGACAAGATGGAACTTTATTTGGAAGTAGTGGTACATCTGGTACATCAGGTCAAAGTGGTTCATCAGGTACTTCTGGTTTAGGTACAAACGGAACCTCTGGAACAAGCGGACAAGATGGAACTTTATTTGGAAGTAGTGGAACATCTGGAACAAGTGGTCAAAGTGGTTCATCAGGTACTTCTGGTTTAGGTACAAACGGAACCTCTGGGACTAGTGGACAAGATGGAACTTTATTTGGAAGTAGTGGAACATCTGGGACAAGTGGTGAAAGTGGTTCATCTGGTACAAGTGGTATTGGGACAAATGGAACATCAGGTACTTCTGGACAAGATGGAACTTTATTCGGTTCGTCTGGAACATCTGGTACAAGTGGTGAAAGTGGTTCATCAGGAACATCTGGGTTAGGTACAAATGGTACTTCTGGAACAAGTGGACAGGATGGTACGTTATTCGGTTCATCTGGTACATCTGGAACATCAGGTGAAAGTGGTTCATCTGGTACTTCTGGGTTAGGTACAAATGGAACATCAGGTACTTCTGGGCAAGATGGAACTTTATTCGGTTCATCTGGAACATCTGGTACATCAGGTGAAAGTGGTTCGTCTGGAACATCTGGTGTTGGAACTAATGGAACATCGGGTACTTCTGGACAAGATGGAACTTTATTTGGTTCGTCTGGTACAAGCGGAACATCAGGTGAAAGTGGTTCTTCTGGAACATCTGGAGTTGGTACGAATGGAACATCAGGTACTTCTGGACAAGATGGAACATTATTTGGTTCATCAGGTACTTCTGGTACAAGTGGTGAAAGTGGCTCATCTGGTACTTCTGGTATAACGGGCACCGCTGGTACTTCGGGAACATCTGGACAGGATGGAACTTTATTTGGTTCTTCTGGAACATCGGGAACATCTGGTATTGGTACTGATGGTACATCTGGTATAACGGGTACTGCTGGAACATCTGGGACAAGTGGACAAGATGGAACTTTATTTGGAAGTAGTGGTTCTTCTGGAACAAGCGGAGTAAGTGGAAGTAATGGAACATCTGGCATTGGAACAAATGGTTCATCTGGAACAAGTGGACAAGATGGAACTTTATTCGGAAGTAGTGGTACTTCTGGTACATCTGGATTAGGTACTAATGGTACATCTGGATTAGGTACTAATGGTACTTCTGGAACATCTGGGCAGGATGGAACTTTATTTGGTTCATCCGGTACATCTGGTACATCGGGTTCATCTGGATTGGGTACAAATGGTTCATCTGGAACCGCAGGTACATCTGGTTTAGATGGAACTTTATTTGGAAGTAGTGGTTCATCTGGAACATCTGGAATGGCTGGTTCAAGTGGTTCAAGTGGTTTAAGTGGTACATCTGGTATTACTGGTGATGGTGGTTCATCTGGTACATCTGGTTCATCTGGGATATCGGCTACAATTACTGGAACTACTAATAACGGAGTTCTTACACTAAATGGGTCATCACCCAATATTACAGCTGAAAGTGGACTTACTTATGATGGTACTTTATTAGATGTAACGGGTAACGCAACTATATCAGGTAATATAACTGGAAATAATGTAACTGCAAATACATCAGTTTATACACCTAACTTTAGAGAATTATTTTCTAATTTAGGTACGGGTGGAAGTGTAACAATTAATTTAACAACTGCAAATAATTTTAGATATACGGCTAATGCAAATGTTACTTACACATTCTCAAACCCACCATCATCTCCTCAGGGATTTGGATTTACGTTGGTTTATGTGAATGGTGGTAACTTTACAACAACATGGCCGGCATCAGTAGATTGGGCTGGTGGTATAGCACCTGCGTTAACTGCAAATGGAACTGATATTTTAGTATTCTATACTTATGATGGTGGAACAACATATTATGGATTCTTATCCGCAGCAAATTTAAGTTAAGAAAGTTATGAGTATAGCAAGAAGATTAGTAACAGCAGCCGGTGGTAGTGAGGTACTACCATTTCAATTCCAACTAACAGTTGGTGCTGGGCAATTATTTGAATTACCTTTAGTAACTGTTGGTGGTACTCAACCAAAAGTTCAAGTAGGATGGGGTGATGGTAATTCATCACCTATTATAGAAAGTGTAACTGATATTAATAGATTTCATACATATGCAACCGCTGGTACATATACGGTATCTGTAATTGGTTCACTACCTGGATTTAGGGTTGATAATAGTACATATAGAGTATTATATACTGCGATACTTGATTGGGGAAATGTTGGATTAAGAAGTATTAACTTTTATGGATGTACAAATATAACATCAATACCTGGTGGTGCAATTGGTTTAAGTAGAATAACTCAATTTAACAATACATTTAGGGGTACTGGTATAACATCAATCCCATCTGATTTATTTAGTTATTCTCCAATAGTATTGGATTTTATAGATACATTTTCATTTACAAGAATAACATCAGTTCCAAACAATTTATTTGATGAATGTACTTTAGTAACATCATTTAACTCAACTTTTAACGCATGTACATCATTAGTGAGTGTACCAAATGAATTATTCAGATATAATACACAAGTAATTAACTTTTCATCTACATTTAGAAATAATAGAGCGTTAACAAATATACCAACATTTTCATATAATCCAAATGTTACGGTATTTACGAATATATTTAATATGAGTTCCATAACCAATGGTTCAGCTAGTTGGGGAACTGTTGAAGCACTTTGGTCTAGGTCACCTGAACCATTAGGTACAAACGCATTTAACAATTGTACTGGAATTACAAATTACGCATCAATACCTGTAAATTGGAAATAATAAAGATATGTATTTAAAATTAGAAAACGGAAATATAAGATATCCTTACACAATTAGTGAACTTAAATTGGAAAATCCAAATACAAGTTTCCCTGCGGTGTTAACTAATGAGGTATTAGAATCATTTGATGTATATTATGTAGAAGCTACTGAATATACTGATGATTATACAAAAAACATAGAGGAAGGTACTCCAATCCTATCCGATTCATCATATATTCAAGTTTGGAATATAACCGATGCAACTGAATCAGAAATTTCAGTAAAACTTGAAGAAAAATGGGTAGAAATTAGAATTATGAGAGATGCTTTATTAGCACAATCAGATTGGACCCAATTTCAAGACTCACCTATAAGTGGTACTACTTTAGTTGAGTGGCAAACATATAGACAATCTTTAAGAGATGTAACATCTCAACAAAATCCATATAATTTAAGCTGGCCGGCTAAACCAATGTAGTAAAAGAAATTTGTTTATATTTATACCTATAAAGAATGGAATAAATAGCAAATGAGAATAGATGCACCAAGTTTTTCGGGCTCAATTAACCAAGCACCTTCCGCATATGCAACCCTAAGTGGTTCATTTACTGGAAGTTTTACTGGTTCCTTTAAGGGAGATATTGAAGTAACAACTGCTGAATTTACTAACCTAAGTGTAAAAGATAGTTTACGATTAGGGTATGATAAAGGTAATACTACTCAATATGTATTGGTATCAAGTGGCTCTATTGCGGTTTCTGGTTCGATAGATTTACAAGGCGGTTCATTTAATGTGGATGGTGTAAATGTATTGGATTCAGCGATAGCATTTGCGATTGCATTGGGATAAAAAAATAAAATATGGCAAATACATTTAAAAATAGTGTTAAAGGACCAGCCGGAACGGGTGGTTTAAGTGTTTATACGACTCCATCCAATGCTGTTGCAACGGTAATTGGGGTTAGTGTAGCAAATATTGTTGCTCAAAACATCAACGTTGATGTTCAGATAACTGATAACTCAGCTGGGGTAACAAAATATTTAATTAAAGGAGTATTAATTCCACAAGGTTCATCAACTATTTTAGTAGGTGGTGACCAAAAAGTAGTATTAGAAGCAAATGACTCTATTACTGTAACATCATCGGTGAACACATCAGCTGATGTTGTAGTATCAGTATTAGAAATTACATAAATATAAAGATTAATGAAGTACGCAGGTAAGAATCCAAATGGTATTAATCAGGTCAGTCAAAGTTTACTATCGGTTGATGTAAACGGAGTACAGCAATTAACGGTATCAACGGCATCGTTAGATATCAACACTAAATTATCAGTTACTAATGGTGTTTTGGCATCATCATATACTGGTTCTGCTTTTAGTGGTAGTAAATTTGTTGGTTCTCAATTTTCCGGCTCATTCTCTGGTTCATTTAGTGGTGATGGTTCAAATTTAACCAAAATTCCATTTGAAGGATTAACCGCAGATGCACAATCTAAAATTCAAAGTGGAGATGGGACAGCTAGAATATCAAATAATAAACTTTCTATAAATGTTAATACTGATATAACCGGTTCTTTATTAACTACTGGAACGGTATCGGCATCTTTCTTAGCTGGAGATGGTTCAAACATAACAAATATATCAGCGGCATCGATTGGTGATATTAATCGATTAAAATCAGGTTCAGCAACCGCAACCATTTCTCCTAATAAAGGATTAGAAGTAAATGTAGGAATCGTAACTGAAAAATATTTAGGAGTTAGTGGTTCTGCTCAAATAGCTGGTAATTTAAATGTAGATGGTACAACAACTTTAAAAAGTTTAAATGTAGCAGGTACAATTACCGCAACTGAATTAAAAACAACATACATATCTTCATCAATAATATTTTCATCTGGTTCCAATAAATTTGGTGACCAATCTTCGGATACGCATGAATTTACTGGTTCGTTAAGAGTTAAAGATACAATACAAATACCATCATATACATCAAACCCAGTATCTGGTAAAGTTGGTGAAATATATTATAACACTTCAGATACTAACATATATCGTTGGACTGGATTGATATGGGAACCTGCGGCTGGTACGGCTGGTACATCAGGTACGAGTGGTACTTCAGGTACTTCAGGTACGTCTGGGACAAGTGGTACTTCTGGGACAAGTGGTAGTAGTGGTTCTTCTGGAGCTAGTGGTTCAAGTGGAAGTAGTGGTTCAAGTGGAAGTAGTGGAACATCTGGGACAAGTGGAACATCTGGTAGTGGTGGAACATCTGGTAGTGGTGGTTCATCTGGTACAAGCGGAAGTAGTGGTACGAGAGGAACTAGTGGTTCATCTGGAACTTCTGGGACATCTGGTACAAGCGGAAGTAGTGGAAGTAGTGGAAGTAGCGGTACATCTGGAACTTCTGGAACAAGTGGAACTTCAGGTTCATCTGGTTCAAGTGGATTCGGTTCAAGCGGAACATCTGGAAGTGGTGGAACATCTGGTACAAGTGGTACACGTGGTACCTCTGGTTCTTCTGGAACCTCTGGTTCATCTGGAACATCGGGTTCTTCTGGAATAAGTGGTTCGTCTGGAACATCAGCAACAAGCGGAAGTGGTGGTACATCCGCAACAAGCGGAAGTAGTGGTTCAAGTGGAAGTAGTGGAACATCTGGTTCATCTGGTTCATCGGGAACGAGTGGTACTTCTGGAACAAGAGGAACTTCGGGAACTTCAGGAACTTCTGGGACTAGTGGGATATCTGGTTCGTCTGGTTCTTCTGGTTCTTCTGGAACATCTGGAACATCTGGAATATCTGGTTCAAGTGGTAGTAGTGGTTCAAGTGGAAGCTCGGGAACTTCTGGAACAAGTGGTACTCGTGGTACTTCTGGAACGAGTGGTATAGATGGAGTTGTTGGAGATGGTGGTACATCAGGTTCGTCTGGGAGTAGCGGTAGTAGCGGAACCTCTGGAAGTAGTGGTTCTTCTGGAACCTCTGGAACTAGCGGTTCATCAGGTACAAATTCAACGGCTGGTACGGGTGGAACGTCTGGTTCATCTGGAAGTAGTGGTTCATCTGGTACAAGTGGAACGAGTGGAACTTCAGGTTCTTCTGGGACAAGTGGAAGTAGTGGTTCTTCTGGAACATCTGGTTCTTCTGGAAGTAGTGGAACATCTGGAACATCTGGAACGAGTGGAATAAATGGATTAATAGGAAGTAGTGGTACAGGTGGAACTGCTGGAACTGGTGGTACATCTGGAAGTAGTGGTTCGTCTGGAACATCTGGCACAAGCGGAACTTCTGGAACATCTGGTACAAGCGGAACTTCTGGAACAAGAGGTACTGCTGGTAGTGGTGGTTCAAGTGGTTCTTCTGGAAGTAGTGGAACATCTGGAACGAGTGGAACATCTGGTTCTTCTGGAAGTAGTGGAACTTCTGGGACAAGTGGAAGTAGTGGAACTTCTGGGACAAGTGGAAGTAGTGGAACTTCTGGAACAAGGGGTACTGCTGGTAGTGGTGGTTCATCTGGGACTAGTGGAAGTAGTGGAACATCTGGAAGTAGTGGAACTTCTGGTTCGTCTGGTTCAAGTGGAACTTCTGGAACGAGTGGAACTTCTGGAACGAGTGGAACATCTGGTAGTAGTGGAACATCTGGTTCATCTGGTGTATTAGCATTAACTGGTACAACTGATAATGGTGTAATCACATTAAACGGAACTGCACCAAACGCAACCGTTGAAAGTAATTTAAGATTCGATGGTACTACATTAGCAGTAACTGGTAACGCTACAATTAGTGGTGACCTTACTGTAAGTGGTACAACAACATATATTAATACAACAACTCTTAATGTAGGTGATAATATCATTACATTAAATGCAGATATTGGAGCAGCAACTGCACCAACTGAAAATGCTGGTATAGAAGTTAAGAGAGGAAACGCAGCAACAAAACAATTTTATTGGAACGAATCAACTGATAGATGGTACGCTGATTCTGATTTACAATCTGCTGGTAATTTATATGGTACTCAAATAGATACTGGGCAAGGATTAACTGAAGTTCATTTGATGAACCAAAACGTTCGTACATCTGATACTATAACATTTGCTAGACTAAATCTTACAACAACAGGTAATGATTATTATTTTGCAGCAAATGGATTGACAATGACAAGTATCTCAACTGGTGAAACCATTTGGAGAAACTTATCATCTTTACGTTTTACTGATAATAATGATTGGGATTATAATAGTTGGGCAGGATTAAAATTCATAAACGCATCTAAGAGAATTGTATTGGGTGTAGGGGGTAATGTTTTTACAGCAAACTCAGCACAAACTGGTAACTTATTGTTGGATAGAATTGATACAATGTATTTATTCGATACAACTTATTATTTAAACACCGGTACTTCAAACTTAAACTCATTAACATTAGCTGGTAATTTAGTAGCAGCTCAAGTTAATACTGGGCAAGGATTAACCGAAGTTCATTTGATGAACCAAAATGTTAGAACTACTGATAGTGTAACTTTTGCAAATATAACTGGTAATACAATTTATGTAGGTGGTGGCACTACATATTTTATTAATAATGATATATCTCGATTAAATTATATAAATGCTAATGCTTTCGCACAAGAGCAAGGTAGTGTATTAAAAATAACATATCCAAATGGAGGTACATTAAATAATAGTACATCATCCGTAACTGGAGCAATAAAGATACGACTTCCTCAATCGTGGACAAACACTATGATGGAGTTAAAAGTTCGTATTTACAATTATAGTGGAGATACTTATTGGGAATACTCAATGGGTGGATATAATTATTCACCATCAACATCTTGGATTAATACAAATGCAAGTGTTGCTGGGGCAGCTGGGGCACCTGCATATACTGTTAGATTTGCACATGATGGTACTTATTGTACAATATTCATCGGTGAATTAGCAACAACTTGGTCATACCCTAAAATAGTTGTTACTGAGTTTATTGGTGGACATTCAAACTTCGCTGTATCTCAATGGGATGGTGATTGGGCTCTATCATTTGAAACAACATCATTTGGTACTGTAACATCCACTAAAACTCCAACATTAAGAACTGGTAATTTTATAGCAGATGGTACAATAAGTGGTACATCGATAGATACTGGACAAGGTTCAACTGAAGTTCATTTAATGAACCAAAACATTCGTACAACGGATGATGTTACTTTTTCTACGATAAGAGGTACTAATTTTAGAGCATCAAACGCGTATTACTTAGGTGAAAATAATTTTTATCTTAATTTAACAAATGGTGGTTGGTATTCTAATGTAAGGATTGCATCTGAAGTAGATATGAGGGCACCTATATTCTATGATACGGATAATACTGCATATTATACAAATCCTGCTGGACTTTCTGTACTTAGCCATATCCAATTAGTAAATAACTGGGCTAACACTACTCCTAATGATGGTGCAATAAATATTAGAGGACAGTATCCATCTATGACATTTAGAAATACTATATCCAATAATATGTGGTTAAGACATATGGATGGTAGTGGTGATATACAACATTATTTTGCATCTGGCGTTGATAGTACTTCTTGGAGTATAAGACACTCAATGTTTACAAATGGTAGATTCTTCTCAGCTGAAAGCATGAGAACACCAATATTTTATGATTCAGATAATACCGCATACTATTTAGATGCAGCTAGTACTTCAAATATAAATGAAATAGTATCAGTAAGAGGGCAGTTTAGAAAAGCACAAACAAACAACAATTATACTACCGCTGCTTTATGGACTGAATCATATAGCACTACAACCACTGGTATTGCTTTTCACATTAGTGGTGTTGTTGGTAAGTATTTGGAAATGCGTACTGATGGTATTCTTTATTGGGAAAATGAAAAAGTTTGGACAGGTAGTACAGATGGTGCTGGTTCTGGATTAGATGCAGATTTATTAGATGGTCAACAAGGGACATATTATGACCATAGAATATATACTTCTACTGGAAATATTGCTGGTTCTTTTTTAGGAGGACATTATTCATCTGGGGGAACTGAAAAACCTAACTCAGCTACATTCGGAGCTGGTAAGTTAAAGGTAGCCATGCTTAGTAACGGAAACCTTGGATTTGGTGGAAGTTGGAATGATGTTCTATGGATGTCAACTTATAATGGTGGTGATGTTAAACAAAGTTACGCAATTGTTGGAGATAAGTATGGTGATAACCTATGGTTCTCAAGACAAGCATTTGATTCTGCAACTTGGGGTACTGGTAGAAGATTGTGGCATAGTGGGGATACTACCATATCAACAACAGGTGATATGCGTTCTCCAATTTTCTATGATTCGGATGATACAACATATAGAATTGATGGAAATAGTACATCTGTTCTTAATAACTTAAATATTGCTGGAACTCTTACTGTAAATGGTACAATAAATTTAGGTAATGATTTCCAAATCGGTGATTATAAATATTTTGGAATCAATAACTTAGGTGCATCTGCAACTCAAGCTAGAAGATTTGAAGTTGCACGAATTGGTATTGATTTTAATGATTGGAACTCTGTTGGTTTATTTGAAGTTGAACTTTCGGAAAATTACTACGATAAAGGTTTAAGAAAAAGATATATAGTTTCTTATGGATATGTTTCTGCAGCATCAGTTCAATTAGTTGAAGCAAATGGTATAGGTTCAAATCACTTCCAAGTAACTATTGGTTCTGAAGTAGTTGTAAGTGGTGACCATAGATACATTCCTGTATATGTTGATGTTAGATATTACTCATCAGTTGATGCTCTTATTAGAACTACACGAAGTATTACTACCAATACAAATAGTGCAATTGGTGCGGTTTATATTAACACATCACCTTCTGCAACTAACATTTCCGATTTTACGGCAGATAGTATTGTATATCCAACTTCAGGTCAATTCGGTATTGCTGCACCAACATTCTACGATTCGGATAATACATCATATTATATAGACCCATCTAATGGAGCAAATGGAATTTCTGCTAATTTACAGGGTAGAATTCAAGTTGGTACATTTAATAATTCTCAAACTAATACTGGTGAGGCTTGGATTGGTAGAGCATCTGATAGAGCAGCCGGTGTATTAACTGTACAATTAGGTGGTGGTGCAGGTAGATATTTAGAAGTAGTAGATAATGCTTGGACTACTGTTGAGTTTAGTGTAAATGATAGTGGTGTTGCTACTGCAGCAGCAAGTTTTAGAGCACCTATATTCTATGATTCGAATAATACATCATATTATTTAGACCCTACATCAACAACATCGTTAAGAACTGTTGGTAGTTGGAGAAGTGATTCATCTACATGGGATGGTGAATTTAGTGGTAAGATTCAATATCATTCTAATAATTGGTATTTCCAAGCTGCTGGAGACTGGATTTGGAGAAATTCAGGTGGTAGTAACGTAATTTATGGTAACCAAAGTGGTGAATTGACTGCAACTGGGAACATGCGTTCACCTATATTCTACGATTCTGATAATACTGGGTATTATACAAATCCAGCAGGAACATCTCGTATGAATGGAATTGCATTTGATGCAGCATCGCCTGTATATAGTGTAACCGCTGGAACATCATATCAACAACATTTTCAAATTAGAGAAGCAGGTGCTAGTGGTGCAAATGGTTCGGCCATTGCATACGCACCATCAATTGGTTTCCATTGGAGTGGTGTAGTTGCATCCAATATTACAATGGAAGCAAGTGGTAGAATTTCAATAAGAAATAATCCGGGTACATCATATGAAAATTTGGTTGCTAACAATATGTACGCATATGCATTCTATGATGAAAATAATACTGGATATTACTTAGACCCTGCATCTACTTCTGTACTAAACGCAATTAGATTGGGTACATCTGCAAATAATTCTACATTATCTGGAGCTGGTGATTGGGGTGTTAGATTTACTACAGACGTTGGATACATACAAATAGGACCTGCAAATAGTTCATATGCTCATATCTATACGGATAGAGGTAATTTCTATATGAACGTAAATGACCTTTATCTAAATGGAAACCTTGTACCCGCATTTGGATATAATAGAGGTAGTGGTAACTTATTTGCAGCAATTTATTATGATGCAAATAATACTAATTATTATATAGATGGAGCATCAACATCAAACCTAAATGATTTACAAACTGCGGGAAGAGTTGTAATTGGTGGTAACTTTAGTAATAACGCATACAATTCAGTAGGTTCTGCTAGATTACATTTTGGAGGAGGTAACTCTGATGCAAATGATAACTATTACATAGGTACTAATATAGAAGGTTATGGTGGTTCATATACTAAATTAGATTTAAGATGGCATACTGGTATCCGTATGGGTGCACAACCTGGATATGGTGGTATTCGTTTTTATGATACTGAAGATTTAGGTACGCTTATATTCTCAATTGGTACTGGTGATGCACATGTTAGGGTAACTAATAATTTATATGTAAATGGATACACTTATTTAGGAAATGGTAACGCTGATGAAACTCATATTAATGATACTTTAAGAGTTGGTGCAACCGATAGTGGTGATTCTCATTTCTATTTTGGAGAAGATTCATCATCTTGGTATGGTGACCATTGGTATTGGGATTCTGGATATAATGTTTATAGATATAGTAGATTCGCTGGAACTGATTCCCTAATTCACTACCATGATACGAGAGATACTACTAGAATTACATATGCTAGAAATATTGTATTTGATGATTTCGGAAAAGGTATAGTTGGTAACTATTCAGCAGAGAGATTACAATTGGTATTTGCTATGGGTGATTCATACAAACCAAATACGGCAGGTACATCAACGGCAAATATGTATGGTATTGGTTGGTCACATCCAAACGCAGGTGGATTAGGTGGAGCTAATAATCTTAATGACCACGGTTTATTGATTATCAATAATGGTACATTTAGAGCAGCAATTTCATCTAGAATTGTGGCATCTGAAGAAGTAAGAGGTACATTATTTAGAGATTACAATGATAGTGGGTATTATTTAGACCCTAATACAACTGGAATTTCTTTAAGAATAGGTGGAACTGTTCATTCAGGTGGAGCATTTAGTAGTGATGGTTATTCATCATCATCACCAAACGTTGTGACACGAATAACTGCACCACAAGGAGCAGCATTTTCATCAGATGGTTCTACTGGAGCTATTAGAATTAAATTACCATTTAGGGGAAATAACCCTATGTGGACTATGAAGGTTCGAATTTATAATTACTCTACTAACCAAACATCAGAATATCTATTAGGTAATTATGCTTATGACCAAGGTGGTTATAACTCATCTGCTACTTTTATAGGTGGAGCAAGTGCAACTGCACATACTGTAAGATTTGGTAATCAGGACGGAGTTGATTGTGTTTGGATAGGTGAAACAAATACTGGATGGAGTTATCCGGTAGTTAGTGTTATTGATTTTACATCTGGATTTAGAAGTTCAAACGCTGATTCACAATCTAGAAATTGGAATATAGCAGTAGTAACATCATTTGGTACAGTCCAAACTGCAATAACGCCTGAAATTAGATTATCTAATACATACGCTCCTACATTTAGAGCTGATACGGATATGAGGGCACCAATTTATTATGATACCAACACTGCGTATTATATAAATGGTGATGGTGCATCAAACCTAAATACTCTACAAACTTATTCATATCAAGGTAATGGTAACGTAGGTGGAACTGGAAACGCATCTTGGCATCCATCTGGTATCTATTCAGCTGGTTATAACTGGTTGTATGGTGGTATCAATATGAATGGTGGCACATTAGATGGAGCAGGTCCAATTTATGGTACTATATATTATGATAGAAATGATTCAGGATATTATGCAGACCCTGCATCAACATCTAATTTTTATAATTTAAATTTAACTGGAGCTAAACATACCTACCTTACTATAAACCCTGGTAACGGATGGGAAGCAATGGTTCGTTATATTGGTGGTAGTGGTAGTAGTTGGTATGTTGGTAAACGTACATCAACTCAATTGTTAGGTAGTACTGATGCATTCCATATGTATTCTGAAACTGCCGGTAGAACAGTTGGTGGATATGATACTGCTGGTAATCATTACGCATATGGTTCATCAAGAGCTACTATATTCTATGATATAGATGATACTACATATTATATGAACCCCAATAGTAACACTTACTTATATGGTACATTTCAAGTAAATGGTGGACATGGGGATTCTCAAATTGGAGTTAGATTATTGTCTGGAAACAATGGTGCTGGTGCAGGTGAAATTAATTTAAGAATGTGGGTATCTGAACCTGGTGTAACGTGGAACTGGGGTGGATTTGGATATAACGTAACTAATAATAATGGTTCACCAAACGGATTTGGTAGAATAAATACCGCACACGGACAGGCATATATGAGATTTAGTGATGGTGGTGATTTGTATTTCTATAATACAAATACATCTGGTACTAGAGTTACTAATATGGAAATGTATCCAAATAATACCGTATTATTTAACAACTACGCTACGGGTGGTAACTCATTAAGAGCACCAATATTTTATGATTCGGATAATACGGGATACTATGGTGATTTTGCATCAACATCTCGTATAAACGCTATTAATTATGATAATTTATATTGGGCGGGAGATACGAGTTATGGTTTCATTGGTAGAAACGTATATGCTGATACTGTAAATGGTAGAGGTAGTGACCCGTTAGAATTAAACTATTATGATGGTGGTGATGTTTACATTGGACCTGGTGGTGGTAATAAAAATTTAAGAGCTAATCTTTACTATGATTATGCAAATACTGCATATTATTTAGACCCTAATGGAACTGCTAGATTATCATATGTAGTAGCAAATGGTGGTATCCGAATTGATGGAAATGAAAACCTTTACTTAGATAACAACTATGGACAATCAATTGTAGGTGTTTATACATCTGTTAGATATCAGGGTATATTTGCAATGGGTAATGCATATAAATTAGCAATTGATGGTACTGGTACTGGTAACTTATATGGATTATCTTGGTCACATCCTAATGCTGGAGGACAAGCTGGATTCTTAAATGACCACGGTTTATTGGTAATGAACTATGGTACAACTTTTGCGGCAATATCATCACGTGGTTGGTTCAGAACTTCAGTTCAGGCACCTATATTCTATGATAATGATGATACTGGATACTATGGTAATTATGCAGGTGATAGAAGCACCAGCGTTAATGGATTTACCGCAAGAACAGTAGAAGGAACCAAAGGAACATGGAAATACAATATCCCAAGATTTATTCATACGGGCGACTCTAATTATTGGGTTGGAAGTATGGGTTGGGGTACAACTGACTTCAACACTATGATGACATGGGGTAGTGGATTCATTGATTCTTGGTCAAACCCATCAAATCAACCATCTGGTACTTCACATTGGGTAGGTACTCAAGCATATCACTACACCAATGCATACAATAGTGCATATGGTTGGCAGTTGGTAGGTGGTCCAATTGGAAATTTACGATTCCGTCAATCTTGGCCAAATGCTGGTACTTGGAGAACTGTACCTATGCTTGATGTGAATGATGGAAATAGTGGAGCAATGTATGCTGGAATTTATTATGATTCGGCTGATAGTGCATATTATGCAGACCCAGCATCAACATCTCGTTTAAATATAACTAAGACTGCATTAAAAGCTCATAATGATATGAGTGGTTATGGAGAAGGAAACTGGGTTTCAGATTTCAATCGAACTCCAATAAGTTCATTTACGTTTGGTGAAGATAAATATAATGGTGGTCCATCTGGAACTTGGTGGTTCCAGGTAAATATGAGACATGCAAACTCAAGTAACTATTGGGGAACTCAATTGGCATATGGATGGGAAGATAATGCAAATGAAATTTATCAAAGAAATATTACCGGAGGAAGTTTCAGCGGATGGGTTAGATATCTAAATTCAAACAACTATTCTGGTTATTCAAATTTCGGAACAGGTACAGTTTATGGTGGTATATATTACGATGGTAATAACTCTGGATACTATGGTGATTTTGCATCAACATCTCGTTTCAATACAACCATAACTGATACAACATACTTCGGTTCAGATACTAATAAAGGTAGAGCACAGGGATATGGTACTTGGTCAAATTCATTCCATAAAACGGCATACATGTCATTTGACTGGAACGCGAATTATGACACTTATTCAAATCATGGTATCGCATCTACTGATTTAAATGGTTCGTTTAGTGATTCGATGAGTATTAACTCATTTAATGATATCAACTTAAGATTAGATTCAAATGATAATAATGCAAACTCATATGTAAGAATACATGATAATACTACTGGCCAGTCAGTTTCCGTAGCATATATCGGACGAGAGAGTGGTAACCCTATTGCATATTTCAATAATAGAGTATATGGTAACGTATATTACCACAACAGTGATACTGCATATTATTTGGCTCCGAATGGTACTTCCAGATTGAATAGAACAAACTATGATTATGTTTATTCTTATAACTGGGTTTACGCACAGGGTGATGTTATTGCATACTACTCTGATGAAAGATTAAAAACTAAAGTTGGTTCTATTGAAAACGCTTTAGATAAAATCTCTAAATTGAATGGATTCTATTATGTTGAAAATGATTTAGCAAAATCATTCGGATACAAAAACGAAAAAAGACAATTAGGTTTATCAGCACAAGAAGTACAAGAAGTTTTACCTGAAATTGTGACATTAGCACCATTTGATACGGAAACTGATAAAAATAATAATATTGTAGGTTCCAAATCTGGAGAAGATTACTTAACTGTAAACTACGCTAAAGTAGTTCCTCTTTTAGTTGAAGGTATTAAAGAACAAACCGAAATAATCAATTCTCAGCAAAAACAAATTGATGAATTAAAAGAAATGATTAAATCTTTGATAAAATAATTGATATTTATATAAAAGAAGAAAAACTCCCAATCATACAACCAAAATTTATGTTTTGGGATTTTTCTTTATATTTATATGTGTATTTGATATTATAATCAAACTAAACTTATTGGAGAAATAAAATATGGCAGAAAGAATTGTATCACCCGGAGTATTCACAAGAGAAAACGATTTATCGTTCTTGGCTCAGGGTATCGGAGAAATTGGAGCAGCGTTTATAGGACCTTTCAAACAAGGACCTGCGTTTGTTCCCACAATCGTAAGAACACAATCAGAATTCGAAAACATTTTCGGAACACCTGATGGAACATACTACACAGAGTATGCGGTTCAAAACTATTTAAGAGAAGCAGGTACTGTGACTGTTGTAAGGGTAATGGATACCGGAGGATATACACAAGCTACACCAATTGGTTTAGTTGCTAGTGGTTCTGCTGGTAAGAAATTAATCTCTACTATTCACTCAACCAACAATGGTGATGCTGAAGTAGGATTTGGTCCATTTACTGTAACACCATCATTAACTATATCTGGTTCATTTGTAGTTTCTGGTTCTGGTATTGGTTTTGTATCATCATCTTTAGTTCCATCGGCAACTAATGATGTAAGTGATGTATTTGGTGAATCACCATTTGGTTCAAAAGATGGATATGTTTATTCATACTTTGAAAATGAAGCATCTGCATTTAATTACAATACAAGCAATCCTGCTGGAGCAGTTGTAGCAATTGCATTACCATCTCAAGTATTTGGTGGTACTGATTTAGGATTAGGAGCACCTTCGCAAGCTGGAGCATCTCCTGCACAAACTCCTTATGTAAAATCACAACTTATTTCTGGTGAGAGATATGAATTATTCCGTTTCCATACATTAGGATATGGTAACAACGAAAACACAAGATTTAAAATCGGTATTTCTAATGTGAAAGCAGCTGGTGAAGATGGAGCAACTGATTACTCTACATTCTCTGTATCTGTAAGAGCATACAATGATACTGATAAGAGAAAATCAGTATTAGAAACATTTAACAACGTAAACTTAGACCCTGCATCTCCTAACTTTATAGCTAGAGTAATTGGTGATAGATTTATGACAATTGATTCAACTGGTAAAATTACTGAATATGGTGATTGGTTGAATAACTCAAAATATATTAGAGTAGAAGTTAAAGAGCAAGGTTCATACCCTGTATCAGCAGCACCATTTGGACATGGAGCTTATACTAATCCAATTGAAACAACAACAACAACACAGGCCGAATGGATACCTGCTGTTGTTTTCCAAACTGGTTCAGTAGATAATACTGCTGGTTCACCAATTTATTTTGCTGGTTTTGATTTCGAAACAATTGGTATTAAATTAGATAACGCTAATTATTTGGCACCATTACCAACTACTAAAATTGGAGCAAACGTAGATTTCGGATTTGATTCTCAACTTACTTATGTAATGAGTGGTTCTGATTCAACTGATATGGCTAAGAGACAATTTATATTAGGTTTCCAAGGTGGATTTAACGGACAATCTCCGGCAACTCCAATTAACTTAGGAACGGCAATATCAGCAGCTAACTCACAGGGATTTGATTTATCAACTTCTGTAGCTAGTGGATATGAGGCATACTCTAAAGCAATCAACGCAATTTCAAACGCTGATGAATATGATATCAATATGGTTGTAACTCCGGGTGTTATTAGAAGATTACACACTCCGGTTACTACTAAAGTAATTGATATGGTTGAAGCTAGACAAGATTGTTTCTACATCGCTGATTTTAACGCAGCACCTGATACAATAGCACAAGCTACTACTCAGGCAGCAGCAGTTGATTCAAACTACGCTGGTACTTACTACCCTTGGGTTAAGATGGTTGATTCAAACACTAACAAATTAATAAGTGTTCCACCATCAGTATTGTTACCTGCTGTGTACGCATCAAATGACGCTATTGCGGCTGAATGGTTCGCACCTGCTGGTTTGAATAGAGGAGGAATCGTAGGAGCTGTTTCAGTTCTTAATAGATTAACACATTCTGAAAGAGATACTTTATATGAAAACAAAGTAAACCCAATCGCTTCTTTCCCTGGGCAAGGTATTGTAGCATTTGGACAAAAAACGTTGCAAGATAAAGCATCAGCATTGGATAGAATCAACGTAAGAAGATTATTGATTACCGTTAAAAAGTATATCGCATCTACTTCTAGATTCTTAGTGTTCGAACAAAATACCGCAGCAACTCGTGGTAGATTTATCAACACTGTACAACCTTACTTAGAAGGAATTCAACAAAGACAAGGTTTATACGCATTCAAAGTAGTTATGGATGAATCTAACAACACACCTGATGTAGTAGATAGAAACATTTTAGCAGGACAGATATTCTTACAACCAGCAAAAACTGCTGAATTTATTGTAATTGATTTCAATATCTTACCTACTGGAGCAAGTTTCTCAGCATAAATTAACAAATAAAAAAATAACTAATATTTATTAGTATAATAGGAGATAAAACATGGCAGAAGTATTAGAATTTTCACAAATGATGTTTACCAACTTCGAACCGAAGATGAAGAACCGCTATATTATGGAGATTGACGGAATTCAATCTTACTTAATAAAATCAGCGGCTAGACCATCTATCACTTTCGAACCGGTTAAACTAGACCATATCAACACTTATCGCAAATTGCAAGGTAAGGGAGAATGGCAGGACATTACAATAACATTGTATGACCCAATCGTTCCATCTGGAGCACAACAAGTAATGGAATGGGTTCGTTTAGGATATGAATCGTTAACTGGTAGAAAAGGTTACGCCGATTTCTATAAAAAGGACATCGATTTCTATATGCTAGGGCCTGTTGGTGATAAAATCGAACAATGGAAGTTAAAAGGAGCATTTATTGTATCTGCTAACTTCGGAGATTTATCATTTGATTCAAACGATGCAGCTGATATCGAATTGACATTGGCTTATGATTACGCAATTTTAGAATTCTAAAATAAAAATCAATAATTACATTAATTAGAGAGGTTCTTTTATTAAGAATCTCTCTTTTTTTTTAATTTTTCAAAAAGTATATATTTATATACAAACAAATAAAGGTTAATTATGAGCAATACTAAATTCGATTTCCCAACGGAAATTATTGATTTACCATCAAAGGGGTTAGTGTATCCCGAAAAACACCCATTAAGAAAGGGTAACATTGAAATCAAATACATGACAGCTAGAGAAGAAGATATCCTTGCATCACAAACTTTAATTAAAAAAGGTGTGGTATTGGATAAATTATTCGAATCTATTGTTGTTGAAGAAGGTGTTAATATCAACGATGTATTTATTGGAGATAAAAACGCAATTTTAATGGCAACAAGAGTATTAGGTTATGGGGCTGATTATACTGTTGAAATTACTGACCCATTTACATTGGAAAAACAATCAGTAACAATTGATTTATCTAAGGTGAAAACTAAAGATGTTAATGAATCTCTATTAAATGGTGAAAATAGATATAAATTCAAATTACCAAAATCAGGTAAAGAGTTGGTATTTAAATTACTAACACACGGTGATGAAACTGAAATTACAAAAGAAATTCAAGCATTAGAAAGATTATATAAAGGAAAGGGAGAAAAAACATTTGATGTTACTACTCGTTTGAAATATATGATACAATCTGTTGATGGAAATGAAGATAAAGGGTTTGTTACAAGCTGGATTCAAAATGGATTCCTTGCATTGGATACTAAGGCATTTAGAAAATATGTTAAGGAGTTAAGTCCGGATATGGATTTAAAATTTGATTTCACATCAGATGTAACAGGCGAAACGGAGGCGCTAGATATCCCATTTGGGATAAACTTTTTTTACCCTACCGAGTGATTATAGTATTCAACTCCATACTCAAATTTGGGAGTTGGTTAATTATGGTAATGGATTCAGCTGGAATGATGTGTATTTCATGCCATCACAATGGAGAAAATTCTATTTTAACAAATTAATTGAGTTAAAAAAGAAAGAATCCGAAGAACATAAAAAAGCACAACAACAATCGAAAGTGAGGATTAAAAGATAATCCTCACTTTTTTTTATCTTTATATTTATAGGAGTACGAATAACATAAATTATTATGGGAAAGAAAAATTTAAACGAAGGTTCAATTGTTGGATTCATAAATCGTTTTTTAGATGACCTTCAAAAGGGTACTCAAGACAGGTTTATACAACAAGCCAAAAAGAAAGGAGTTCCTACTCACGTTACTGCCAGATTAACAACCATTGAAAAAGAAATCAAAGAGTTAGAGAAAATTCTTAAGGATTTATAATAAATTATGGCAGATAGCAACAGTCTACTTAAAGAAAGAGTTGAGATACTAAAACAAATTAAGCAAATTCAGCTTGAGCAGGGAAAAGATGCCGCTAAGTTGGATGAAACTTATATTAAATTAAAAAGTAGATTAGAGGGAATAGTAGGTACTTTAAAGACATTTGTTGATAATCAAAATAAAACAGTACAGGGTGCTGTTACATTAGAGCAAGAAGCTAAATCGTTGGGTACAATATACTCAGCTGTTTCTAATGAAATGCGAACTCAAGCGATATTACAAAGAGATATAGCAACTAGTGTATCAGACCAATTAGCAAGAGGTAGTGAAATTTCTGAAAGAAATAAAACATCATCTGATATTGTAACTGATATATTATCACAATATAACGAACAATCATCGATAGCAAAAGAGTTAGCTCAACTAACCGCTGATGATATTGTTCAAAAAGCTGAATTAGAAGATAAATTAAATTCAATTAGTGACCAAATTCAAGAGCAAGTTAATGCATTGGATAAGAGAACTAATGTAGCTAAACAATTTCTAAGTATTCAAGGGCAAATAGAAGCATCCATTGAATCTCAGGTTGTAGCTGCAAGGGATATGGCATCTCTAACACAAGAACAAAAAGATATATTAGAAGAACAGGCAACTGCGTTTGATGCTATAAAGAAAAAAATAGGAGCATTAGGTTCAACCTTAACAACATTTTTACTAAGACCTCAAGCAGCTATTGGAGCATTAGTAATTGCAACTGGTGCGTTCGCCAATAAATTTGGTGATATGAATAAAGAGTTGGGGCAATCATTCTCACAAGGATTGAACTCTTCAACTACATCCGCAACTGCATTAGGATTTATATTTGAAGATACTGCTAGTACTGTAAAATCATTAGCATCTGAATTCGGAGATGTATCTGCTGCAACATTCCAAACACAAGCTAATGTTGGGTTAATAGCTGCTAATATGGGTATAACAAATACCGAAGCAGTTGGATTAATGGGTTCATTTGCAAGGTTGAATGGTGGTTCAACCGAAATAGCAGCAAATATGATTAAAACCACTCAGGAGTTTGCAAACCAAAATGGAATTATACCTGCCGATTTAATGGCAGATTTAGCTGGTTCAGCTGAAGAGTTTGCATTATTTGGAAAAGATGGTGGTAAAAATATATTACAAGCAGCAGGATACGCTAAGAAATTAGGTGTAAATATGAGTACCATTAGTGGTGTTGCTGATAACCTATTGGATTTCGAATCATCTATTACTAAGGAATTAGAATTAGGTGCAATGCTTGGTAAAGATATCAACTTAGATAGAGCTAGAGCATTAGCATATGAAGGTGATATGCAAGGTGCAATGAATGAAACCTTAAGTGCATTAGGTGGTATTGAAGCATTCAACAAAATGGATTACTTCCAAAAGAAAGCATCCGCTGATTTATTAGGAGTTTCGGTTGCAGAATTGGAAAAAATGGCTACAAACCAAGAGAATGCCAATACAATGGGTGCTGCTGTAAATGAAACGTTTAGTGCTATGGGGGAAACCCTTAACATGGGATTAAATAAATATTTAGGTACTGGATTAGAGGGGCTTGGTGGGATGATTACAATGAGTGGTCAACTTGGCCAAGGGTTTAAATCATTGGGCATCGATATGGGTGGTATAGTTACTAAATCAGCTGATTTCTTAAAGAACTTAGTTAAGATGGGTGCACAAAAAGTAGCTGGTTTATTTGGTGGGGGTGCTACTGATGCTGTTGCTGGTGGAGCTAAAGATAAACTTTTAGCTGGTGTTGGTGATAAAGCAAAAAGTATAAAAACACCGGATACCGATGCTGGGGATAAGATGGGTAAAATGGGTAAGGGTATTAAGGCAAATGATTTAATTAAAGGAGCCGCAGCTATGTTAATTATGGCAGCCGCATTATATGTAGCAGCTAAAGCATTCCAAGAATTTGCAACTGTTAAGTGGGAAGATGTTGGAAAGGGTTTAGTTGGGGTAGCTGGTTTGGCCGCAATTGCTTATGTATTAGGAAAAGCACAAGGTGATATGATAAAAGGAGCATTGGCAGTAGCAATATTAGGATTAGCATTAGTACCATTTGCATACGCAATGAGTTTAATAAGTGGATTGGACATTGGTTCAGTAATAGCAGCTGGAGCTGGTTTAGTAATATTTGGAGCAGCTGCATTCGCATTAGGTTCATTAATGATGACTGGTGCAGGAGCATTTATATTTGGAGCTGGTTTATTAGCATTAGCTGGATTAGGAATTGCAATGATGACATTGGGTGCTGGTTTATTAGTTGCCGCAGCTGGATTTAACGCAATTGGTGGTTCTATGGGAAGTGTAATATCATCAATATCACAAATCGGAGATGTATTGGCTGGTATATTCGCATTTGTAGGACCAATGGCTATGTTATCACTTTCATTGGGGGTACTATCATTCGCATTGATAGGATTTGGTATGGCTGGTTTAATAGCCGCACCTGGTTTACTTCTTGTGGGAGCTGGTATAATGATGGTTGGTGCTGGATTAACACTAATATCAACTGCACTTACTACATTAAGTGGTGGATTAGGAAGTGTGTTAGGAATACTTCCACAAATAGGAAGTGTATTGAGTGGAATGTTTGAATATGCTGGACCGATTGCTATGTTATCACTTTCATTAGGTACATTATCGTTAGCATTGATGGGATTCGGATTAGCCGGTTTAATTGCCGCACCTGGTTTACTTCTTGTGGGAGCTGGTATAATGTTGGTTGGTACTGGATTAAGTTTAATAACTACTTCACTAGCTACATTAGGTGGTGGATTGACAAGTGTTATAACGGCAATGTCAACGGTTGGTAGTGTTATTGGAGAAATGTTCCAATACATTGCACCAATAGCCGCTCTATCTCTTGCGTTAGTAGGATTAGCTGGAGCATTGACTTTAGTAGGTGTAGCTGGTATAGCTGCATTGCCTGGTTTAATGGCTGTAGCTGCTGTTGGAGCAATAGCAGTTGGTGTTGGTTCAATGTTAGGAATGGGTGGTGGAGAAGGAGCCGGTGCTGAAGGTGGTGATACCGCATTATTAGATGAAATTAAAGGTTTAAGAGCTGACCTTAGTTCTGGTAAGGTTGGTGTTTATATGGATGGAACAAAAGTATCAGCCGCAATTGGTAGAGTGGTAAATAAGGTAGGAAGTAATTCATACGCAATATAATATGGCACAAACATTAGAAGAATTATTTAAAAGTAAACAATTAGCATCTCAGGATGGTAAAACTGCTGCCGTTGCTTATGATGTACGAAATAGTAAAGATATTAGGATATCTACTACTGATTTATTAGTAAATAATACTGGATTTGCAGCTGCAAGATTATTAAGAAAAGTAATTGGTGTAAGAAGAAGTGAAACTTTATTAGAAGAAGAGTTGACAGGAGTTCGTATAATCAGAGGATTATCAACACCTGTAATATATGGTAATGAACTAACGAGAATTACACTAAGAACTACACCAATGTTGGATGCTATGAAATCAGCTACATCGGGTGAATTGAGTGATAGCGGTAAGATTGGTGGAAAGGTTTCAAAATTAAGAGATAGTGTAAATTCTAAATTAGGTATTCCAATAGGAGCAACTCCAACTTATGTAGTTGGTAAATTGATGGCAGGTGGAACGCTTGGTACTGAAAAAATAAATTTAGGATTGGTTCAAGATAGAATGAATGATTTAGCTGCAATTAAAAAATCAGCCGAAGGTTCATTATTAGGTAAGTTACTAAAAGGTTTAGGTGGTGGTAATTTAAAAACTATTGGTAAACAAGCATTAGGAGCCGCTATAAAACTTGGTAAAGATGCGCTTAGAAATAAACTATTTGGAGGTTCGGAACGTACTGGATTAAAAACAGAAGGAACTGTAATTGTAAAGGGTAGTGTTACTGGATTTACTAAAACCAGTACTGATTTTTTTGGAGTTGTTTCAACTAATTATGGATTTGATAAAGATGCAACTCCATCAACTAAACCTGAAAATGGACAGCTTGATGCAAAAGGTGCATCTTATACTAAAACAATATTTCCAGAAGGAGATACACCTAAAGATAGAAATGATTTATCATATAAGCAGGAATTAGAATTCAAACCAATTATATTCTCAAAAGAACCTGATAAAATAAAAAAATTCTCAGAATCTAAAAAACAATCTAAGTGGGATAAGACTACATTTTTAGAAACTGATAAGCGTGGTATGTACACCAATAGGGATATAATAAATGAATTGGATGTAAATGCAAAAAATGAAGATGCTGATTTTGTTGCTTTAAGATTTCAATCAGTAGCTGATAAAAAGCTTGTTCAATTTAGAGGTACAATTACCGCATTAACTGAAACAATGTCACCAAGTTGGGATTCTAATAAATTTATAGGTTCACCATTTAATTATTATACATATACTGGAATTGAACGTAGTGTTAGTTTTAATTTTAAAGTATTTTCTTTAAATGAAGCTGAACATACAATTGCTTGGAAAAAATTAGATGCGTTGACTGGTATGACTTATCCAACTGCATATTCTGGGTTATCTGTTACACCACCTTTAATGTATTTTACAGTGGGTAACTTATATAAAGGTAAAGAGGCATTTATAGATTCATTATCATATACAATTGATGATAATTATCCTTGGGAAATTAAAAAAGGTATGGTATTGCCAATGATAGTTGATGTTGCTATTAGTATGACACTAATTGAAAGTAAATCAACAACTTATAACAAATCAAAATATGCATATAAATAAAATAAAAGTATATGGCAAGTAGATACGAAAATACAGAAATCAGAAATACTAATGATGGTAGACGAGTATATCGTTCAAAGATATACCCTGATATTCCATTAAGTGATACTGATATCTATGTAGTTACTGAATCAGATGATAGATTTGATACTCTAGCATATCAATACTATGAAGATGCATCACTTTGGTGGATAATTGCATCTGCTAATAATATACATGATGCACCATTTGGAATTCAAGATGGAACTGTATTAAGAATACCTACAAATTATATAGAGATAAGCAACAATTTTAATCAATAAGTTATGTCAACATTTCCAAATTTCTCTCAAATAAAAAGTGGAATTACATCCAAGTTAGATGGTAGAAAGGGTAATTCATTTAAAGTATCAGGTTTAAACGCGTGGGTTAGATTAACATCTGGAGCAAGTCCGGGTTTAACAATGTATTCAAATCCAAATGTAAAACTATTTGATGCTGCTGGTATTTATGGTAGCTCTAATTCATCTGGTATTATTGGAACTCGTTGGGATGGTAAATCTGCTGTTGGTGGTGGTAGTAGTGGACCTCAAAGACCTGCTGCTATTGTAACTTCATTAGAAATTGATGAAGGTGCAGGAAATCTTTCTAGAAAAGCAACATTTTCAATTACTTGTTTTAGTAAATCGCAAATGGAGGAATTATCTAAATATTTCTTAGAACCGGGTTATTCCATATTCATTGAATGGGGTTGGAACACTGCTGCTGGAGTTGGTGGATTGGTTGGATTAAATGCGGCAACTGTATCATCATTTCAATCATTTCAAAAAACTGATGCACAAAGAAAAACGGGAGGTTATGAATACGATAACTACTTAGGATTTAATACTGGTGGAAGTATTAGTATAGATGGTGATAAATGGATTATTAGTGGCAAATGTACGGGATATACAGAGTTACCATCGTATTTAGTTACATCTGAAACTGGTGTTCAAAAGGATGGTGATGAAGGTACATTAGCAAGCGAACCTATTTATGGTGAAAATGATATAGAAACTGCTGGTGAAGCTGCTCTTGGTAAACAAAGATGGATGAAGTGTTATAATTCACTTCCTGGTACAAGACAAACAGCTCATGTAAAAGCTTTGCAAGATTCTTTATCTGATGTAAATAATTTTATAGGATTTGATGAAGAGGTATCTGGGATGGTTAATGATTCAACTGATGGTAAAAGTTTATTTGGTATTACATTTGCTGAAAGTAAACTACTTGTTGGTGGTGAAAAAGTTTCATTTCCAAAAGGAACTAAAATTGTATCTGAGCAAAAATTTATAAGATTTAGTGCATTAATGGAAATATTTAATGCAATTGGTGTAGAGGGATATACTTTAAATGGTGAAGATTCTAAAATAATTTCGTTTATATTAAATACAAAAGATACTGCATGTTCTGCATTTAAACATATGTATAGTATTGATTCTACTAAATTATTTATACCAAATAAAAGTACACCAGCTATGAAATTAGCAGGAATTTCAGATGTATTACCTAATATAAATGCATTAATCAGCGCTGCAACTGTTACTGATAATAGGGTTGGTGGAGTAGTAGAATTTCCAAACTCAGGTCCATTAAATCAAAAACAAACAAATGGTGCAGATACTATTACTAAAAACCCAGAAGAGTGGGGATATTTGCATGATTTGTATATAAATTTTGATTTTGCAAAAGGTGTAATGGATACTAAAAACTTTTTTATTAAAGATGCACTTTATCAAATTTTAAATGGAATATCATCTGCTGTAAATGGTATGTGGGATTTCCAATTAGTAGAGCATGCTGTAAATGAAACAACTACAGAATTAAGAGTATTTGAAACTAATTGTATAACAAATAGTACACCATCTACCCCATATACATTTCAATTAACTGGTCCTGATTCTATTTTTATGGAAGCTAGTCTTGATTTGGATATTAGTGGAGCAAAAATGAACCAAATTATAGGAAGTAGACTAGGTCAGAGTTTAAATGGGGATACTAAACATATACCAAAAGCTTTATTTAGTAGTAAAACGGATATGATAAAGGTTAAAATGAAAAAGAAAGACCCACCTCCTAAAATTCCAACAATGGATACGGAAGATGCTAAAGAAGCTAATTTAAATTTAATATTAGGTAAATTATCATTTTATCCTAAAGTTGAACATACTGAGCAAAGTACATTAGATGGATTGGATTTATATGATATATGTTATTTAGGTGCATTTAATGACTCATCCATATTTTCAGCATTTAAAACTGGAAAAAATACCGAAGAAAAGGGAACAGCTCCATTAATGCCGATTAATTTTTCATTTTCAATACATGGTATAAGTGGTATTAAGAGGGGTGATAAATTTAAAGTAAATGGAATTCCATCTGCATATAATAGTGGATTTTTCCAAGTGTTATCTGTAAAGCATACAATCGAAGGTATGGTATGGACAACTGAAGTTACTGGTGGATATAGACCAAAGCGATAAAATATGAATTTGGATAGATATAAAAATATAATTAAATTACCATTAGAGTATAGGCCGGTAAGGGTAGTTACGCATTTACCGGAACCAAGTGATTTTGATTATAAAAAAGGGTATATAACCAGATACTTTTTACAAAAGGCAAATGATTTTGATTCACCTATATATGAAGTTAAACAAAGTGCTATGATGAAATACGCTTCTAATAGTTTTTATACTGTTGCTTCATTAGATTGGAGATTAACAGGAACTAAAGAAGAGATTAAAGCTTCAAATTCATCATCACTTAAATTAACATCACTTAAATTACCAAAGATAGCACTATATTTACCAAATCTTATACAATTTATTAAATATAATTTGGATAATTCAAAATAATTTCATATATTTGTATATAAAATTGTGCAATAGTGAAAATAAGTGTTATAGTTCGTACATACAACCGACCTGATTTATTAAAAGAAGCATTGGCATCTGTCCAACTTCAATCTCATACGAATTGGGAGGTTATTATTTTTGATGATTCAGCATCTGATGTTAATTTTAACATTTATAAAGATTTTAAATCACAAAATCCTAAAAATGATGTTTTATACCACACATCAAATACTCCATACGATTTATTTAAGAATTCTTGGAAAATTGGAGTAAAACTTGCTAATGGTGAATTGATTGTACGATTGGATGATGATGATTTATTGGCAGAAGATACATTAGAGTACTTATCAAACACATATACACAACATACTGAGTTAGATTTCTCATATGGTTCAGCTGTATTCTTTGAGAATACTACATTACAACAAATAAATCAAACTCAAACTCCATTAGAGGCCCCAAAGACAAGAGATTTATGGACAGCATATACAATTCCTAATAATCACCCTTGGACTCATCCTTGGAGTTGGACAACTAACTATTATGATGAACCAAAGCATTTTACATCTATAATTCATTGTAGTAAAGCAAATATTATGTGCATTTATCACACATATGTAATGAGAACCTCATCTTTACTAAAAGTAATCGATAAATTTGATGTAACTTCTAATTTCGTTGATGATTTGGAAGTTATGGGTAGTTTAGATTATTTAGGATTAGCACACACTTCAATAAAACGAATTTTGACTTATGCTAGAGTACATAATGAAGGTAGGGTAACTGATACTGGTTTAAAAGTAAATGGAACTGATTTGTGGAACGATATATTCCATATCAGAGATAAAGTTGACTATTTAAGAACTGAAGGATTTCAATCCAACATATATCTACCTAAATTAGATGGAAATTTTAATGAAGGTAGTATAACATCAGCACATCAGCACTATTTTTCAAATTATATCTTTAAAATAAAACAAATATCTAATAAATTTGGTAAATTCAAATAATTTTCGTATATTTGTAGGATGGTTATAGTAGAGTCACAAACTGAAGTAACGGAGTTTTTAAATTTATGGAATACTAAGACATCCATAATCATTCCAATATGGTCTGATTTGGAAAAGCATCCTATACATAACAAATTATCATTTCTATATGTTAGATTTGATGATAAGGACTTTATTGTACCATTTAACCATATTGATTGTAAGACTCCTACGATTGATTTGACTACTTCTAAGGAAGCAAAATGGGTAATCAACAAAAAGGGATTACTTCAATGTAATTTGGGTTTACAAAACCTAAATGATTTACAATCTGATGCATTTTTTCAACACAATAAATTATATCCGATAGGTTTTGAGGACCAACCATTTATAACTCACTATACCCGAAGAGGTATACGAGATAATTTGGGCAAGATAGCACCTATTATGAAATGGGGTGAGTATCTTAGAGTGATATCTTCTACTTTTACTATTGGTATAGAGAATGATTGGGTTGGAGATTCGATGATTCCCCTTCTTTCAGATATAGAACATTTTGGTGTTCGGGTCGATAGGGAAAAATTTCTTGATAGATGGCCTCAAGCTTCTAAACATTTACACAACGATATCGTTTACACCCAATACAACCCATACACCATTACATCCCGTCCATCCAACCGATTTGGTGGAATCAACTTCTCTGCCCTAAACAAATCCGATGGTACGAGAGAGGTGTTTATCCCAAAACCAAACCACATATTCCTACAAATGGATTATGATGCGTATCATCCACGTATTATTGGTAAGTTGATTGGTTACGAATTACCCAAAACATCCGTACACCAATGGTTAGCTGACCAATATGGTTGTGAGTATGGTGAGGGTAAAGGAATTACGTTCCAATTACTATATGGTGGTATACCTGAGGAGTTTGAGCAAATACCTTATTATAAGGGTGTTAAGGAGTTCATTGAGAAGTTGTGGGATAAGAGTACCAAAGCTGGATATCTTCAAACACAACATAGGAGAATCCCCTTAGATTGGATTGAAGGAAACAATCCGCAAAAATTGTTCAACTACCTACTTCAAGCGACCGAAACCGAATTAAATATGGAAAGGGTAGCTAAAATATTGGAATTTATCAAAGATACCGATATAGAACTTTCCCTATACACATACGATTCATTCTTATTTTCATATCCTGCTAATTCCGATGTATCTCAAGCTAAAAAGTTAAAAGAGATAGCTGAAGGTGGTGGATTCCCCATTAATGCTAGCTGGGGAACTGATTACTCGAAACTTTAATATTTATATAAAATATTGTTTCAGAGAATCAGAAATTATGGAGAAAAACGACTTCCTTTTAGACTTATTGCATGAGTTAGCCTATCGTTCCGATGAAGGTTATCCTATATTGAGTAAACAATCACACATTTATCTTATATCTGAGATATTAGATGAGTGGGGATATACTCATATAAAAAATGAACTTATTCAAAATCTTACTGAAGCTAGTGAAGAGAAACACTATTCATCACCCGCACTTAATAAGACCGTTAAATACAAAGATAGAGATGGTAAGGATAAAGAAGGTTTAGTTGGTTCATTACTTAGATTAGCTAAAGACCAACCTGGTAGAGAAGCGGCTGAAAGAGCATTACCTGCTGATGGAACACCTGAAAGAGAAAAAATAAATAATGAATTAGGTGGTGAAGGACAACCTAATAGAAATATAGAAAAAGAAAAGGAAGATAAAGCTGATGTTGAAGCTGGAAAGGCTGGCGAAGCACCTGCTGAAGCGGAACCACCACAACCTGCTGTATTTGCTGGACAGGGTGGTGATTCATATAGAGCTGGGTTATCACCTAATGACCCTGCGTATCAACCAACTAAGGATACTGCTGAAAAAGAAATGGCATCTCCTAAGAGAGAAATAGCTGGTAAAGATAAAACACTTACTAAAATAAATTCAATTGAAAGTGAGGAGTTTAATAAAAGTATTCAACCAAGCGATGAGGAATTTGATATTAAAAATAAAAAAATAGCAAATCCGATTCCACCTCAACCATATAAGTTACCAGCATCATTAATTGAAAATCCTAAATTTCCTAAAAAGTATTTAACTGCATTGGAAAGAATGATGAATACAAAACCAACTGGAGATGGTACAAAATGGACACATTATAGTGATTTACCTGGAGGACAAGGCCAAATATCTGCACAGGCCGGTGAGTTAATGACGATGATGGGTACATCTATGAATGCTGATGAATTTAATGAATTTACTGATTCATTATCAACGCATGAGGCTGAGTTAATAAAAAACAATCCAAAATTAAAAACTGAAGGAAGTCGTATTATAACAAAGAGTTGGATTCAATCCGCTAGAAATAATAGACAGGCTATTTTAAATAGAATTACAAAAGAATACCCAAACTCAAAAATAGTTGCAACTGCTTGGGATACTAAAGATGATGTTGAATCATTGGGATTATCAGATTATGGTAAAAACAAAGGATTCTCAACTGATATGTATATTAAGATAAAAACTGAAAATGGTGATGAGATATTAGATGAGGTTTCTTTGAAAAAATCAACTGAAGTAAACTTTTTAAATTCTGGTGCTGGTAAATTTATGGAATGGGATTCTGATTTACCAGATAACATAAACCAAAATGTTTATAAAGAAAATCAAAGAGCTAGATTAAGTGAAACTGGTACAAACCTAAAATCAGAAATTGAAAAATTATTAGCTAGTGGTTCAGATGAGTCTGTAAAGTTAAAAACTATATTTGATGAAAAGGGAACTACATTTGCAGATGCATTAAATGACCTTATTAAAGGTAAAGGAAGTAGAGCTAAATCTAAAGTGATATTAGCAAGTATTAAAACATTAGCAGATGGTGGAAATGATATAGCTAAACAATATATTATGGAAAATGATAAAATCCATAAAGAATTCCAATCAAATGCAATAAAGGCAATTACGGAAAATCCAAAAATGAAAGAAGGTATGTTAAATGAGATTCGTTCTGAATTTCCACTCAAAGCTGTTTCTGATGGTGAAGAATCTATGGCAATTGGTTCAAATTCATTAGATAAAGCTATTATGAAAAACATATTTGGAACATCTGATTACGATATGATAAAAGAAAAGTTGAGTGCTGAAACAGGTCCTCCTCCATTTTTAGGATATCAAGCTGAAGTGGGTGGAAAGATAATTCCATTGGCTGAAATTAAAGTTAGAGAAGATGGTGTTGGGTATGGTGGACAGATTAAATTTGAAATGACATTGGATAAACGATTTGCTAAAGTATTGAAAACAGCAAATGATGAAGTTTACAAATCATAAAATAACCTTTGAAATTTAATTTTATATTTATATGGGATTAATAACCCCCTTTATAATAAAAACTAATATATGAAAACACAATTATTGTGTACATTTACAACGAAAGATGGATTACAACAAACTCTACAAAATATAAGAGAGACATACGTTATTGTCTATAATTATATTTATATTTTACAGAACAAAACTGATTTATCCGAATTGTACATAACGTACAATATCAATACCGAATATAAACCAACATATCCATTAGAGGATACAATTCTTATTCATAGAAAAAAAGAATCAAATACCTTATACACAATTAATGCTTTAAACCAATTGGTGAAAGAAGAAAATAATGGAGTATTGGATAACAAATTTATGTTGGATTGGGCCAAATTTAAGAACTCAATAATACTTACCAATACAGATGGTACAAAACGAATACAAACTAGAGTATTTGAGGTTATAGAATTTAAATAACAAAAAAACAATAAGGAATATCTAAAATGTTTATACCAAATCATTTACATTTACTTGTAAAGGGAAGCATTAAAACTCCACCTCAAACGGAAAAAATACTAAACGTTTGGTTTAGTGAATTAGTTAATAAAGTAGGAATGAAAGTAGTTGCCGGTCCTACATCGGTTTATGTTAACGAACCGGGCAACGAAGGAATAACGGGAACAGTAACATTAGCAACATCGCATGCTAGTATTCACGTTTGGGATAATGATAATCCACCAATGTTCCAATTTGATTTATATAGTTGTTCAGATTTTACTGCAACTCAAGTATTAAATCATATAGATGAATGGTTTGGGTTGATAGAAGCTCACTACCAAATGATAGATAGAAATGGAAATGACTTTAAAATTATAGATTCCGGTCATTTTAAAAAATAACAATTAAATAAAATAATATACTATGTTAGTTAAAAAAGGTGATAATAACGAAAATGTAAAAAAATTACAAGCAAAATTAGGTTTAACCGCTGATGGAGTTTTTGGTGCTGGTACTGAATCAGCTGTAAAAGCTTGGCAAACAAAAAATGGATTAACTGCTGATGGTATCGTTGGTGATGCTACTTGGGAAAAGATGGGATTGGGTGCAAGTACTCCAACTCCTTCTGTTGCTGTACCAGCATCTTCATTTAAATTGGCAGCTCTTAAAGGACACGTTCCTGATTCTGTAATTGCTCAAATTCCAGACACTGCTTCTAAATTCAATATTACAACTCCTCTAAGATTAGCTCATTTCTTAGCACAATGTGGACACGAAAGTGGTGGATTCAAAGCCGTTACTGAGAATGTTAACTATTCAGCAGATGGATTAGTAAAAATCTTCGGAAAATACTTTAATTCAACAACTGCAGCTGCATATGCTAGAAACCCTGAAAAGATTGCATCTAAAGTTTACGCATCAAGAATGGGTAATGGTGATGAAGCATCTAAAGACGGATTTAAATTTCGTGGACGTGGTTATATTCAATTAACTGGTAAATCTAACTATACTAACTTCGCTAAATTCATTGGTGAAGATACTGTTGCAAATCCTGATTTGGTAGCAACTAAATATCCATTAGCTTCTGCTGCATTTTTCTTTGATTCAAATAAACTTTGGTCTATTTGTGATAAAGGTTTTGATGATGCTACTGTAACATCGGTAACTAAAAGAGTAAATGGTGGTACTATTGGATTAGCTGATAGAATCAAACACTTCAAAGAATACTATAACTTATTAAAGTAATATGGGGGTTGGTTTATTTAACTAAACCATAATATTCTATATTCTTAAGTGCGTTGTTAACCAACCAAGGTTCTACATTAGGTATTTTTGATAGGAATTCCAATTCATAATGATATGCTAATATTTCCTCATAATTCGGAGGTAATTTTATGTTATGCTTTAAATAAAATAAATGTTTAGATTCATGCACTAATATAGCTGCTATGTTATTTATTGAATTAAACCTCATATCTTTTTGGGATATCATTATGGTAACTGAATCTTCTGTTGTTGAAAAATCACCATCCCAATAGGTGATATGTTTACATACATCATTAATTAATTCATATTTATTAGGGTCAACTTGTTTTATTAGTGATAATGAAGTAGCTACCTTTGCTTTCCAATTATCACCAACATCATCGATTTTAATTTGTGAGTAACAATCAAACACAAATAAAAAATTAATTAAAAGTAGAATCAGTTTCATATTTTATCAATAAATATTTAAAAAAGTTAGATAAAATTGTAATCGCTACATATTTATAGGAAACATTATATAAAACGGATGAAAAAACTATTATTTTTACTGCTGGTATCATTAGTACCAATCTTTGGGTATTCACAAACTTGCCCAACGCCAACAACTTCTGGTGTTTTTATAACACTTGATTCAAATTATTTAGCTGGTACGGTAGCTGAAGGTTATACTAATGTAGGACTATGTTTTTACAACAATACAACAACTGATATAACAGCATTTCAGTTTAGAGTTTATTATGATACACAAGCTTTCACTGGGGTAGACACACTTACTACATTGAATACAACATTTTCTCAGAACCTAAAATATGTTGATAATCCGGCTGCTGGTTATGTAACTGTCACAATGACTTATACTGGTAGTTCATCTACTTTTGAAATTCCAAATGGACCAATTGTTCAGTTGAAATTAACTCACGTAGCTGGATTTGCATCATTATCAACTATTGCTGATATGTCATTTGGAGCGGTAACTTATCCAGCAATTGCATCAAAGCAAAATGGTATGGATAACGCACTTACATTACAAAACTTTGGTGGTAATATTATACCTCAAACAATGTCTTATCATGGTAAATTTAAGAACGTAACTGGAACAGCTGCTAAGAATTTAACTGTAGCTTTAGAAAAGAAACTTAGACCAAGTGGAGCTTGGACTCAGGTTACAACTGATATGACTGATATAAATGGTGACTTTGCATTTAATGCAATTGCAATTGATACAACTGGTTATGATGTTAGATTAAAAATACAGGGAGATACGTTATCAGTTGGTAATGTAATATCTACGGCAGATGCACAAAGAGTACAAGATTATGTATTAGGTACACAAGCACCAACTGGATTTGATTTTTACGCATCGGATGTTAATGGTGATAATGGTTTAAGTATATCGGATGCATATGGTATATTTGGTAGAATTTCTGGTAGATTCACCGCATGGCCTAATAGTGTTCAAAATGTAAAATTCTTTACACAATCTGAATATACTACTATTAATGGCTCAACAACCAATTATACATCAACAATTCCTGGTGTAACTAACTTTACGTTTAATATTGTTGCTGGACAACCTGATTCGGTTACATTCTATGTATTAGTACCGGGTGATGCAAATGGAACGGGATATCGTATGGCACGTATTACTCCAATTGAGGTTTTAGTAGGACCACAACCTGGCGTTCCATCTCAAATTTACAATGTAATTGATGCTAGGGTAGAATATGATTTTCCAACAACTTCAATTGAAGTAAATGTTCCAACATTATCAGTTCAGGAAGGTAATTTAGTTAATATACCTGTAAAGGTATTAACAAATGGTACTGAGGTTGGTTCATTACAATTTGGATTAAAATACAACGATACTCTATTGGAATTTAAAGGAATTGAATCGAAATCAGCTACTTCAAGTTGGTTAACATATTTGAATACTAATAATAATGAAATTTCTTGGGGTGGATATGATATTAGTGGTACACATATAAAACCATTAAGAGATGGTGATGATGTTGTAACTTTAAAATTTATTGCAAAAAGACCTCAAGACCAATGGAGTACAAGTCCTCTTTGGACTACTAACAAATACGCTGGTAACAATCAATGTGTTGATTTAAGTATCACACCTACAAATGGTATTATACAGGTATTTAGAATGGCAAATGTTACTATTGATGAAATAGAGGGTATGCAAATATTCCCTAACCCAACTGATGATTATGTTAACGTAAAATTTGAAGTTAAAGAATTTGGACCGGTTAGGTTATCAGTATATGGTCTTAATGGTATTGAATATAGGGTAGTAGTAAATGATAATATGCCTGAAGGTAATTACCAATACCAAGTTAGTTTAGGTAACTTAATTCCAGGTGTTTATGTTGCAGTTCTTAGAAAAACTACCAATAACCTATCGAAAAAAATTATATTAAGATAATAATATGAGGTTACAAATGTGACCTCATAATTGTTATAATCAACTCAAAACAAATTAAACAAAAAAACAATACTATGTCAGAAGAAACAAACGCACCCGAATCAGAAGGAACTTGGTCAGGTTTAAAGAAAACAATTATTGGAACTCTATCAACTGCTGTATTAGCAGGTGGAACTTGGGTTACAACAACTCTATTTAATGGTGGAGATGATAAAGAAGAAACTAAAACAGAACAAGCTGCTCCAGCTGCACCTGTAATTATCAATCTACAAAATAATAACACTAATCAACAAAAACAATCGGGTGGTACAAATACAATTATTAAAGAAAAAACAATTGTAGAAAAACCTGCACCAGCTGCAGCACCTGCTAAACCAAAAGAAGAGGATTCTTGGTAATATGAAAAAATTAATATTAATAATTTCTTCAATTTTATTATTTTCTATTGTTAGTAATGCACAAACAATTGGAACTATTAAAACCGAAGAATATAAAGCTGATTTTGAAAAAAAACAATCTATTGCAGTTGTAGGTGACTATGATGGTGATATCGTTTTACCAATTCAAGTTTTAAAAATTGGTATTAACGAAGAACTTTACGAAATGTATCCTGAGTTAAAGGATAAGAGAGTTGGGCTTGGTGTTGCTAATATTGTTTTAGAATTCTTAGAGTCAACAGATAGATTTAAGTTTACTGAGGACCGTGAGGAGATTAAACAAAAAATGATTGCACAGGATAAGGCATCTGATAAGGGTATATCAAGTAATAAGATAGAAGTGAAGGGTAATGTTATTTTAGCAAAATACTTCGTTTATATTGAGGTATATGACTTTTCAGTATCCGAAGATGAACAAATCAAAATGACTGATGGTTCAAAAACAACTCAAACAACTCGTTTGGGTTTACAGGTTAGATTCGTTGATGCTGAAACTGGTGAAATTATTACCGGTAGTGGTTTGGGTGAAGCAAGTACAGTTAAAACTGCATCATTATTAGATGGTGTTGATGACATTAAATTTAACCAATCAACTATTGGTATATCAACTAAGAAAGCTCTTGAAACTGGAGCATCTAGAGTTGTTTCAAAAATGATTAAAAAGGGAATATTTAAAAGTTAAATATAATGGGCAAAATAAGTGAATTTTTCGGTGGTAAATCTGATTATGTTAAAGTAGATGATAAAAATCGTTTCTATTTTATGTTGCAACAAATGCAAAATAATCGTTGGAGAATTACCGCAATTATATTAGGGTTATTTACCTTAATTATTGTTGGAATCAACTCTGGTGTATTTTTTGGTGTAGAAATTGGACAAGACTGGAAAGAAATGTTATTAATTTTATTAGGTGCCTTTGTTGGTAACTTAAATAAAGTTATAGATTATTGGTTCAACTCTGAAGATAGAGACAAAATGTTAATCCAAAAGGTAGATGAAGAGGATGGCGTATCTTTATCTAATACATTGGATTCGCAAGATGAAAATTAAAAAACTTTTAATAACAATAAGTTTTTTGTTCTCTACTATGGTGGTGTTAGGACAAGGGTTCTCATATACATTTACAGACCCATGTACCTTAAAATCCAAAGATATTTTTATTAATAGCCCAAATGGTAGCGTATCATTAATATATTCTGGGCAAATTCAAAGTTTTACTCAAACACAATTACAATCCGGTGCATTAGAAAGTTGGATTAATCAAGTTAATGCGAGTAATCCGCAAGGTTCCGGCCCTTGTGGTGGTGTTGGTATAGCACAAAGTACCAATTTAAATGTAACGGTTGCAGCTAATAATATAGCAGTGTTAACAAGCGTTATGTCAACCATGTCATCACTTTCATCTATAAGTGGAGCAGCTGGTTCAGCAATACAAGGTACAGTTCAGAGTAATGAAAAAGTCGCATCTAACGGCAATAAATCAGATGATAAAAATGGTACATCTGGTAGTTCATCGCAATCAACTAAATCAAAAGGAGAATCGGAAGAAAAAACAGGTGAAGAAAAAGCTGAAGAGGCTGTATCATCTTCATCATCTAATTCATCTCAGGTTAAAGCTAAAGTAGCAGCTGTTAAACGTGGTAATATTATGATGACTGGTGATATTGTTACTATATCAAGTGCTTCTGGTAATGAACCACAACAACTTAAAATTAATATGAGTTTTATCACATCAAATACTGAGAATACATTTGCTAAAGGGGCTTTGGTAAATTATACTACTGCAATTGATAATTCTTGTATAACACTATTTGCAGCTTGGAGACGTAAAAACTTAACATCAATAGTTGCAAATTCATCTATGTTGAATTTTGAAAAGGATTATTTTAATACAACATCGATAATGGAATCGTATAAAATAAAAAAAATAACAGCAACGTTGGGAGTAAATTATACTACTGGTAATATTGGTGAATCCAAATTCCAAAGTTTATCAACTTTAGGCGGAGTTGTTGGTAATTTCGATGTAGGAAAAAAAATGAGTACTACATTGATGTTTGTTACAGTATATTCACCATTTGTATATTATTATGAAGGCATGTGGTATCAATCGGGACTATTAGCAGTTCCATTTGTTGCAATTGATTACAAGCTAACTCAGAAATTTAAAATGAACATCAGTTTTAGTGGTGTTCAACAATTTAAGAGTGATGCTATAAACTACCAAGTATTACTTGGTGCTAAAGCACTTTTATAAAATGAAAAAATTATTATTACTATCTTTGATGTTAATCACATCATTAACTTATGGACAAAAATGCTACACTGTTAAAAATGTAGAGAGTCTTGCTAAAATTGAAAATATAAATCCTAAAAGATTTACATTAGGTGTTAAACAAATAACTGAAGAAATTCTATCTGAAAAATATAGTATATGTGAAGATGGTGAATCAGTAATGGTTGTTGTTAAGAGTATTGAGGCACCTACAACAAGTATTTCAATTGGACCATTTGAAAAGAAAAGAAAAGTTACTATTGTGACTGTTGATTTAATTATTAATGGTAAAGTATATACTGGAATTGGTGAAAGTAAGACTGATGTAAAATCTACATTTATTGAATTGCAAGATGAAAATATTCCATTTGAAAAATCAGCGTTTTCAGCTGCATTAAAAAAATCATTAATAAGTGCTATTAACCAAATGTAATATGAGAAGATATCTCACCCTGTTATTATTAATAATATCCAATATTGTATTTGCTCAAACATTTACATATTCGGGTTATATGTATAATGCGGGTGGATTACCAGCTCAAAATGTTGCTGTAAAATTATATAAACGTACTACACCAACTCTTACTGGGTTTACATCACAAACCAATTATAACGGACACTCTTACTATCGTTCTACTGGTTCAATGACTTGGACTAATGCAAAGGTTGCTTGTGAAAATATGGGAGGTCACTTAGCTACCGTATCTAATTCAGCTGAGAACAATTTCTTATTTAATACATGGCCATCTGGTTGGATTGGATATTATCAAGATAGAGTTTCTGGATATACTTATTCGGAAGCAGCTGGTGGATTTCGTTGGACAGAAACTAAAGTAACTGATGGATTGGTTGCTGATTATGATGTTTCTTCTTATACATCAGGAACCACACTAACTGATATTGTATCTGGTATTAATTCTACATTATACAATACACCATCATACTCAAGTACTGGTGGGAAATATTTAACATTCAATGGAACTAATCAATACGCAATAACAAATAATTTAGCATCCAAATTTTCGAATAATAAAATAACTATAATGGCTTGGATATATCCAACCGGAAATGGAGTTATATCATCGGAATTAGGTGTTGGTAGTCCTACATCAGGTTGGCATGAATCAATAATGGAAATCACTGGAAGTAATACCCTTAGAGTTGGATTTTGGAATGGTAGTGGAATTACTCAATTAAGTACATCTATTACATTAAACGCTTGGCATTTGGTTTCTATTACTTATGATGGGGCATCAATGAAAGGATATTTAAATAATGTAAATTTTGGAAGTACTAATTTTACTAGAGATGTTCCGTATGTGTATTCGGGAAACGGACAATATTTCGCATTTGGATTAAGTGATGTTACTAATATGGGTTCTGGAGCTTATGGTAATTTTAGATTAGGTGATTATCAAATATTCAATAGAGCTATAACAGCCGATGAAATTGATAGAACATATAACTTATATGCATATCGATATAAATTAAATCAATACACAAATTGGAATTCCGGAGAACCTAATAACTCACCCAGTGAAGATTATACACAATTTGTTACAGGTGGTAAATGGAATGATTTAGGAAATACATCTTTACCTTATGTTATAGAATTTGATTATATTAACGATTTTACTCCATGGGTTTTACATCAAACAGTTTATACTAACTCTTCTGGATATTATTCATTTTCTCAATCAACCAATCCAGCAACCGAATGGTATATTCAATATGATATTCCAACACCTACAACACAACTAAGTACCAGTGATATTAATTCTATAATGTACAAAGTTATTAGTAATTCATTTAATGGATTAGATTATTATAAGTACGATGTAAATAATGATGGTGAAGTAACTGTATCTGATGTTTATTATATTCATATGAAAAAAGTTGGGATGAAATCTATATGGGAAAATTCTTTACCAAATGTTAGATTATTTACCCAATCACAATATAATATAATAAATTCATCAACTACTGATTTACGCCCTACCTATATAGGAACATCCTCAATTATAATAAATAATCCAACAAGTGGTGGAAGTTCAAATTACTACTTAATTAATACCGGTTATTCTAATAGTACAACAATTTCGTACTAATGTTATATTTATAAAAACAGAATAAAAAAATTATGGCAAAGTACACAAAAGAACAAATTGAAAAAGCAGTTAAATCAAAAGGATACGTTTGGTTTGAAGATGCTTCTAACAAAGGATTTGATTTAAACATCGTAGGTATCAGAAATTCATCAACCGGTACAAAGGTTACTAACGTATTTGATGATGCAATTTCAGTATCATATAAAGATGGTGGTAATTGGATTTACAAAGAATGGGTAAACACAACCGACCCTGGTACAAAGGGAGTTAAAGAATATCATAATGCAGCTGGAGTTGCTCGTTTAGTTCCGGGTCAATATAGAGGTTCACATACATTGGGATTACATCAAGGTAAATACGAAGCACTTAAACAACAAAAGCCGGTTAAGGTTTATAGAGATGCTAATAGAGATATGAACTATGATGAAACCAAAATCCAAGAAGGTATCTTTGGTATCAACATCCACAAAGCTGGAGCAGATTCAACTTATGTTGAAAATTGGTCTGAAGGATGTCAAGTATTCAAAAAAGCAGCTGATTTTGAAGAATTTATGGTTATTACGAGAAAATCAGGTGCAATACATGGTAAATCGTTTACATATACATTAATAGAATCGAAAGATATTGTTTAATAACACATTGAATATCAATAATTTAAAGGGAAAGCGAAAGTTTTCCCTTTTTTATTTGGAATTATCAAATATTTGTTGTATATTTGAGTTATAACTTAAAACCCTAAAAGATATGATAAATTTTGATAGAGTACCCGCTGGACAGATTTTTGATGTAACGGTTTCACAAGGAACCGCAACTAAAACAAAAAGATTAAAGTTATGTAAACTTAAAGCTCGTTCTATACTTTTTATAGAAGTGGATAAAACACTTAGAGTAAATACCTTTTACAAATTCCCAATTAAAGAGGTAACCCAATTATTGGAAGATTTAGATACACCAGTTATAGAATTTAAAAATGGTGTAATGCCTGAGAAATGGGAATCTGCTTGGGATTCAATGGGTGGACCTTCTAAATCAGTTCAATCATATGGTAGATTCGCACAAGCAGCCAAACCATTTAGTAATCATTCCAAAGGATGGAGTTCAAATGCACCACAATATAACTATGGTGGGGGAGCTCACTTTAGAACTTAATAAAGTATTTGAGAAAACATTTGGTATTCTCAGATAAATTTCGTATATTTGTATAAATAATAAAACTAACGTTATGTTTGGAAGAAATAAATCAAATAATACCAAAGCTCAGGAATTGAGAGATTTGGAAATTGAAAAGAATATAATCAATAGAGAAATTGAATTGTATCGTAGAGAAAAATTTAATCAAGTAGATAATGATATTGAAACTCATAAAATCAAAAGATTAAAAGAAGTTGCAGAATTGGAAATTCAATGTCATAGACAATTGGGAGAATATGAACATGAATTTCATTCAACTAAAGAAATAAGAGGTATTGAGTTGGCAAGAGTGGAAGCAAAGATAGAAGCACTCAATTCAATTGAACCTACATTGATGGATATCATCAGTAATAAAGATAAAGAAATTGAACGATTGGTTAATATAATCAACGCATTGACAAACCATCGTACTAAAAAATAATATTACGGATAAAATTTGGAAGTATCAGATTTTATTCGTATATTTGTATAAATAAATGGATAAGACCATCTTAAAACTTGGTTTTTTGATATTTATATAAGGTGTAGGAAAGACACCATAATAAAACCATTAAAACTTAATTATAAACTTTTAAAACAAAAAACAATGGCTATTAATTTAGATGCAATTAGAGGTAGACTAAACAAACTACAAAACACTGGAAGTACAAAAAACAATCTTTGGAAACCAGCAAATGGTAAGACTCAAGTGAGAATCGTACCTTACAAGTTCAACAAAGAAAATCCTTTTATCGAACTTTATTTCCACTACAACATTAACAACAAATCTTATCTATCTCCGATGTCTTTCGGAAGACCTGACCCAATTGTTGAGTTTGCTGACAAACTTAAACGAATGGGTGATAAGGAAGATTGGAAAGCTGCTAAGAAAATGGAACCGAAGTTGAGAACATTCGTACCTGTTATTGTAAGAGGTGAAGAAAACGAAGGAGTTAAATTTTGGGGATTTGGTAAGACGGTTTATCAGGAAATCTTAGGTTACATCGCTGACCCAGATTATGGAGATATTACCGACCCAACAACTGGTAGAGATATCACTATTGATTATGTATCAGCTGAAGATGCAGGAACTTCTTATCCTGTAACTACAATTAGAGTTAAACCAACTCAAACTCCTATTTTGGAAGATTCTGAAAAATTGAAAGCAGCAATGGAAGGTCAAACTAACATTACTGATATCTATCAGGAACTTTCTTACGCTGAATTAAAAGGTGTATTAGAAGGGTGGTTGAATCCAACTGGTGATGAAGGTTCTGAATCAACTTCACAATCAACATTATCAACACCGGCTCCGGCTCCACAATCGGCACCAGCAGCAGCTCCAATTAAAAATGAAGCATTCGCCGCTACACCAGCAGTTGAGGAACGTAAGAAAATGGATGATGTAGCATCAGCATTTGATGACTTATTCAACAACTAAAAACTAAAAAGTTATATGGCAAAAACATCGAAAGAGGTGGATTTAGCAAGTGTTCTTGCTGATTCCCTAAACAAACAATCCAAAGACCAAAGAGTAGCATTCTTTTTGGATGCCGGAGATTCCCCAACCGACGTGAGTGGGTGGGTATCAACTGGAGCATCAATGCTAGATGTTGCCATTTCTAATCGACCTTATGGTGGATTACCTATTGGTAGAATCACCGAAATTACTGGACTTGAACAATCTGGAAAATCATTAGTATCTGCTCACCTCCTTGCTGAAACACAAAAGCAAGGTGGTGTTGCGGTTCTAATAGATACCGAAAATGCGGTCAGTAGAGAGTTCTTACAGGCAATTGGAGTAGATGTATCTAAATTACTATATGTAGCGGCTGAGACAGTAGAACAATGTTTCGAATACACCGAAATCATTATTGAGAAAGTGCGAGTAGCATCGAAAGATAAACTCGTAACAATCGTAGTGGATTCAGTAGCAGCAGCATCAACTGAAAAGGAGATGGAAGCAGATTATGGTAAAGATGGATACGCAACCGATAAAGCAATTATTATCTCAAAGGCAATGCGTAAAATCACAAACTTAATTGGTAGACAGAAAATCACATTGGTTTTCACAAATCAATTAAGACAGAAGATGAACGCTATGCCATTCTCTGACCCTTGGACAACTTCTGGTGGTAAAGCAATCGCTTTCCACGCATCGGTTCGTTTAAGATTAAAGAGTATGGGAACCATTAAGGCAAAGGAAAATGGTAACGATAGAATCGTAGGTATCAAAGTACGTTGTCAGGTTGTTAAAAATCGTATGGGTCCACCATTACGTTCCGCTGATTTCGATATCTTCTTTGATAGAGGAATCGATAACTATGGAGCATGGTTGGCGCAAATGAAAGAGCATGGTTTGGTAAAACAAACTGGTGCTTGGTATGAGTACACCGATATTGATACTGGTGAAATTATCAAATATCAATCTAAAGATTTCCCAAAATTATTACAAGATAATGACTCTATTAGAGAACAAATTTACAAAGGAATTTGTGAAGCAACAATCTTACAATATAAAAAGGATTCAATGGATACCGATAATTTGGTAGTAGATTCTGAGGTAATCGGGGATTAAATTATAAAAAATATGTTATGAGTAGATTGAAAGAAATGTTAAAAACAAGTGCACAAGCCGATAGAGCAAAAGCACTACTTACATTAGAATTATTAGAAAAGAATCCAGCTGGAATTGGTGACCATTCTACAAATGATTTCTATAACAACGCTGAAGAAGCTCTTCAAATGTTGGTAGATGCAGATGATAGATTGAAAGCAATAGAAACTTATTTTAACTCTGATAAAACTAACTAATGAAAGAACTCTATAAAGATATCCTCAATAAAGTGAGTGAGGAACACAAAACAAACCACCTAAGAGAGAGAAACAGTAGAGTTCTTATCATTGATGGACTTAATACCTTCATCCGTAGCTGGACAACTAATCCTACAATGAATGAGGATGGTGACCATACGGGTGGAGTTATTGGTTCATTAAAATCAATTGGATATCAAATCAGAGAATTCAACCCAACGAGAGTTATTGTAACTTTTGATGGTAAGAATGGTTCTGAATCCAGAAAGAAAATCCACGAAGGATATAAAGCTGGTAGAGAGAAGAATAGATTTAGAGTTAATCGCACCTATGGTGAGATGATGAGTGAAGAGGATGAACGATTATCAATGAGGCAACAATTTGTATGGCTGAATGATATGTTGGATTATCTACCAGTTCAAACAATGATTTACGATGGAATTGAAGCAGATGATACTATTGCATATTTAACCCAATATACTCAAAATGAGTATGATGGTGAAGTTGTAATTGTTTCAACTGATAAAGATTTCCTACAATTAGTTTCTGATAAAGTTAGTGTATTTTCACCAACTAAAAAGAAACTATATAATAGACAAGTTGTATTTGATGAATTTGAAATTTGGCCTGAAAATCTCCTATTATATCGTACATTAGATGGGGATAAGTCCGATAACATTCCGGGTATTAAAGGATGTGGTATCAAAACACTTCTTAAACGATTTCCTGAACTATCTGAAGATAGACTTATTACGCATGATGAATTGTTTCAAATGTGTGAAGGTAAATTGGGTAAAATCAAACTTTATAATGATATTTTAGAAGCAAGGGAACAACTCCTTATGAATAAGCGATTAATGGAGTTGAAAGAACCACATATACCAACAAATCAAAAGCTTAAGATAATTGATAGATTCAGAGAAGATGATGTTGCATTCAATAAATTAGAATTCCTTAAAGTTGGTAACAAATATAAGGTTTTACAAAATTGGAGAGACATTAATGATTGGTTACAATCGACATTCCACAACATTATTATAAAATAAATTAGGTTTTATCACAAATTTTTTATATCTTTGTGGAAACAAATAGGTTATATACATGCAAAATACAGACACACTATCTAAATACGGACAATCATTTCAAACAAAAGTTTTATCTTGTTTGATTGCTGATGTTCGTTTATTAGATACGCTCAGAGAGGTTATACATCCTAAGTTTTTTGAATCCGAAGCAAACAAATGGATTGTTGAGGAGATAATGGAATATTATGATGATTTCAAACGTACACCATCATTAGATGTGTTTAAAGTTGAAATTTCAAAAATGGAAGATTCTGGAATGCAGAAACGAATTGTTGAACAACTTAAATTGGCATTTACCCAATTAGGTGATAATGACTTGGATTATGTAAAAAAAGAATTTTCTAACTTTTGCATCAATCAGAATCTTAAAGAAGCAATTGTACAATCCGTTGATTTATTAAAAGCTGGTTCTTATGATAGAATTAAAGATTTAGTAGATAAAGCAATGAAAGTTGGAGTTGATACTGATTTGGGTTTAGATTACGTTTTAGATTTTGAAGAACGTAGTGAAGATTTAAATAGAACAACTGTACCAACTTCTTGGGATTGTATTAATGGGTTAATGGATGGTGGATTAGGACCCGGTGAATTGGGAGTAATAGTTGCACCATCAGGAGTTGGTAAAACTTGGGTACTATGTGCACTTGGAGCGGCTGCTGTGAAAGCTGGAATGAATGTAGTACATTATTCATTAGAATTATCCGAACATTATGTAGGACAGCGATATGATACTGTATTCACACAAATCCCATCTGGGGATTTAAAAAATAGAAAAGAGGATGTACTTCAAAAGATTAAAAAACTAAAAGGTAGATTACTCATTAAGTATTTTCCACCAAAGGGTATATCAGCTAGAAACATCGAATCTCACATTGAAAAGATGACTGCTGCGGGTAATAAACCGGATTTAGTTATTATTGATTACGCTGATTTACTACTCTCTACTACAAACAAATCAGAATCAACTTATGGTGAGCAAGGTGGTGTTTATATTGAACTAAGAGGAATGGGTGGTATGTTAGGAATACCCGTTTGGACAGCATCTCAAACCAATCGTTCGGCAATTGATAGTGAAGTTATTGAAGCTGATAAAGTGGCTGATTCATACGCTAAAGTTATGAACGCAGATTTCATTATGAGTATCAGTAGAAAATCTAAAGATAAATTAAACAACACCGCTAGATTTCACGTGATGAAGAATAGATTCGGACCGGATGGATTAACATTCCCATCTAAAATGGATACTAATATTGGTTCAATTGAAGTATTTGAAGCATCATCATCTGATGGAATTATTACATCAAAAGAAAGTAATGATGGGGCGATTATGGAGAAGAAATTATTACATAAAAAATATGTAGATAACTTTGGATAATACTCAATCAATCAATATGTGGTATGTAAAAATACCAAACAAAAAAATAAAAAAATTAACTTTGTAAATTGAATTCTTTTTCAATATATACAATAGTTATAATCACCCAACTGAAAAAATGGTTGGACTTAACAATTAAAAACAAAATAAAGATTATGGCAAATTCGCAAGAAATTTTCGAACAAATTAAAGAGTTATACACTCAATTTGAAAAAGAGCACAATGGTACAACCAAAGCTGCTAAATCAAGAGCTAGAAAAGCTATTGGTGAGATTAAAAAATTGGTAACTGATTATAGAAAAGTATCCATAGAGGAAACTAAATAATAGAGTTAAAACTATGAGCAAATTATTTACTGAAAGAATACCCTACAAACCATTTGAATTTCCAGTGTATTATGAAGAAGGCTGGTTAAAACAAGCTCAGGCATTTTGGTTACATACTGAAATCTCAATGCAGGGTGATGTTAAAGATTGGAATGAAAATCTTACATCTGATGAAAAACATTTGGTTGGTAACATTCTATTGGGTTTTGCTCAAACTGAATGTGCTGTATCTGATTATTGGACTACGATGGTAACCAAATGGTTTCCAAAGCATGAAATTAAGCAGATGGCTATGATGTTTGGTTCACAAGAAACAATTCATGCAACCGCATATTCATATCTAAATGAAACATTAGGGTTAGATGATTTCTCAGCATTTTTGCACGAACCTGCAGTTGCTGAGAAATTCCAACTCTTAACTTCTACTACAGCTGATTGGACACATAACGATTTGGAAACAAATCCGATAGCAAGACAGGAAGTAGCAAGAAGTTTGGCAATCTTTTCAGCATTCGCTGAAGGAGTATCGCTCTATTCATCATTTGCGGTTCTATATTCGTTCCAAATGAGAAATCTATTGAAAGGTATAGGACAACAAATGAAATGGTCTGTAAGGGATGAATCCTTACATTCTAAGATGGGTTGTCAATTGTTCAATCATATGTGTGAAGAGTTTCCTGAATTAAAGGAAGCTAGTAAAGAATCAATCGAAGAAGCAGCTAAACTAATCGTAGAATTAGAATCTCATTTTATTGATAAGATGTTTGAAAATGGTGATTTAGAAAATCTAAAATCATCAGATTTGAAAGAATTTATTAAAGCGAGAACAAATACCAAACTTAGAGAATTAGGTTATGATGGTATTTTCGAATTCAACTCTAAGAAAGCTGATAATTTAGAATGGTTCTATCACTTAACTGGTGGTACTACACATACTGATTTCTTCGCTATTAGACCTACTGATTATTCAAAGGCTAATGAAGGGGAAGATTGGGGAGATTTATTTTAATAAACATTAGGTTTAATCAAATAAATTTCGTATATTTGTAGTATGAGTACATTCACATATTTAAATAATTGCATCAAAACTGATATTGCACCAAGCCCAATACATGGAATTGGTACATTTGCTCTTAGAGATATCAAAGCCGGTGAATCATTATTTGAAAGATGGGATGGGGAAACTGGAACATATACAATAACCCATTTAGAATTTGAACAACTACCAATATATGTTAAACGCATAATACTTAAATCATACGAAAATAAAAGGGGTGAATACCCCTTTGTATGGTTTAAATTATATAATGATGGATATTTTAATTTAGTAAATCCATTGGCATATACAAACACATTAGGTGTTGAAAGGGCTAACTTCAACACTCAAAATAAAATAGCAATTACACACATTAAAGCAGGTGAAGAATTATTCGGAACCTACGATTTAGATAGCACAATATTATGAATTTTGATGAATTAATACAAAACGTAAAAGGATGGGCTGATGCTAAGGATATCCTAAAAGCAGAAAACGCACCCAAACAATTGATGAAAGTGATGGAAGAGTTGGGTGAAACCGCTGGAGCAATCGCAAAGAACAAAAAAACAGAAGAAATCCAAGATGGGATTGGTGATACATTTGTAACATTAATCATATTAGCATATCAGTTGGGATTAGAACCAGCTGAATGTTTAGAGCATGCTTGGAATGAAATTAAGAATAGAAAAGGAAATACTGTTAATGGTGTTTTCATAAAAGAAGAGAATTAAAATGGCTAAAAATTACGGAGAAGATTTAGGTTGGGAATTGGGAGTAGATTTTCCAGAATGGGGAAATACCGAAATCTATGTAAAAACTATTAGTAAAGGGTATTTGCTAGCTGGAGAGAAACCAAAAGATGCATATTGGAGAGTTTCTACTAAAGTAGCACAACGATTAAACAAACCACAATTGGCATCAAAGTTTTTTGATTACATTTGGAAAGGTTGGTTAAACTTGGCTACACCTGTTTTATCAAACACTGGAACTGATAGGGGTTTACCTATATCTTGTTTCGGAATTGATGTAGCTGATTCAATATTTGATATTGGTACTAAGAATTTAGAACTAATGTTATTAGCAAAACATGGTGGTGGGGTTGGAATTGGTATTAATCAAATTAGACCAGCTGGAGCACAAATTACTGGAAATGGAACATCTGATGGTGTAATTCCATTTACAAAAATCTATGATTCAACCATACTTGCCACAAATCAGGGTTCAGTTCGTAGGGGAGCAGCATCTGTTAACCTAAACATTGACCATAAAGATTTTGAAGATTGGTTAGAGATTAGAGAACCAAAAGGTGATGTAAATCGCCAATCACTTAACCTACACCAATGTGCAGTAGTAGGTGATAAGTTTATGAGAAAGTTGGAAAACGGAGATGAAGAAGCTCGTAGAAAATGGGGTAAATTACTTCAGAAACGTAAAGCAACTGGAGAACCTTATATTATGTTTAAGGGTAATGTTAATAAACAAAACCCAGAGATGTACAAAGTTAATGGATTGAAAGTTCATATGACAAACATATGTTCTGAAATCGCTCTTCATACTGATGAATCACATTCATTTGTATGTTGTTTATCATCTTTAAACTTAGCTAAGTACGATGAGTGGAAAGATACTGATTTAGTATATACCGCAACTTGGTTTTTAGATGGAGTTCTTTCAGAATTTATCCAAAAAGCTAAAAACTTAAAAGGATTTGAAAACTCAGTTCGTTCTGCTGAAAAAGGTAGAGCATTGGGATTAGGTGTATTAGGATGGCACACTTATTTACAACAAAGGGGTATTCCATTTGAAGGAATGATTGCACAATTTGAAACTCGTAAGATTTTCTCTCAATTAAAGATTGAATCTGAAAGAGCAAGTAGAGATATGGCAGTTGAATTGGGTGAACCTTTATGGTGTAGAGATAGTGGGTTTAGAAATACACACTTAAGAGCAATTGCACCAACGGTATCAAACTCTAAATTGAGTGGTGATGTATCTGCTGGTATTGAACCTTGGGCAGCTAACGTATTTACGGAACAAACTGCTAAAGGAACTTTTATTCGTAAGAATGGTGAATTGGAAAGGGTTTTTAAAAAAATAGGAATCAATACAAAAGAAATTTGGGATAAAATTATGGCAGATGGAGGTTCAATTCAGGATATTAATGAATTGAATGAATGGAGATTCTTAAATGGTAAAGTATTAAAGAAAGAAGATATATCTGAATTAGATTACGAAAAATCATTTAATATTAAGGATGTATTTAAAACATTCAAAGAAATAAATCAATTAGAATTGGTTAGACAAGCTGGAATTAGACAGCAGTATATTGACCAAGCGGTTTCATTAAATTTGGCATTCCCATCTACCGCAACACCAAAATGGATACATACTGTAAGTATGGAAGCATGGAAGCAAGGTGTTAAAACACTTTATTATATGAGAACTGAATCAGTACTCAGAGGTGATATTGCTGATAGAGCAATGGATATTGATTGCTTGAGTTGTGATGGATAGAATAAACAATTAAAACAAAAAGAAGATGTTAGAAGTAAAGAAATTTTATGGAACTTGGTGTGGACCGTGTAAAATGTTAACACCAACGATTGAACGATTAAAAGAACAACATAGTGATGTTACTTTTAGAGATATTGATGTTGATAAAGATTTTGAGGCAGCATCTCAATACTCAGTTCGTAGTATTCCATTAGTGGTTATTGAAAAAAACGGAAAAGAAGTACAACGATTTTCTGGAGTTCAATCTGAAATGGCATATACAAACGCAATTAATGAATGGAAAAATTAATATAAAAAAATGCCAATACTAAGAGGTCAGTCTCACCCGTCATCAAAATTGACAGATGAGCAGGTTATACAAATAAGAAGGTTATGGAAAATGGGACACCGAAATGTTAGAGTAATTGCTCAAAACAACAAATGTTCCTCAGCCAATATTCTAAGAATTGTGAGAAATGAGACATGGACACACTTAAATGAATTTTGGACTGGTAGTTTATGAAAGAAAACAAACAATATTGCGATACTTCAAAGCTATCAATTAGATTAATAACCAAATCGGTAGCAAAGGATATTATAGTAAACAATCATTATAGTGGTTTGTGGACTAAAGTATCCTATGCTATTGGTTTATTTACCTCTGAAGTAGAAGAGCATACATTCTTTAGTAATGTAGAAGATAAATTAATTGGAGTTGCTTGTTATGGTGACCCAATAGGTAGAAGTGCTGGGCAATCAATTACACCCCTATTAGAACGGGATGAGGTATTAGAATTAACTCGATTATTTGTATTTGATGGTTATGGTTCTAATATTGAAAGTTGGTTCCTATCTCAAACATTTGATTGGTTAAGAGAAAATGTACCAAACATTAAAGCACTAATATCATATTCAGACCCGAAAGAAGGACATTGTGGTACTATATATCAAGCCACAAATTGGTTGTATCAGGGTAACAAACTAAGATTTAACGATAGTTGGGATTTTCGATGGGAAGAAGATGGTGATTGGCACCACCAACGAACATCTTATGTCAAATTTGGAACTAACAATCCAACTGAAATCCAAAAGATAGCATCATCTACGTTTTGGATACGAAAGAACCCAAGAAAACATAGATATGTGTATATTCTCTCAAAAGGTGGCGAACGTAGGAAACTTATGAAAACCATAAAGCACCCATTATTCCCATATCCAAAGGAAAATGAGGAATTTATAGAACAAATTACAAAAATGGAACCGATTAATTTGGAAATATCAAATTAATTTCGTATATTTGTTTTATAAATTAAATATATGGCTAGGAAACCTATAAAGTTTTTTCCACTAACAAATGAGTTAAGGGAACTTTTGAAACTTATAAAGACTATTGGTGGAGATTATCCACATCAACAATTAGTTGATTTCACATTACGTTCAGGTCATTACCACCCAAAAGATAAGGTGTGGTTAAACAAAGTAAGAGAGCATTATATTAATACAACAATCAAATTAAATTAGTTATGACAGCAGAGGAGCAAATTGAAGAAATCTTAATGGAGGCATCCGCATTTGGTTTACGTTTTGAAGTAATAGAAACTGCAAAACAATATCAATCTGAAGGAGTGGATAAGGTAACCGCATTTGAAAACGCATTTAATGAGTGGGTAAAGTAAAATGAAAGAAGAAGGTAAACATTATGTTGATGCCAGTAGAGTAAGTGTAGCTCCTATTGCTAAATCTATCGCTAAAGATATGATTGTTAAAAAACACTACACTCATGCTTGGACAGCATGTAGATACGCATTGGGTATCTATTATAGAGAAGATGAAACATCAGTTGGGTTTTCAGATAACAAATTAGTTGGAGTAGCAGTTTATGGGTTCCCTGTTGGAGCCAAAGCACCAACATCGGTATGTGATGGGTTAACAAAAGATAACATCTTAGAACTTACCCGTTTGTATGTTGATGATGGATATGGTTCAAATATTGAAAGTTGTGCATTAGGTAAAACATTCCAATGGATTAGAGAAAATGATACTAATATTAAAGTATTACTATCATACGCTAATAATGGACAAGGACACGTTGGTGGGATATACAAAGCTACCAATTGGATTTATCAGGGATTAAATACTGATATTGCATTGATGCCAAATTGGGGAATTTCATTAATTAATGACCCATTCGATTGGATTCATAGTAGGACAGTTTATAATAACTGGGGAAGTGGTAATTTGGAGCATCTTAGAAAGGAAATTGGAAAGGATGGATATAAGGAGTTTTGGAGAAGAGAAGAACCACCAAAACATAGGTATATTCAAATATTACCCCAAAATAAGAAGGAGAGAAAGGACTTGATGGGTAGATTAAAACATCCAATACAGCCATATCCAAAGGATTTAAACGATTATAATACCGAAGTAGTACATCACACTACATACGCACCAGAAGAGAGTAATGACATCAATTTTTGGTAAAATACTAACTTATTGATAATCAATTAGTTATAAAATAATTAAAAAACATTTTGCTATATGAATTATAATTCGTATCTTAGTGTTATAAAGATAGGGTAAGAACTCACCCTTATATGAGTTCAAAATAAACAATGTGGTAAAGGTATCACCACAACAACGATACCAAAAAAAATTAAATTATTATGGCTATTAAAAAATCAATTAGCGCAAAAGTTCTTTCTGGTGGAACTCTAAACAAACTAAGAGAAATGTCCCCTTATATTTATGTGGATAAGCATCAATTACAAAGATTGCTTGATAAGTGGGAGGATACAACATCAGCAAAACATATGAAAGCGTGTTTAATTGGACACTCAAATATCTACACAATTGTATTAGTAAGTATTGATGGATGTTTAGACTATTGTGAATCATTGATATCTCAATATTCTGAAGGAGATGACAGATATGAATCTGTTAAAGAAACAATTGATTACTTACAAAACCTAACAAAGTTAGGATATCGTTATCTAAATATAGATGGTCAACATAGAGTGGAATGTTATTCTGACTATTTAAATTCCAAATTTACAATTACAGAATCAGTAATTGATTTAATCGAAAGTAAAGATGGTAATACAATACCATTTGAAATGAAAGGTATATATTTCAAAGATATGCCGGAACTTACTCAAAAGCAAGTATTGGATTTACCAATTACAATTGTATTAGTTGAAAAAGCAACTTTGCAGGATATGGTTGATATTACAATCTATACCAATATCGGAGAACCTTGGAATGATAATGAACGAAGAATTATCATACCATCTCAATTCAATAGATTCCTACATTCATTTATGAATAATAACCCATTATTAACAGCAATGTTTAATAATACAAAGAATCTATCAAGCGATTACTCTCTTTTGAAAAAGGGTGATGCACTTATAATAGCTGAATGGTTTGCATATTATTACAACGTATTGGAGGGTAACATATATAGTTGGCCAAAGAATTCTATGTTAGATACTATGGCTTCAATTGAAGGATTACCAAAACATAGTAAAAAGAGAATGAATGATACTAAATCATTAATCAGTAAATCGATAGAATTAGCAAATTCAGCCGGAGATGTTAAATTTGAAAGAACATTCTTAGATAACTTATTTATATTAATGACGGTATTGAATACTCCATCTCACCCAATGAATAATAAAGATAAGGAGATAAAAATTAATAGTTATAAAAAGTTTATCGATTGGTTTGCAAAAACTGAAGCAACTTTGAGAAAGGAAGATGAATTCCTTATAGACCCGGCAACTGGAAAAGATTATGTACATCCTATTACTGGTAAGAAATCAACAAACGCCGAATCATTTAAAAGAAAATGTGGAGCTAAGAAAACGGATGATATACAAATTCGTTCTACTATGATTATGGAAAAGTTTTATAAAAGTTATGATAAACTTTTCGCTAGTGGTGTTATTACTTTAATTGATACTACAAACTATACTAAAAAACAAAAATTAAACGCAGCAATTCAAAATGATTGGATTGATGCTGATGGGAATGAGTTCACATTTGAGCAACTAATGGGTACTAATTCAATTATGGAAGGTGACCATATTGATGCTAGAGCAAGTGGTAATGAAACTACTATACAAAATTTAGTAATCAGAAATAAAACATCAAATATCAGAAAATCAAATAAAGCAATTTTAAAATAAAATGGATGAGAGTATTAGTAATACCTAATTACACAAATTTTGGTATGGCAAAAGACATCAATAGGGATTCGTTCCTATTGGTGTTTAAGTCATTTTTAGACAACACCGAAATAGGAAAAGAATGGGAATGGATTCTCCCATACCCAGATTTAAATAACCACCCTGGTATAATCAATCAATTTGAATATCCCAATGTTAAGTTGGTTAAAATGGATGGATTGGATTGTTTTCCACCAAAAATGAGAGTAGATTATCCCAATAATTTCTTCAACCGAATTATTGAAAAATATAATGGTGAATTTAATCTAATTTGGTCACATTTACCTGAATGGACTAATGAGTTTAAAATTACTCGTATTTACAATAAAACACAACCTATTATTGGTTATTGTCATTGGTGGGAAATTAAAGATAATGGTGCTAGAGATGATAATTCATTTTGGAGAAATGTGAAAGGCATGTTACAAATGAAGGTTTGTGGTGTAAACTCACAATGGGTTAAAGATTTGGTTATTAAAAGAGCAAAAGAAACATTTAAATCGCATATTACTGATAAGTTAGAAGAGATTATTCAACCTTGGTATTTAGGATGCGATTCAGCAACACCAACTCAAACATATAAACCAAAAACTATTGTGTTTAATCATAGAGAAGGTGTATATACAGGTTCAGATTGGTTTTTTGAAACTATGGATAACCTATGGAAAGAAAGACAAGATTTTGAAGTTTGGACTTCCTTAAACAATATGAATAAACCATATACCAAATATATTGGACATGCTGATAGGAATGTTTATATGAATCAATTAGCAGAAGCTCATTTTGGTGTAGGAACGTTTCAAGGTTATTCAGCATGGAGTATGAGTGCAACTGATGGGTTAAGTAGAGGTGTACCTTATTTACTACCTAATGATTTTTGTTACCCTGAAATGGTTGGTAACGAATACCCACTTCTTTACAATGGAAAAAAAGAATTTAAAGAAATGGTTGTTAAATTATTAGATGGTGAAATTGAAAGACCTGATATAACTCACATTGCTCAATCACTATTATGGGAATCTCAACTTAAAAGTTGGAAAATCGAAGAAAACTTCGTAAATAATGCGAGAAATACTTTTGATAAGTAAAAAAATTATCGTATATTTGTAGAACAATTAAATAAAAGAAATTTGTATTCAAACATATATTATCAAAGAGAAAAGAACTTAGTCCATTTGTGGGATGATACTCAAGGGTATAGGAGTTTTCCATATACCCGATATGCTTATGAAAAAGCAGTAAATGGTGAGTACACCACTCTATATGGAGATAAGGTGACTAAGATTTATAAATTCAAAGGAGATGACCCTACACTATTTGAATCAGATGTACCTGAAACTACGAGAGTTTTAGTAGATATGTACACCAATTCGGATATTCCATCTGAAGGACACGTTACACTTACATATGATATTGAGTGTGAGATGGAGAGTGGATTACCTGACCCAGAAAAAGCAGAGAATGAATTAACATCAATTGCACTGCATGATTCTGCTACTAACCAATATTGGGTATTAGTAATGGATAAAAAAGGTCAAATGGTAGAGCGTAAAACTGATAAAGCTATCGTTATTCCGTTTACACATGAAGAAGATATGTTAATGAAATATTTGGAATTGTATGAGTATATAAATCCATCTATTGTAACTGGTTGGAATATTGATTATTTCGATACACCAATGTTATATAATCGTATCAAACGTTTATTGGGTGAAAGACATGCAAATAGATTATCACCAATTGGACAGTGTTTTTGGTCACCATATCGTAAAAGGTATTTTATGGCAGGTGTATCTTATTTGGATTACCTTTCACTTTATAAAAACTTCACATATTCAGAATTAGATTCATATAGATTAGATACCATTGCTCAAAGAGAATTGGGTAGGGGTAAGATTGAATATGAAGGAAACTTAGATATCTTATTCAGAGATGATATTGAAAAGTTTATTGAGTATAACTTAGTCGATGTTGAGTTAGTTGTTGATTTTGATAAGAAACTACAATTCATAGATACCGCTAGAGGTATCTGCCACGCAGGACACGTTCCATATGAAGATTTCGTATATTCATCAAAGTATTTGGAAGGAGCATTATTATGTTATCTTAAAAGAAAGAACATTGTAGCACCTAACAAACCTGCTGATAGAAGAGAGAGAATGGAAGCTCTTAAGGAAAATAATGAAGAGAAATTCATTGGAGCATATGTTAAAGCACCTATTGTTGGAAAATATGATTGGATTTATGATTTGGATTTAACTTCCCTATATCCATCAATCATTATGAGTATCAATATCTCACCAGAAACCAAAGTTGGTAAGTTGGAAGATTGGGATGCACAAAAATACTTAAAAGGTGAAGTTAATGAGTATAAAGTTGGTGATAATTACATAACAAAAGAAAATCTAAAAATTCTATTAGAGAAAAGTAAATATTCCGTAGCATCAAATGGTGTTATGTATAGAACGGATACACCGGGTTGTATTCCTGATATATTGGACTTATGGTTCTCTCAAAGGGTTGAATTTAGAAAATTAGAAAAAAAATATGGTGATGAGGGAGATAAAGAAAAGTACGCATTCTATAAAAAACGCCAGCTGGTTCAGAAAATTTTACTTAACTCTTTATATGGGGTGCTTGGTCTTCCTGCCTTTAGGTTCTATGATGTTGATAATGCTACCGCTGTTACCACTACGGGACAGACAGTTATTAAAAGCACAGCTGATATGGCTAACATCAAATACAATAAGGAGCTTGGCACTCCTGATGCTGACAGTAATATATATATTGATACTGATTCGGTATTTTTCTCCGCAGTTCCTCTTTTAGACCATCGAATTCCAAATTGGAAAAATGATGAGCAGGATGTAATTGCTGGTTATGTAAATGATATAGCTGGTGAGATGCAGAATTACCTAAATGACTTCTATGATATCTTAGGTAAAAGGGTATTCAACATTGATAAGCATAGATTTGAAATTAAAAAGGAATTCGTATCAAAAGCTGGTATTTGGATTGCTAAAAAGAGATACGCACAATGGATTATTTCCGATAATGGTGTACCTTGTGATAGATTGGATGTAAAGGGATTAGATGTGGTTAGGTCATCATACCCAGCGGCTTTCCGTAAGTTTATGGGAGAAATATTAATTGAAATTCTTAGAGGTGATACGGAAACCCAAATAACTGATAAAGTTTATAATTTCAAAAAAGAATTGGTTAATATGGATGTTGTTAAGATTGCTAAAGCCGGAGCAGTTAAAAACTTAACAAAGTACATGCCAAAGAAGAAACAACAAACGGCAATGTTTCAATTCCCATCAGGTTGCCCAGCACACGTTAAAGCATCTATTGCATATAATCAACTATTAATTCATTTTGGTTTAGAAAATCAATTTGCACCATTAAAAGATGGTGATAAAATTAAATGGGTATATCTTAAACAAAACCCATTTGGATTAGATGCAGTTGGATTAAATGGTTATAGTGACCCAAAAGAAATTATGGACTTAGTAACTACCTACATTGATTATGATAAAATCTTTGAAAGGGAACTCCTTAAGAAATTGGAAGATTTCTATGGAGCATTAAATTGGGGAGAGGTTTTATCCTCAACCAAAACAGCAGAAAAGTTTTTTGCATTTTAATTTGGAAATGTGGAAAATAATTCGTATATTTGTATAACAAAAAAGTAAAACTTAAAATTAAATTATGGAAAAATTAAAATTAGATGGCTTCATCAATCGTTACAACCTTGGTGGTGAAGTAGAATCAGTAATGTTAAAATCAGATGATACAAGCGTATCAGTTAGAATGATTTCAGATGACAAAACCTTATTAGGTGATGTAAGTGTAGTAGAATCGGAATTCCCAAATGGTGAGTTCGGTATTTACACCACATCTCAATTAAGAGGTTTGTTAAGTGTATTAGATAATGGTATCACTGTTGAGGAAGTTACTGGGGCATTGAAGTTCTCTGATAAAGGAACAAAAGTTCAGTATATGTTGGCAGCACCATCAGTTATCCCATCGGTACCTGACTTGAAAGCACTTCCACCATTCAATGTAAATATTACATTAGATAATGAGTTTATTAATAAATTCATCAAATCTAAAGGAGCATTAGCTGACGCTGATACATTTACATTCACTTGTAAAGATGGTAAAGGTGAAATTATCTTAGGATACTCATCAATAAACTCTAACCGAATCTCAATTGGTGTAGATTGTAAATGTGAAGGTAATGTGGATGCAATTGCATTCTCAGCAAAATACCTAAAAGCTATCTTAATGGCTAATAGAGGTTCAACAACCTCATCATTACAAATCTCATCACAGGGATTGGCAACGTTATCATTTACCGATGGTGACTATGTATCAAATTATTACTTAGTAGAGATTAAATAATAACAACTAAAAAGTAGCATATGAGCTTTTGGGATACCGAACCGCAAAAACCAATATTTGTATTTGAAGATGAGAAACAAAAACTCATCGAAAATATGAACTACCTTATGACAATGAGTGTAGAAGAACAAACCTTATACAAAAAATGGGTAGAGTTGCAGGAGGAATCTATGTTTAGGGATAAATCCCAAATGGCATCTCTATATGATACTCAATGGAAACCAACTGATATCAATAATAAGGAACTAACTATTAGAGAAATCGAAGAGTTAGACCCTTATGTTGAGATTGTTGAAGATGATGCAGTACAATCTACCAAATGGACTTATGTTCGTAAAATGATTCACACAATGAGTTGGACAGCAAATCCTGGTCGAAATGTGAAGATATTTATAAAAGATAGGAATAGTGGTAAATTGTTAGGATTAGTTTCATTAGCATCCGATGTAACCGCAATGGGTGTTAGAGATAACTACATTGGTTGGACTAAGGAAGATAAATTTGCTAAAGGTAAACTTAACTATACAACTATTGCATCATCTATTGTATGTACTCAGCCACTTGGTTACAACTTCTTAGGGGGTAAGTTAACCGCAATGATGACTACGGTTCCGGAAGTTAGGGAATTTTGGAAAAAGAAGTACGGACAAACTCTAATAGCAGTTGGTACAACTTCCCTTTATGGAATACATTCACAATACAATGGAATTCCTCACTTTAAAACATTAGGTGAATCAGCTGGTAAAATTAGTTTAAAGCCGGATGATAAATTCTATGACCCTTGGCATCAATGGATTAAGGAAAATCGTGCAGAGTGGTATCAAACTGCTATCACAAACGAACGAATCCGTAATGGGGCTAATATGGGTACTGGTGAAGGAGCTAGTGGACCTGTAAGTGGTATTAAACAAAAGATTTTGGGACAGATATTCAAAGAATGTAACATTAAAGCAAATGAATATCATCATGGGTTTAAACGAGGTGTATATCTCGCTATGATTTATGAAAATGGACCTGAGTTCCTACGTTCAGAAATTGAAGAATCTGAATTGGTAATGAAACCAAAGTTCGCTGAAGGATATGATTACATTAATAAGTGGTGGAAAAGACAGGCAATTAAGAGATATTCTAAGTTGCATGATGAAGGTAGATTAAAACCGGAACATTTATATTACATAGATGGTATTGGTGTAGAATGGGAAGATTTTAAGGCTCAGAGATTGAGTGAAGTAGGTAGATAATAAATAAAAAAACAAAATGGCATTTTTCGAACAAAGTATAGAAGAAAAAGTAGATAATTCATTGTGGGTTGAATCATATAGACCTACTCGATTAGATGATTATGTAGGTAACGAACACCTTAAAGCAAAGGTAGCGGGTTATTTAGAAACTGGTGATGTACCACATCTTTTATTGTATGGTAGAGCTGGTACGGGTAAAACTACATTAGCAAAATTGATTGTAAAATCAATTGAATGTGATTATATGATTATAAACGCATCATCTGAAAACAATGTGGAGACAGTTCGTAATAAAGTTACCAACTTTGCATCATCACAGGGTTTTAAGAAATGGAAGATTGTAATTTTGGATGAGTTTGATTATATGACTCAAAATGCACAGGCAATTCTTCGTAACTTAATGGAAACGTTTAGTGGACATTGTAGATTCATTTTGACTTGTAATTATGTTGAGAAGGTAATTGACCCGATTCAATCTCGTTGCCAAACTTTCCAAATTGTACCTCCAACTAAAAAAGATGTTGCAGTACAGGTTAGTAAAATCCTTAACAATGAAGGAGTAAAATTCGAAGTTAAAGATTTGGTACCAATTATTGATGCTGGGTATCCTGATATTCGTAAGATTATCAATACCTGTCAATTAAATTCAGTAAAAGGTGAGTTGAAAGTAGATACAAAAAATCTATTGGAAAACGATTACAAAATGAAAGTTTTGGATATTCTTAAATCAAAAGATGATAAGAGAAATAAGTATATGAATATGAGGCAAACAATTATTGATAGTAGAGTTACTGACTTTACTGAATTGTTTACATTATTATATGATAAGGTAGATGAATACGCTCCATCTAACACAGCAAATGTTATTATTGCATTATCACAAGGGCAAAGTAACCATTTCAATTCAATTGATAAGGAAATCCCAATGGCAGCGTGTTTAATTGAAATTTTAAATTTAGTATAATGGCGAAAGTATTAGGAATGAATAGTGGGAAACCACAAAAACCATCAGCTGAAGCGCAAGCTGGTGGACCAAAAATAGATATAGGTAAATCTAAACCAATCTTATGTGAAAAATGTGGATACGATACATTTGTAACTGGTGGTAAGTTTAGAAAAATATCAAAGTTACTAACTGGAACACCACAAGATGTAGTTATCCCAATTGATATCTTTATTTGTGGTAATTGTGGTGAAGTATGTGAGGAATTGATGCCACCTGAATTGAGAGTATTAGAACAATTAGATAAGCAAAATACAAACGAACAAACTAAGTAATGGCAGCTACCCTTTTTGACCATATTACACAAATAACCAATGTTCAAAACCCTAAGTATTGGGATACATTGGATGAGAGTGACCGTAAGACCTGGTCAAACTATATGGTACTCCGTTTTCTATCTATGAAATATGAGTGGGTAGAAACTATCGCTAGTGTTCAACCATATCTTCAGGAAGTACCACCTAAAGCAATGTATTTGGCTTTAATTGATTTACTCCCAAAGGGTAGACATTTTATGAAATACATCAAACCAAAGGGTGCTGATAAGTATGAGGGATGGTTAATAGATTTGGTAGCTAAAAACTATGAAGTATCAAAGATAGAAGCAGAAGATTATCTAAAGATATTATATGCATCTCACACTGGTAAACAAAAAATTATTGAGTTGGCTGAAAACTATGGGACAGACCCAAAAGTGATAAAAAAACTAAAAATAAACGTATAATAAATCAATTAAAGTTTGGAAAATCCAAACTTTTTTTGTATATTTGTAATATAAAATTAAAGTTATGGCAAAAGTAAGTTTTTCACAATTCTCAACATGGAGTTCATGTCCTCAACAATATAAGTTGAGATACATCGATAAGTTGGGTGAAAGTTCTGCCAATATTCATACACTCTTTGGAACCGCAATGCACGAAACAATCCAACATTTCCTTTCGGTTATGTATGGGGTTTCTAAAAAGCAAGCGGAACTAATTGATACTGATAAGTTATTATTAGAATGGATGCGTAAAGAATATATCAAAGAAACTGAAAAACTTAGTTCGGGTGTAATATGTACCCAATTGGAGTTAGAAGAGTTCTATGGTGATGGTAGAAGAATCCTTGAGTGGTTCAAAAAGAAATTAGATAAGTTCTACACTAAAACTGGGTTTGAATTAGTTGGAATTGAAATTCCACTTAATGCACCTATTAAAGAAGGTGTATATCTTATTGGATTTATCGATATTGTAATGAGAGATTTATCAACTGGTGAAATTATCATCATTGATTTAAAAACATCAACAATGGGATGGAATAAGTACCAAAAAGCTGATAAGTTAAAGAACGCTCAGATTATAATCTATAAAAAATATTATTCTGAATTATTTAATATTCCTTTGGATAAAATCAAAGTAGAGTATCAGATTATGAGAAGGAAAATGCCTGAAGAGGCTCCATTTCCAATTCCATATATGTCAAAACACATTCCTGCATCTGGAAAACCAACTGTAAATAAAGTATATGGTGAGTTTATGGAATTTGTGAATAGTGTATTTGATGATGAGGGTAAATTTAGAGATGTTCCATATCCAAAAAACCCCGGAGAACGAAAAAAGAATTGTAAATTTTGTGAATTCGGCCAACGAGGTTTATGTGATGGGATTTCTTAACGAAAAATAAATATCCATATACTTATATATATAAATTAATATAAACAATATGGAAACCCAAACAAAATTAACAACTGTTAAGATTCTAAAGGGAGTATATTCGAATTTTAAAAGTGTATCTTTTGAATCGGATGTTACCTTACAAAAATTAGTAAATAGAACTGTAGAGAGATATGTTACAGATGAAAAATTCAGAAACGAAATGAACGAATATCTGAAATTACAAATCTCTGGTTCTCAATTTTAAAAAAAAAGTTATTTCAATAAGTTATGAATAAAAAGAAAAAGATTTTATTGCTTTCTGATGATTTGCGAATGGCAAGTGGTATTGCCACTATGAGCAAAGCATTAGTAATGGGTACTGTTGACAAGTACGATTGGTTCCAAGTAGGAGCCGCAATTAATCACCCTGAGCAAGGTAAAGTATTGGATGTATCTGTTGATGTTGCCGCTCAAACTGGTGTAGCAGATGCTAGTGTTAAAATACTACCTTGGACTGGATATGGTGATGCTGGATTGGTTAGACAATTAATCAACGCTGAACAACCTGATGCTATATTACACTTTACCGACCCGAGATATTGGATTTGGTTATATGAGATGGAGCATGAGATTAGACAAAATGTTCCAATTATGTTTTACGCTATTTGGGATGATTTACCAGACCCATTATATAATCGTAACTATTACGAAAGTTGTGATTGGATTGGATGCATTTCTCGTCAAACCTATGGTATCGTATCCCGTTTAACCGCATTAACGGACAAGCCAACTTGGAAACCTCATTCAGATTGGCAGGTATCCTATGTACCACATGGTATTAATTCAAAAGAATATTTCCCAACAGAAGTACCAGCCGAATTTCGTTCTGAGATATTAGGTGGTAAAGAATATGATTTTGTATTCTTTTGGTCAAACCGAAATATTCGTAGAAAACAACCATCTGATGTTATTATGGCATTTAAACAATTTTGTGAGGAATTGGGTGAAGAAAAAGCATCTAAAGTTTGCTTAGTGATGCACACACAACCTATCGATGAAAATGGTACCGATTTACCAACGGTTTATAGTACATTAGCACCAAATTGTAACGTTATATTTTCAGATAAACGTAGAACTACAAATGAATTAAATTACCTATACAATATGGCTGATGTAACAATCAATATCGCTGGTAATGAGGGATTTGGATTAACAACCGCTGAATCTATAATGGCTGGTACCCCAATTATCGTAAACGTAACTGGTGGTTTGCAAGACCAATGTGGTTTTAGGTATAAAGATAGTGGAAAATTGGTTAATTCGGAAGATTATATCAAAATTGGTTCACTTCACAATTGGAGAGATTGGGAAGATAAATTAGAACCAGGACCTTGGGTTAGACCTGTATGGAGTAGAGCACAATCATTAACAGGTTCAGTTCCAACACCATATATTTGGGATGATAAAGTTGATATCTATGATGTTGCTAAAGCAATGATGGATATGTACAATACACCAAAAGAAACTCTTTTAGAGAATGGATTAAAGGGAAGAGAAGCTTTCATTGGTGAAATAGGATTAAGTTCAGAAAATATGTGTAAAACATTAGTTGATGGAATGGAAGGAACCTTTGAAAATTGGAAACCTCGTAAATCATACGAACTATTTAAATTGAATTAAGAAGAAAATAAAAAGTTATGAATAAACCATTATTAGTATATCAAGCTCCAGTATTCACTCGAAGTGGTTATGGTGACCATGCGAGAGATATCTTACGAAGCTTATTTGAAATGGATAAGTACGATGTTAAAGTTGTACCAACCAGATGGGGAAATACTCCACAAAATCAAGTTGACCAAACAACTGAATTTGGTAAAAAGGTATTTGCAAATGTAATTACCGAATTGAACCGAAAGCCGGATATCTTTATGCAGATGTCCGTTGCTAATGAATTTGAAGCAAAGGGTAATTTTAACATTGGTATTACTGCTGGTGTAGAAACTACTATTTTACCAAAGGAATTTATTGATGGTTCAAATAAAATGGATATGGTTATAGTACCATCTCAATTCACAAAGAATTTGATGTTAGGTACTGCATATCAAGAAAAAAATAATCAAACGGGGCAGATAGTAAATGAGTTCAGAATTAGTAAACCAGTTGAAGTTTTGTTCGAAGGTGTAAATACTGAAATTTACTCAAACCCGGTCAACTCATTAACTGAGTTAGATAAATTAGAAACTGATTTTAATTTCTTATTTGTTGGGCATTGGTTAAAGGGAAATTTAGGGCAAGATAGGAAAGATGTAGGTATGGTTATTAAAACATTCGCTACAGTATTCAAATATCTACCTAAAGATAAAAGACCTGGTCTTATTATGAAAACCTCACATGCTGGATTTTCAGTAATGGATAGAGAAGCTACAAGAGATAAGATTGATAATATATTAAAACCATTTGGTAAGGATGCACCTAAAGTATATCTTTTACATGGTGATTTAACTGATGATGAAATGGCATCATTATACCATCATCCAAAAGTTAAAGCAATGGTTTCATTTACTAAAGGTGAAGGATATGGTAGACCATTAGCTGAATTCACTATGACCGGTAAACCAATTGTTGTTTCTGGGTGGAGCGGACAAATGGATTTCTTACCAAAAGAACACACTATATTTTTAGAGGGTTCATTAACAAATATTGATGAATCCGCAGTTGATACATTTATATTAGCAAATGCACAATGGTTTAGTGTAAACTACTCAGATGCGGCCAACAAATTATATAAGGTATTTAATGATTACGATGTACATTTAAAACAATCGGCTGGATTAAAATCCAACACATTAAAGAATTTTACATTAGAAAAAATGCATGAAGTTTTTAAACAAATGATGGAAAGATATGAAAAGGGAATACCGCAGGTAAAACCATTCAACCTACCAAATTTAAACAAAAACAAAATGGAATTACCTAAACTAAATAAAGTATAATGGCAACTACTCCAAATCAGGCAATAAAGTATAAACCACTAATATTAGAAGAAAAACGTGTATCCCGTTCGGCTGTACAGCCGTATGGGGTATATCGTATATCTACTTACAAATATGCGGATGGTAATAAGGAATCCCTAAGTGGAGCCGATTCAACTATTATATTCGTAACGGGAATATATGAACAAAAGTTCTCAGCAATTAAATTATCATCAATTAAACCGGAAGATTTTTTCAAATGGTTTAAGAAATTGGAAGATAAAGCTAATAAAGTTTTAAATGAACAAAAAACTACAAATGTTGGATTATATGATATAGCAACTGTATATGATAGAGGTGGAGAACGTATCTATAATAGTTACGTTAAAACTGGTATTGAATTAAAAAAGATTGAAAATCCATATCGTACATATAACAAAGATGGGATTCAATATATGAGTGAAGTATTTTTTAAGAAAAATGTATTAGAAGAATATTATGGTTAATATAACATATGCAGTTACAGTTTGTAATGAAATTGAAGAGATTACAAAATTAATCAATTTCATACATCCGAGAATTCAAAAAGAGGATGAGATTTTGATTCAATATGATTCAGATGGGGCTACTGAAGATGTGGTAAACTATCTAAGAATTATAGGTGAATTACATCAAAACATAAACATAATAAGTTTTCCACTTAATAAGGATTTTGCAAGTTTTAAAAACAACTTAAAGAATCATGCAAATGGTATCTTTATTTTCCAATTGGATGCAGATGAAATCCCATCGGAATTTTTGATTGAAAATATGCACGATTTAATCGAAGCTAACTTAGATATTGATTTATTCTTTGTACCAAGAGTTAATACCGTTGAAGGATTAACCGATGAACATATTAAAAAATGGGGATGGCAATTAAATCCAAATGGTTGGATTAACTGGCCTGATTTACAAACTAGAATTTACCGAAGAACATCGGAGATTGAGTGGGATGGTAAAGTACATGAAAGAATCAAAGGTTATAATACATTAACTATCCTACCATTGCAAGAGGAATACGCTATCTATCACCCTAAAGGAATAGAAAGACAAGAAAAACAAAACGAATTGTACGATACTATATGAGAATAGCATTTTTAACTGAAATGGGATTTAGTGGAACTATCCCACCAACTCATAATAATATGAGAACTGAGTTTGCTTGGATGAACGCTCTTAATGCGGTTCACTATCCATTAGAAACTTATGATTCGGTTAAAAACTATGATGTTGTATTTATCATATTTCCAAAAGGAAAAACCTATTTAAATTCTGAAGGTAGTACATTAGTAAATGGAGTAAATCCAGTATCTAAATATTTACAACAACCAATAATACCAACTTTAAAAGAAAGTAATACTAAAGTATATTACATTCAAGAAGGACCACATTGGTGGTGGAATGATTATGAAGTTATAGACCAAATTCAGTTCTATAACTTTTTATCACTTACTGATGGTATATTTGCACACAATCTATCAGATTCTCAATATTATAGAGGATTATTCTGGAATAAAAAGGTAGAGATAATTCATTCACTTATGATAGAGGATTTCATCAAAGATATTCAACCTATTACTGAGGATAAAGTACTGATTGGTGGTAACTTCTCCCGATGGTATGGTGGGTTTGAATCTTATATGGTAGCATCTGAATTTGGATTACCAATATGGGGACAAGAATCTCACTCAAAAAGAGTAAATGAAGGTGGTATTGGTAACCTATCCCACTTCCCAAGAATGAATTGGAACGATTGGATGGTAGAAGTATCTAAATTCAAATATGGTGTACATCTAATGCCAACGGTAGCAGCTGGTACATTCTCACTTAATTGTGCATATTTTGGGATACCTGTAATTGGTAATGAAAAGTTAGATACACAACGATTGCTACATCCAAACTTATCAGTAGATGTATCTGATATTGAATCAGCTATGTTAATGGTTGAGATGTTAAAAGACCCCATTTTCTACAAAAAGAAAAGTGAAGAAGCAAAAGATAATTACCAAACTTACTATACAAAAGAAGTTTGGTTAAAACAAATGATGAATAAAATATGATAACAGTTATATTAAATGGTTATAAGAGAGGCGAAAACCTCAACGAACAATTAGAAGCTCTAAGGAATCAAACGGTAAAGCCGGATGAGATTCTTTTATGGTATAATAATCCAGGTGATAACGATTTGTTGAATTATGATATTGGAACGGAAATTCCAGTTGCATATTGTAATTACAACTTTGGTGTATGGGCAAGATTCTACTTCGCAATGAACGCTAGAAATCCTTATGTTTGTGTATTTGATGATGATACAATCCCTGGCGAAAGATGGTTAGAAAATTGTATGGAAACTATGAAAACACATGAAGGTTTATTGGGTTCAGTTGGATTACTTTATCCAAACCCATTACCAGCGGAACATTCATCTTATTACGAACACTACTTAAGATTCGGATGGCCGGAATTAGGTAACAATGAAAGAACTGTACAAGTTGATTTAGTTGGACATAGTTGGTTCTTTAAGAAAGAATGGTTATCTCATATGGTGAGAGAATTACCTGACCCAAAATACAATACCTGTGGTGAAGATATGCACTTTTCGTATATGTTACAAAAGTATGCAGGAATACCTACATTTGTACCGCCACATCCTAAAGATGATAAATCCCTATGGGGGAGTATCAAAGGAGCTGAATATGGTGGTGATGCTAACTCACTATGGGAATCAAACCAAGCTAGTGTAGAAGGTACACCATTTAAACAATTAATGAATCAATATTTTCACGAACAAAGAATTAAAGGTTGGAAATTAGTAAATGAAAAATAATACAATATTACTCTGTTTTGGGACAAGACCCGAATGGTTAAAAATTAAACCATTGATTAAGATTATGGATAGAAGTGAATATAAACTTCTATTTACAGGTCAACACCCTGATTTACTTCAAAATGTTAAAGTAGATTATAAAATTAATATAAACAATTCTGATAATAGATTGGATTCAATTATATCAGATTGTATGTTACAATTCCCTAATGGGGAATTCAGTTCAGTATTAGTTCAAGGTGATACTGGTTCAGCATTTGGCTGTGCATTAGCAGCATTCAATAGACAGTTAAAGATTTACTATTTGGAAGCTGGGTTAAGAAGTGGTGATTTACAACACCCATACCCTGAAGAGGGATATAGACAAATGATAGCAAGAATAGCAGATGTGAATCTTGCACCAACTCAATTATCGGCTAATAATCTAATAAAAGAAAAAGTACATGGTAAAATTCATGTAGTTGGAAACTCTGTATTGGATAATTTGGTAGATTTTGGTGACCCAACTTATGAAAACTTTGTACTGATTACTTTACATCGTAGAGAAAATCATTATTGGATGGATAAGTGGTTTACAGAACTTAATGATTTAGCAATAGCTAATCCTGATTTGGAATTTATTTTACCAATTCATCCAAATCCAAATGTTCAAAAATGGAAACATCTATTAACCAGTGTTAATGTGGTTGAACCAATGGAACATACTGATATGATTTTACATATTAAGAAATGTAGATTCATTATTTCGGATAGTGGTGGATTACAAGAAGAGGGCTCATTTTTTAATAAGCAAGTAATTGTATGTAGAACTACAACCGAAAGACCTGAAGGATTATATACAGGTCATTTACATTTATGTAAAAATCCAAATGATTTAAAAAAATTATTTGGAAAAGTTAATAATAATCCGTATATTAGTGAAAATTGTCCATATGGTGATGGTGATACTGCTATTAAAGTTTTAAATATATTAAGAGATGAAAAATTTTAGAGAACACTTTTTTAAATTTAAATCCAAATTGGATAATAAAGAAAACTTCGCATTTTCACGTTATTCAGATGGTGAAATGTATATCTTACAAAATAAAGAATTAGTATTAGATAATGGGCTAATTCAGATTGGAAATGAAAAGCAAGGTGGTGTTTATCAGTCACCTGATTTCAAACACTTTGACCCAAAAGAACATTCATTTTATCAACAGAAGTTAGTTGAATCACTTCAATACAAACAACACAATTATTACAAAGGAATTAGTTGTAGTTGTTGTGTAGGTAAGGAAGCATTTGATTGGCAGGTTGATTTAGCTGGTGGTGATGATGAATCACTAACTTGGGCTAATCTTTGGGTAAACGGAAACTATCCTATATTCATAACACATATTCTACCAATTTTTTATAGTAGAGATTGTGTGTTTATTGGACATGAGGATGCTAACTTAAATAGATTACCATTTTTTGTGAAAGACTTTAGAGTGGGTTATAACGCAATGATTAATGATTATGGAAAAATTGAAAATATTAAAGAGTGGATTAGAACAAATAATGTTAAAAACCACATATTCCTTTTTTCGGCTTCTACTTTTACCAATTTGGCAATTGTGGAGTTGTTTAGAGATTACCCTGATAACACTTATGTTGATATTGGGACTTGTTTAACACCAATGATGGATATGCCAACTCATAGAGGGTATTTACAATCATTTTGGAATTACCAAAACACACAAGATATTCAAAAGATTTGCATATGGAATTAGTAGAATGTACAAGCGGATATTGGGAATTTGTAAGAGTTCTTAGAAATGATAAAAGAGTATTGAGTGGATTTATCAAATCAACTCATATTACTGAAGAAATGCAGAATTCATATATGAAAACACATTCTCAGTTTTATCGTATAGCATTGGTTAATGGTAAACCTGCTGGATACGTTGGTGTTATTGAAGATGATATCAGAGTATGTACACATCCTGATTTTCAAGGTTTGGGAGTTGGTAAGTTTATGATAAACCAATGTATGGTTACATGGCCTACCGCATTTGCAAAAGTAAAAATAGATAATGAAGCAAGTATGAAATTATTCGAAGCTTGTGGATTTACAAAAAAATATTATATATTAACTAAAGATTAAATTATGTTACACAATCCATACAAAATTGTAAGAATGTTTGAAGAGGAAATCGCTAATTATACCGGCGCTCCTTACGCTATCTCAATTGATAGTTGTACAAACGCATTATTCCTTATTTGTAAATACAATGAGGTGAAGGAAGTTACAATCCCATCAAAAACGTATCTATCAGTACCTCAATCGATTATACATGCTGGTGGTACAGTTATCTTCGATAAGAGAGCAGAAACAAACCATTGGAAGGGTTTATACCAATTCAAACCATATCCTATCTACGATGCCGCAAAACGATTAACAAGCGGTATGTACATACCCGGAACTTATATGGGGTTATCATTCCACATTAAAAAGTTACTTCCAATTTGGAAAGGTGGTATGATTCTAACCGATAATGCTGATGCGGCTGATTGGTTTAAAAAAGCTCGTTATGAAGGTAGAAGTGAAAAATATTACAAAGAGGATGATATTACATTCCATGGTTGGAATATGTATATGACTCCACAACAAGCAGCTCAAGGTTTGGCTATGTTTCAAAACTATCCAGAACATATGAGTGATTTAGGTGAAGATAATGGTTATAGAGATTTAACCGAATTTACTGTTTTCAAAAGCAATAAAGTTATAGAATAATGAAAGTAGAAAAATTAATTAGTAAAAATCAACCATCAAATTGGTTTAATCAAATAACAAAAGAATGTAGGGATGAATATCCAATTCATTTAGTTGACATAGATGCATCGGAAAAACTCGTTGATATGGGATGTAATGTTGGTGGTTTTAGTGAAGCATGGAATTATCGCTTTCATAATATCTTAGCAATTGATGCAGCCTCATATAATGTTGAACAATATAAAAGTAGACATTCTCATCAAATTTTACACAAAGCAGTATCATCTAAAGATGGTGAAATTGTAAAGTTAAAAAAATATATGGGTAACAATGATGATGATACTAATTCTGGAAACTTTTCAATAACAGGTTTTGTAAATGAACATAACAAACATGGATTTAGGGGTGATGAATATGAAGAGGTTGAAACTATTAGTTTAGAAACCATTTTAGAAATGGTTGGTACTATTGGTTTGTTGAAAATTGATATAGAAGGTGCTGAAGTGGATGTATTGTACCAAAAGGATTTATCAAAAGTAAATTACATAACTGGAGAATTCCATAATTTTATTGGTAAAGAAAATCAATCAAAATTATTTGGATGGATTGGTAATACTCATACTGAAATATATTCTGTTGGTGATGGTGTTAGTTCTCATTTTATAAAAATGTGGAAAAGAAAATAGTATGAAAATAGCACTATGTTTACATGGTTTATTTGATTCAACAACTGATGGTAGTTCCAATGGTTATGATGGATACAACCATATTAAAAAACACATTTTAGATATTACTGATACTGATGTGTTTATCCATAGTTGGGATATTGAAAAAGAGAGTGAAATCACTAAGTTATATAATCCAACGTCAGCCATATTTGAAGCCCCAAAAGATTTTAATGAATTGGTAAATGGTAGAGGTTTAAATAATTTGAGTGGAACACCACGTTCACCTCAAAGTGTATTATCCCATCTTTATAGTGTAACTGAATCAATGAAGTTACCATATATAACTAATTCAGAATATGATATCATTATTAAAGCTCGTTTTGATTTGGGTAGAATAAATAGAGATACATCTGGACCAGGTAGAGGTAACCCATACCCAGTTCAATGTATTAATTTTCAAACTGAAATCGAATCTGATAAAATATATATGGCAGATTGGAATCATTTCAAAATGGGACCAGCGGATATGTGGTTTTATGGTACAATGGAAACTATGAAACCATTTACATCATTATATAATTCATTAGAGGAGCAAATGGAATTTAGAAGTCCATTTCACACATTTGCAGCTCAGATAGAAGGAAACCCTGGTGACCTTTCAAATTCCATAGCATTTTATAAATGGTGGATGATACAAAATGGACTTTGGGAAAATAGAATAAATTTACAAACAATATGGGAATAGAATTACCAATAGTAGTGTACACTCACACCGATATGAAGGATGTATGGCCAATGTTTTTTGGACAATTCAAAAAATATATCAATGGTTATAAAGTGTATGTGGCTGTTAATCAAATAGATACGCAAATACCATCGGATTATATCCAATTGGTATATGATGATTCAAAATCATATACAGAGCGCTGGAGACAAATACTTCCACAAATTGAGGAAGATGTTATTATGTTTTTGCATGAGGATATGATATTATTCGATACACCTAATTTTGAATTATTAGAAAAGTATTATGGTTATGTTAAAAGTGGAGTAGTTGAGAGTATTAAAATGATATTAGCAGGTGATTCATTTCTTCCATCAACCATAGATAGTACATTAGTTACCAATCAATACGCAAAGTTTTCAATCCAACCAACACTAGTTAAAAAGGAAATATTTCAAAATTTAGTTAATACTATTGGTTCGTTAAATATTTGGCAATTTGAAGAAGCTATTATTTCATATGGTCGGGATTTTATGATACGAGTTGGTAGTGAGAAAAAAAGAGGTATGTATCACTATGATAGTATTGTTTTCCCTTATATAGCAACTGCTATTAATAAAGGAAAATGGAATATGAGTGAATACCAAAAAGAATTGGATAAAATGTTTAATGAATATGGTGTAATGCCATTTGAAAGAGGAATAGTATGATAAAATTAATAGTATTTGATTTAGATGGAGTTTTAGTAGAAGCTAAGAATATCCACTTTGATGCACTAAATAATGCATTAGGACCTGAATATGAAATAAGTTGGGCTGAACACCTTTCAACTTATGATGGTTTGAAAACAAACCAAAAGTTGAATATGTTGAGTGAACAAAAGGGATTACCAACTGAATTACATAAACAAGTATGGGATAAAAAACAAAAGTACACATTACAGATGTTAAAAGAGTTGAAACCAAATCAAACTCTACAATCGGTAATGAATGCACTTTCTGAAGATGGATACAAATTAGCAGTTTGTTCTAATTCAATCAGAAAGACAGTTTTGACTGTACTTTCAAAATTGGGAATAATGGAGTTTATGGATTTAATTATCTCAAATGAAGATGTTAAGAATTCTAAACCACACCCTGAGATGTATTGGAAAGCAATTTCAATGATGAGTTGTTTACCAGAAGAAACTCTAATTGTAGAGGATTCACCTTATGGGTTACTTGCGGCATCTCGTTCCAAATCTCATATTTTGAGAGTTAGAAATCCACAAGAAGTAACCTATACGAACATATTTAAAAAATTAACTGAAATACAAATGGGTAAAATAGAAACAACACCTAAATGGGTAGATAAAAAGTTGAATGTATTAATTCCAATGGCTGGTGCTGGAAGTAGATTCCAAACTGCTGGTTATACATTCCCAAAACCACTAATTGATGTAGAGGGTAAACCAATGATTCAAGTTGTGGTAGAAAATTTGAACATAGATGCAAATTACATATATGTAGTTCAGAAAGCACATAGAGAGCAATATAACTTAGATACCTTACTAAATTTAATTACACCTGGTTGTAAAGTAGTAGAAGTAGATACATTAACCGAAGGAGCTGCTTGTACGGCATTATTGGCTAAAGAATTTATTGATTCAGAGGCACCACTTTTCTTTGCAAATTCAGACCAATTTGTAGAATGGGATTCAAACGAATTCTTTTACAAAATGAATGAGAACGATTGTGATGGTGGAATACCAACATTTAAAGCAACTCACCCAAAATGGAGTTTTGCTAAGTTAGATGATGATGGATTTGTAACCGAAGTACAAGAGAAAAACCCAATATCTGATTTGGCAACAATTGGTTTTTATTATTGGAAACATGGTTCGGATTTTGTGAAATACGCTGAAGAGATGATTGAGCAAGATATTAGAGTGAATGGAGAATTCTATGTTTGTCCTGTTTATAACAACGCAATTAAAGCTGGATTAAAGGTTAGAACATTCGATGTACCTAAAATGTGGGGATTGGGAACCCCTGAGGATTTAAAATATTATTTAGAAAATTATAAAAATGATTAAAACAGCTACTATAATAACAACTCATAATCCTAAATTTCATCATGCATTTAATTTATTGGAATCCTATATAAAATATGTAGAGAAACCACATGACTTATATTTTATTTTTACAAATGAAAATGAAATGTTTGATTTTAATTGGAAATCCGAATACAAATATATGGATAATTATAAACCATTAATATTGGATGAATCATTGAGAGATAAAAAAAGTATTGTTAATGTTAAAAAAATGTTTGCATTACAATCTATAATTAACGATTATGATTATGTTGGTGTATATGATTGTGAATCTGAATTTGTTAAAAATTGTAACTTAGATACCATATATGAAAATATTGCATCATATGATTATGTAAAGGCTAACGAATCTGAAATTGGAGGTAATATAATAAAGTTAGCAGCAGGATATATGGGATTGGATACTAATGAAATATTAATAAATCAAACTAAAAATTATTCTCTATATTGGTGGTTTAGTGAAATACCTGTTTATAAAAAAGAATTGTTTATAGATTTCTATGATTGGTATAAATCATCTGAAAATTTAAATACATTACAATCAGAATATTATGCATTTGATTATTTGGTTTATATAATATGGTTAGTTTGTTTTAAAAATTTTAAAATCAAACATATTGAATTACCATTTAAATCCGAAATTTCAGCAGTTGAGGATTTTAGATTAACACAAGAACAAAAGGATATTGTTAGTAATGAATTTCAATCGTATTGGTCTGTAAATGGTGTAAACCATAAAAAGTATGATAATATAAAATTAATAGTACATTCGGATAATGCTGGATATATAGATAAATAAAAAAATAATAATGACAAATTATCAAAGAGTTACCTTTATTATACCTTGTAGGAATAATTTAAGATTTTTACAACAAGCCGTTTCATCAATTGAAGAACATTATGGTGATGGGCATGATATTGTGATAATGGATGATGCATCAACTGATGATAGTTGGGAATGGATTGAAAAATATGGTTCGGATAAGAATCATATTTTAACTTATAGAAATGGTGGAAAAGATAGAGTTGGGCATACTGTTTTATACGATATAGGTATTCAATTAGCTAGAACACCAATCGTAACAATATTACATTCAGATATGATTGTAACACCAAACTATGTTGGGAATATGTTGAAACACCTTAAACCAATGAGTGTAGTTTCAGCCACTAGAATCGAACCACCATTGCATCCACCTGGTCCTGAAAAATATGTTAAGAATTTTGGAATGGATGTGGATGAGTTTACTGATGCCAAATCCAATTTCTTAAAATTTGTATATGAAGCTGAGTATCTAAATGAGGGTAAAGTTACTAATGGTATCTTTGCACCTTGGATGTTATATAAAGAAGATTTTGTATCTATTGGTGGGCATGATAAATTATTTGCACCTATGGAGTTGGAAGATTCTGATATATTTAATAGGTTCCATTTGAATGGGTACCAATTAATTCAGAGTAGAGATGCATTTGTATATCATATGACTTGTAGAGGTAGTAGATTTAAAGATGGTATCGAAATAGAAAAAGAGATACCACTACCAGATGGTACAATATGGTTCAAACCAAAAGACTCTGAAGAATATTTACAACTAAGAGCAACCAAATTTAGAGAGTGGTGGAGAAAGTGGCATACTGATGTTTTACATGATGATAATATGATGCCAATAGTTCCTAAAAGATATTCAACATCATTTATAATTGAAAATTGTAGACCACAACTACTTTCAATATTAGAACCCTGGTGTGATGATATCTATGTAGATTGTGAATTTAACTCATATATTATGAATGAAGATTCTAAATCGGAATATATAATATCCGATAAAGTTCATTCAATTGGTAATGATGTTAAAAATAATGTACACATTAAATTTGATGCTAGTAAATTAACTAATCAACATTTTACTGAATTTATTAAAAAATTACCATTTATTATTGAACAAACTGGGCAATTGGGTACATTCAATTGGGATATATTTGAAATAAGTATTTTATCTTTAAATACAATTGACATGATTAAACCTCACTTTAAAAACGTATTTTAATGAAAAAAAAGACATTAGTATGTATCCATATAATGCCATCTGAAATAGAAATGTTTCAAAGGTTTATGGAACAATATAGAAAAGCATTATCGTATTGTAGAGAATATGATGTTACTATAAAAGCAACTTTGAATTTAAACCCAAAACTTACGGATTGGGAAAATAGTGAGTTAAAGCAAGATTACTTTATGAATATCTTCAATGCTCAGTTTCAATATAAAGAATTGAAAAATATAAATCAAATTATATTAGATGAATCTATGTGGGGTACAACTCAACAAAAGAGAGAATCTATTAAAATTGATTACTTTGACCAATTTATATTTTGTGATACGGATATTGTGATGCATGAACATCAGTTAATATACCAATTACAAGCAGCAGAAAGATTGGAGGGTATGTATATACTTTCACCATCAATTCCAAAGTGGTGGGATATGAGTTGGGATGGTTTAGTAAGTGATTCAATGAAAAATGCCGAAGCATTTAGTGAAGAAACTATGTTAGGTGCATTTACACAAACTCCAACTAATATGCAACTTAAGAAGTTACCATATATTAAATTTGGATGTGGTATGCATACTCTATATTCTAAATCATTTTGGCAGTTTGTTGGAATACCTGAATCATTTGGTGGTTATGGACCCGAAGATACTTATGGTATGACAGCTGGTAGAATAGCATTAGAAGCTGGTTATGTAGTGAATCAATACGTTTTAGATGGATTATACATTACAGAAGATTATATAAATAGAGTTCCATCATTTGATGGTAAAATTAAAACTATTGACAAAAAATCTGAATTTTACAAAAACGCAGAAGCAATTGGTAGAGATGAATTGGTGGCATTTGTAGAAAGATTAAAACAAAAAAGTATCACTTAATCATTAATTTGATATTTATACCAAATACGTTTCAGAATTGGTTACATTAAATCTAATTAAGAAACAAAATTATGGGATTTATCAAAGACATGTTTAAAGACAGTAACGAAATTAACGAAAAAAATGTAGTAGGATTTGCATCATTCGCAGTAATGGTAATATTCGCATTAGCTGATATCGTAACTGGATTTTTAGGAAAAGACTTAATGGTTCAAGAATTCATTTATAATTCATTCGTAATAATTACGTTGGGTTCATTTGGAATCGATGGATTACAAAAGTTTGCTGGAAAGAGAGAAGAGTAATAACATAAAGCCTCCCAATTGGGGGGCTTTTATTGTTAAATAAAAATATCTTTATATTTATTGTAAATGATATAAAAAGGATTAAAGTATGAAATCAGTTGAAAAATACATTGTAGAGAATTATGGGAAAAGAACCGCATCAAAATTAATGAGTGAGGGTATTCCTAAATTATTTCTAAAAATTGAAGCAGTTAAGAAACAAATAGAAAAATTAACTGCAGAAAGAAAACAAAAATTTGGTGGAGCATATGCTGCTAAAGTTAATAGTGAAACGGATGTAAATAAAAGAAATACATTGGTTAAACCAATTTTAGACATCACCAAAAAAATAAATGCACTACACAAAAATCTTATCGATTTGTATGATATGGAGGAAAGATACATAAAGGATTTAGGTAAAGATGATGAATTGGTAGTTTCCGAAGATACGGATTTAGGTCATCAGGATGATGAACCGGGTATGTTAAGAGCTGATTTAAGTATTATCGAAAGATATGCTGAAGAATTAGGTGAGATGTTGGCTCAGTTTGATAGTACTGGTGAAGAAGTTGATTTTCCACATTGGTGGCAAGCTAAGATAGTTAATGCTAAAGAAGATATGATTGCGGCTAAACACTACTTAAGGTCAGAATTAGAAAAAAATAATTAAAAATAACTAACAATGCAATCAGAATCAATTTACGCAGTAATAATAACACTAATAACAGTATTAGGTTCAGCTGGAGCTTGGAGGTTTTATGAGAAAAAAGCCGAAAGACAGGAAAAGGAAGATGAATTTATTAAACATGATTGCTCTAAGAGAATTGATAGATTGGAACAATTGTTAGAAAGAAGTAGTCAAGAAAAAGATGAACTTAGGGATAAGATACTAAATCTTACTAGAGATTTGGCAGAATTAACTATTAAAGTTCAATATCTTGAAATGGAAAATAAAAAATTGTTAGAATTAAATACTCAATTTCTGAAACAAAGCTCCTAATTTATTAGGATATATCAGAAAAAAATTGTATATTTGTATGTTAACAATCAAACAAGAAAATATGATAGCAAGGAGTTTATTAGTGGAATCTAAGAAGTTAAGAATATTTGATTTTGATGATACATTAGTAAAAACAACATCATTTATATACATAACGCATTCTAATGGAAAAAAATCAAAATTAACTCCAGGTCAATACGCTGTTTATAATGAAAAACCTGGTGATGAATTTGATTTTTCTGATTTTCAAAAAGTTCAGAATCCTCAAGAAATAAAAAAGATTACGAATGTACTTCGTAGAGTAATGGGTAGTAGTGGTGGAGATGGTGTTTACATCCTAACTGCAAGAGCAGCATATCAACCTATTAAACAATATCTAAAGGATATTGGTATTAATTCTAATAAAATATTTGTAGTTGCATTAGCATCTAACAACCCGAAAGATAAAGCAGATTGGATAGAAGATAAAATCGATAACGAAGGTTATGATGATGTTTACTTTGCGGATGATTCTGAAAAGAATGTAGAGGCAACCAAAGCAATGTTAAGAGGTAAGGATGTTAGATGGAGAGTACAACATATAAAACATTAAAAAGATATATTTATAAGAATAACAAAGTACAACTATGAAATTAAACTTTAAACTAAAAGGTAATACATATTCAGCTGAATTTGGTGTACATCCCAACATTAAAGATGGTGGGATTGCTTGTATTGCAAAAACTTCAAAAGATTTGGATGTTTTACAAAATATAATATCTGATTCAAATGAAGCATTAGTTATTCCAAAGGCATTACAAAGTTATTTGGAATCAAAATTAAAATTACCAATTGATATTGATTTTGATTATAAAGGTGCTGGATATGGGTTTAAAATAGATATGTACAGCTTATTAAAGAAATTATAGAAGATTATGAAAAAATCAATAAAAGAGGGTTCGATGAGTGATGTAGATTTGATGGCTAAAGAGGCATCATCATTTAAAGAATTCGTTAAGGAATTTTACAAAGAATTCAAAGACTTCCCTAAAAATAGAGATGCGATGAAATGGTTGGAAGATACCTATAAATCAGTTAGTGAAGGTACTGAATCTGATGAATTGGAAAGAGTGGCAGATGCACTTCCTCAAACTGTTGAAGAAATGATTAATGAAATTTCTTTATCATCAGCTGGTGTTAGAGATTTTTTAAGAGCGTTGTATCGTAATAACAAAATACTAAAGAAATTAGGATTTTCTAATTTTAAAGGTGCAGTTGATTATATTAGAAGTAATGGTGGTCGTGATTGGGATGAGTTAAGAGATGAGGCTACTGGATTTGGATTGAAATTTGAATCAATAAACGAAGAAAAACCTGGTCTTTGGGCAAACATCCGAGCTAAAAGAGCGAGAGGTGAGAAACCTGCACATGGTAATTCTGATGCACATAAAGATGCAGTTAAAGCTGGTAAGAAAATAAATAACGAAGACCATAGCGGAGACCCATCCGATAAATACGTTGTAAAACCTTGTAAAGACCCAATTGAAAAATGGGCTGTATGGGAAGGTGATATTAGAGTAAAGGGATTTGAAACACAACCTGAAGCTCAAGCATTCGCTGATATGAAAAACAAAGAGCAAGGGTTAACTGAAGTAGGTGATGTAATTGATACAATCACTATGGATATACCATTGTTTATTAGAACATTGGAATTTGCAAGAGAAGATGCTAAAACTGATATGGATTTGCATGATTTTGCTGAAAGAGCTATTAAGCTTACAAAGGAAAAGGGTACAATCGATATGAGTTCATATAATGAATTGATTGGTGGTAGTTCTGTAAATGAAGGAGCCGGATGTGGTTGTGGTTGTGGGTGTGGTGGTTCTAAGTTAACAGAAAACACCGAACCAACTATTATAACCCAATTAAAGGATATAGTTAAGACTAGTTCAAATAAAGTTTTAGTAGACCCAAAGAGTGGTAAAAAAGTAAGAGTTGATTTGTACTCAGCATCAGCAATAACTAAAGTATATGATGCACTTAAGCAACAATCAAACAAAGATAAATTCGTAAGTACTGGATTAATGGGTATGCAATCAATGGCATTTAAATTATTAAAGTAATGAGCTCATCTAAATTAAAAACCATATTATCGGAAATAGAATGGAAGGGTATGAAAGTTGAGCTTGGAAAAGTTTATACATTTAAAGATATTCCACCATTCAAAACTCCACAACAAATCAGAGAAGAGGAAGAAGTAGTAACTCAACCTGATAATGATAGAGAAATGGTAGTTGGTGTAGCTGAAATTGTTTCTATGGTAAGTGATACCGAAAATAGAAAAGAGATAGCTGCTAAAATGATGAAAAAGTTTGATTATGAAAATGTAAAATATAATCCAACTGAATTTTTAAAACTAAGTGGAGTTACTGAAAGTATAGATGAGTTAGTTCAAATGTCAATACAAAATGTGGCAACTGATTTAATTCCAAGAGATATAGTTAATGTAGTAACACCAGAATCTAAAGAAAGATATACATCATTTGTAAGAGATTTGGTGAGTACATTAAATATGTTTTATAAGAAACATGGGGTGGATAGAAGATTTACCGATAGTAATTTCAAATATACAAAATTTTCAAAATAATATGATACGATTAAGTAAATTAATAAACGAAGCATCTGTTGTTGAATTAAGTGAATTAACTCCAATTCAACAAAAGCAAATTAAAGCATTCGAATCAATAATCGGTGGAAAGGCCGAAATGATTTGGGATGGTATACATGGTTTTGTAGTTGCTATAAAATTACAAAATTATCATGGTGCATATCGATTTGATGTAGATACTATGAAAAAATTAATAGCAGCAAAAGTTCGTTGGGTTGAAGAAGATTTGGGTAAACGAGTTAGTATAGGATTTTAATAACAAAATATAATTATGATACAATTAAAACAATTGATAAATGAGGCTAGTGATTTCACTGCTAAGAGTAAGGAAAGTGGAAAGTTAGTACACTTCAAATCAAAAGATTCTTATGATAAAGCTATTAAGGCTGGTTCACATGAGGACCCAACTGCAAAAACATCAAAGGGTGGTGATGCTAAGTCTGGTGTGAATATCTTTAATACACCATCTAAAGATGAACCAAAATCGGATACACCCAAAGCAACTCCTGCTAGTTTAGCTGTTGATAAAGTTGTTTATAATACGAGAACTAAATCAGTTGGTATTGTAAGAATGGCAGATGAAAGAGGTGAAACAAAAACCGATGCAGATGGTAATGTAAATACATCTGAATTAGAACCATACAACCCAACAAAGTATCCACATCAAAAAGATGCTAAAGTTGCACCATCTACTCAAAAAGAGGTAGATAGTAGAGGTTTATGGAATCCATTTGCACCTGATAGTGATGAACCAAAAGCAGCTGAACCAAAAGCACCAAGAAAAGGTGACCCAACGGTAAATAAAGAAGTTAGAAAGATAGCTCAAAAGATGGGAATTTCATCTGATAAGATGGATAAAACTGAGTATCAAAAGAAAATGGCTCAAGCAGCAGTTGCGGCACTTACTGATTCAAACTTCCATAGTGAAGCAAGAGAGTTAGTAGCAGCATTAGAAGGGAAACCTGAATTAGCAGAGAAGCCAGATTACCCCAACCCATCAGACCCTAAGTTCAGAGAAAAGATGGATGTAATCAGAGCTAAATATGATTCAGTATATAGTTCACCTGATGATGATGCACAAGATTTGGGGGTAGCCGCATCACAAGCAGCCGGATGGAGTGGAGATACCGCAATTGATGGAATTGCATTTGAATTAAGAATGAACGGATTTCATAAATTAGCAGATAAGATACAATCAGTAATTAAAGAAGGTAAAGTTAATAGAACTTCACTTAAGAACTTAATGAAATGATAAAATTAAATCAGTTAACTGAAAATAAAAACACCCAACCCAACTTAAATGAGGGGTTGGGTGATGCTATTTCTAAGATTAGGAATTTAGCAATAAGGATAGCTGATAAGAAAGCTGGAAATGCGGTAAAGCATCTTAACTTAGATAAAATTAGTAAAGATAAACCGGATACAAAGGCAGCAATGAATAAAGCTCAATCGGTTTTTTCAAAGCAAACTGGAATGAATGAGGATTTACGAAGTACAATTAATAAATTTTCAGTTAATGTAGGAAGTAAATCAGCATTGGGAGCAATTATATCAGCTGTATTAACTGCTGGTAGTTGGACTCAATACGCAACAGCATCATTTTCACAATGGTATTATTCTGAAATCCAAAGATTAGCAGAACCTGAGGTAATGAAAATAATGGAAGATGTATATGGTGCACAAGCAGCTGAAGGTTCTTTATGGGCTAAGTTGGGAATGTACGCATTTTTTATATTTTTTATAATTGCAGTTGTAATGTTTGTATCTGCTAAAATAACACAAAATAGAAAAACCGAAAATACGATGATAAAATTAACTGATTTGATGTCAGAATCAAACGAAACTTATTTCAAATCATTTACCGATGCGGCATCAGCTGCTAAAGCATACGCTATGAAAAAAGGGTATGAAATTGATGAGAATGATTGGCAAACACAAATAGCAATGGGAGGTAAGTATTCTCGTTCAAGACCATCTATTGGTAAGACTAATTCATTTACTGTTGGATTATTGAGAAATGGTAAACCCCAAAGAAAGGCACTACATATTTCAGTATATGGTATGGCTAGTGGAAACTTTGAATTAACTAATTATATTAATTGATATAATGAGTAAAGAAAAATCTTTGGTTACAGTTTATGTTAAAAATGGTGATATAAATAAAGCTCTTAAGATATTCAAAAACAAAACATTTGAATCAGGTCATCTTTTGGAGTTGAGAGATAGGAAGGAATTTACTAAACCAACTACTAAAAGGAGAAAGCAAATGAAAGATGCTATTCGTAGGCAAGAATTATTAACTATATTGGATAAAATATCCAATGGAGATACAACAATAAAGGTTCCGGAAAAGAAAGTTAAAAATAAAAAGTAATATCTCAAAAAGAGAATATTTATAGATATGGCAGCAAGTATAAAAATATCAGATTTAAGTCAGTTAGTATCAGGTTCCATAGTTGGTACAACTAAGATACCAGTTGTGGATGGTGGGACAACGTTATATGCACAGGCATCATCTATAAAAGCATACGTTAGTTCGGATTTAGCAACGGATGCTGAATTAGCATCGCAAATATCAGCGGTTAACTCCACCATTAGTGGATTAACAACTGCTAATATCTCTGAGAACGCATCTTATAAATATTATACCGATGCTAGGGTAACTGATAGATTAAACGTACTTAATGTATTATCTGGTTCATCTACTTCATTGATTGTTTCTGATGGAAGTACAAACGTAACTGCTGTTGATAAAATTACATTTAATAATGCAACTGTTTTCAATGCTGGTAGTGGTGATGTGACTGTAACTGTACCATCTTCATTAACTGTTGGTAATGGTTCAGGAATACCTATTAGTAGTGTTGATACTATTACATTTCCAGGCGCAACAATTGCTGATAACACTAATGGTGATATAACTGTTACTATATCAGGTACAGCTACGAATATATCTGCATTAAATTCATTCACATCATCAGCAAATTCATCTATTAATTCAATTAATTCAACTACTGGTTCTATTAATTTAACTACTGGTTCTATTAATTCATTTACTGGTTCTATTAGAGGTGAGGTTAATAGTATTGAAGCATATACTTCATCATTAAAAGCAGCATCTATTGTATCATCATCACAACAAATAACTAATTTAGGTTTTTTAAGTAGTTCATTTGGTCTAATATCATCATCACAACAAATAAGTGATTTTGGGTTTATAAGCGCATCTGGTGGTACAACAATTCCTCAGGGGACTGTTTCTGGTTCTCAACAAATAGTTGGTTTAGGATTTGTAACTACAAGTTCATTAGCAACTGGGCCAAATTTCCATATAATATCACAATCTATAATAGCTACTGACCCTATTGATTCTAATTTATTATTATCATCGGTATATGTAGATAAAACCAGAACAATAACATTTTCACAATTTTCAGCATCGTTAGATTCTAGGTTTGGAGCTGGTGGTGGTTCTGATTATATTTCAAATGTTACATTTGGTAATAATAGATTAACATTTACTGGGGTTGGTTCAGCATTTAATGATTTTGTTCAATTTCCAAATGGATTGGTATCATCATCCGCACAATTAAATGGATTTGGATTCCTTACATCAACAGATGTTAATTCAACATACATAGTTAATAGATTACCAAGCGGAGTTATTAGTGGTTCAACTCAAATAACTAATTTAGGATTTGCAACAACATCATCTTTGATTGGTAATGGGTTTATATCATCATCCGCACAAATTACATTAACAAATTCTAACACTGGTGGATTTGATACATCCTATGTTGCTGAAAATGTAAATTATAAATATTATACTGATGCTAGAGTTCAAAATGTACTAAATGGATTAACATTAGTATCTGGTTCATTCGGATTACCATCTGGTTCGGTTAGTTCATCATCTCAAATAGATTACCAACTAATATATAACAAACCAGTATTCTATACTGGTTCTAATAATGTTTTTATTACATCTGGCTCCTCTGGATATAGTAGTCCTTGGGTTATTATTGAGGTACTATCACCTACATTAACTCAATTTTCATCATTAGTATCATCGATTAGTAGTTCATTATTAACTAATGGTATAGTATCATCATCAACACAAATATCCAATTTAGGATTTGTGAGTAACGGAAGTTTAGCAGGATTAAATAATTGGACGGGTTCAAGTGGTGGATTTGGGTTAACATCATCATCATTAGCAAGTAGAATTGTTAATTTATCAAATGTAGTATTAACCGCATCTGCACAAATTGATTATGATTTTATTCAAAATACACCAACATTCGCACCTGGAGATGGTATTTTAATATCTCAAAGTTTAGAGAACGCAATTACTATAACAAATAACGCATCGGCACCTACGTGGAATAGTATAACATCAAAACCAAATAATTTGGTATCATCATCATTACAAGTAGATGGATATAATTTATTTGCTAAGACTGGTTCTACAAATACATTCTATGGTAATCAAACTGTAAATGGTGAAGTTCAAACTACCGATTTAACTGTAACTGGTATTAGTGACTTTCAAGGAGCAGCTACCTTTGCTGGTACATCTACATTTAATAACCCTGTTATTAATGAAATAACAGCCATATCAGTAAATGGATTTACGGCATCTTTAGATTTTAGTATAGGTAATTTATTTGAAATAAATTTAGACGGAAATGCTATAACACACATATCAGCTAGTAATATATCATTCGGTCAAACTGCAACGGTATTAATTACAACTGCTAATCAATCTACTGCATCATTTAGTTCAAACGTAAGACAACCATTTGGTTCATTCTACACCGCATCTTTGGTTGGTAGTATTGATATTATAACACTTACAAAATTCAATTCTACTGATGTTTATGTAACTTCGGTAAAAAATAATTTTGTATAATCCAAATTAATTTCGTATATTTGTAAAATAAATAAAAGTTATGTCAAAAGGTAGAATCTATTGGTTTACTGGTGAAGCTAGTAATAGTAGAGAATTGGGAAAAAGACTTCACACACTTCTCCAATCTGAAAAAAGAAATTGGAGAAGGGATGTATTTTACTTAGATAGTGAAGAGTTAAGAAAGATTACAAATAATACAGATTATACTGATTCTGGTACAATCAAACACATAAGACATTTACAAATGATTGCCCAATACCTACACACAACGGGTTGTGATGTAGTAGTATCTGATATATCACCATATAAAGAGGTTAGAGAGGAGTTTAAACGTAGAATAGGTTTGACTAACTTTTCTGAATTTTATGTTCACAATTCAAAGCAACCATTGGATTATTCCACATATGGTGCACCAACCGAAAACTTCATATCAGTTGATACATTCCGAAATAATTTTGAACTTTCATTTGGGAGTATAGTTAATTATCTAATAGATAATCATAAATTATAAAAAATCAAATAACCTATATTTATATACATATAGTAGAAACTTAAAATAGTATATGAAAATGGAAGATGTTACAAATGAGGAACCAATGTTCCCAAACTTTGACCCAACCAAAGATTTATCGAAAGCACCCAAACAACGAACTAAACGTGGGTTAGGTGCAAAACCTCTAATGGAATCTGAAATTAGAGATGTACAACAAAAAGCACGTTCCGCTATGGAAGCTGCTAGAATGTTGGGAGTATCATACAATACATATAAGAAATACGCAAGAGATTATGGTATCTTTGAAGATTTGAAGAATCCATTTGGACTTGGTATAACCAAAGGTTCATCTGATAAGGGTAGTACCCATGCATTGGATGATATCTTAGCTGGTATGTATCCCAATTACCCAATACATAAATTCAAAAAGAGATTATTGAATAATGGATATATGTTAGAAAAATGTAATAGTTGTGGATTTGAAGAAAAACGGGTAACCGATTTCAAGGTTCCATTAGTATTAGATTTTATTGATGGAGATAGATGCAACCACAAATATGAGAACCTTAGAATGCTATGTTTTAATTGCTCATTCCTTATAAATGGGAACCTTACAGGTCCAAAAGCGGAGTACGAATATTAATTTTAAAAAAAGTTTGGTAAATTCAGATTTTTTTCGTATCTTTACATAAATAAACAATATATATAAATATAAAACACAAATTATGAACAAGTATTTTGAAGTTACAGTAGAAGTTGTAGTTGCCACTCTTAAGAATGGTAAAGACAAGAAGAACAAAGAAATTTATTTAGTAGATGCACAATCGGTAACAGAAGCTGAAGCAAGAGTTGTAAAAGACTTTATGGATGCGGGTGTGGTTGTAGACTACAAAGTAAGTGGAGCAAGAGAAAGCAGAATTATCAGAGTTATTGAATAATGAAAGAACCTGAAGTTATTACCGAAGAGGTGAAAATAAAAGTTGCTAAGAGAGTAGCACCTGGAGACAGGTGGACTCCCTTAGACAACACTTCAGTCATACTTGAATCGTTGACCGATTTATTAGAGTATGTTTATCAGAAAAGAGGCAATACACAATTTTACATGGATGCTAAGGATGGTTTCACTTACGTGATTGAAAAAGAACAAAAAGTAATAGAACCACAACCCGATAAAAAGTATTCATTGTATGGAGAGTATTAGAACCTATTTTAAAAGATTATTATTAGGATTAGCAATAACATTTGTAACCATCTTATCAGATAAGAAACTACATGTAATAAACAAAGATATGGTTTCGGATTCAGTTGATGATGATTTTCATATGTTTATCTAATTTTGATAATATTTATATCAAAGTAAATTAATTTAAAAAAAAAAAGAATGAACACAATTTTAATTATTATTGGAGTATTAGCTGTAGCTATTGGTATCGTAATCTATTTACAAAAGACAGGTAAAATAGAAGATAAGGATGGAGATTTAATTCCAGACTCAATTGAAGATACAGCAGCTAAAGTTAAAGAAGTAACTAAGCAAGTTAAGGTTAGAGCTAATAATATTGCTAAAGAATCTAAAGAAGTTGTTGCAGCGGTTAAGAAAGTTGCTAAAGAATCTAAAGATGTAATTGATGCAGTTAAAGGAACTTCTAAAGGAAAAAGAAAACCATCTACAAAAAAATAAATGGATTATTTATTGATTTTTAGTATAATCGCAATTATATTCATATTAGGGATTTTTGTAATCATTAGAATGATGTATCAAACTAATGAATTGAAATATGAACTAAAATTGGCTAAAGTAAATTGCCAAAAGGATTTGGATAGAATTGAAGATAAAATTAATCAATTGGTACATAAAGATAGTTCATACTATTTTAATGAAATCCAAAAATTAGAAAAGTTGCAAAACACTTTAGCTAAGTTGATTGATTCACAAGTCAATAAATTTGATTCACAAAAATAAATTTAAGTATTAGTTTATTATGAAGCAGAATAATTCACTTTCTTCAAACCATTGGGATAATGAGTTTGATGGAATGAAAAAGAAACTCGCAAATAAGAAAAAAACTGAATATAAAAGAAAAGAGAAGTATCGTAAGGATAGATTCTCAGATGATTACTAATCATTAGGTTATACTTGTTTAATGGAAGATGTTACAATTTTAATTCAGGGTAAAATTACCCAAGAAACCTATAATTTCTATGTTGAGGCCTATCCTCAATATCCAATTGTAATTTCAACTTGGTCTAATCATCAATTAGACCTTTCTTATTTTCCTAATAATTTAACAATAGTTCAATCTCATTTACCTGAAAAATCAGGTGACCAGAATATGAACTATCAATTCATATCTACGTTAAATGGACTTAGTAATGTTAAAACTAAATATGTAATAAAATTTAGAGGAGATGAGTATTTTTCAAATATAAATACCATTAGTGAATCTATAAAAAGTAACCCATCAAAGATATGGTCAGCACCTATATTTTTTAGACACCCATTACATTTCAAATATCATATATCAGACCACATCATTGGTGGTACAATCGAATCTCTTAAATTTATGTATAGTGCAGCTAAGTATGCATTTGATAATGAATTGATATTTCATGTAAAGGATGGGGTTAAACATAAATATTGGGAACCTGAAATCCATCTAACTCGTTCATTTTTAATGGCTAAGTATAAAACTGATTTGGTAAATGAAACCCCAGCAGAAATAATGTTTGAAAATTTTGATATATTAAAATTGGATAAATTAAAACCATATAAAGTAATTGCAAATATATTTAAAACGCATTGGTATAGTGATTTTTCACCACATAATAATGAAAGTATAGAAAATATAAATGAATTATTTGATGAAATATTGCCTTATAACAAATGGAAATGATACTAATATCACATAGGGGAAATTTAGAAGGTAAATTAACGGATGTTGAAAATAGACCTGATTATATAGATGAAGCACTTAATGCTGGATATGATGTTGAAATTGATGTGTGGATGATAGAAGGTGTTCTTTTATTAGGACATGATGAACCACAATATGGAATCTCACAACACTGGTTAAACGAAAGACATTCTAAGTTGTGGATACATTGTAAAAATGTAGAAGCAATAGAGTGGTTTAATATGATTGGTGGATTCAATTACTTTTGGCATGAAGAAGATACAATGACATTAACATCACATGGTTATATGTGGGTGTATCCAGGAAAACAACCTGTTAAAAATAGTATTGCAGTAATGCCTGAAATTCATAATGATGATATTTCAGAATGTAAAGGAGTTTGTTCGGATTATATAAAAAATTACAAAGATGAAAAAAGTAGTAGCGGGGATTTGTATTAAGTATATTGATAACACACCATATGTGTTATTAGGATTGAAACCTGATGGGCATTGGGAATTTCCTGGTGGAAAGGTGGAAGTTGGTGAAATTGATAAACAAGCTCTTGAAAGGGAGTGGATAGAGGAATTAGATGCAATTGTTAAAGTTGGTGAATTTTATACCAGCGTACAAGAACATCCATATGATGTTTGGTTCTATAATGTAGAACTTACCAAAGATGATAATGATGGTAGTGGAGCAAAAGCAAAAGAACATATTGATGTAACTTGGTTTGATATTTCTAATTTGGATTCAATTCCAATGGCATCTACAAACTATATAGTTGCTAACTTATTAATGCAAGATTATTTATAATGAAAGTAGATAAATTAAATGATTTTTTTAAAGGATGGGTAGTTGGAAACTTCAACCCATCTCTTTTCAAAACGAACGATTTTGAGGTAGCTGTTAAGGAATATAAAACAGGGGATTATGAAGTAGCCCATTATCACAAAGTTGCAACTGAAATAACAATTATAACACAAGGATTGGTTCGTATGAATGGTACTGTTTATACAAAGGGTGATGTAATTACAATCGAACCCGGTGAATCTACTGATTTTAAAGTTTTAGATAATACAACAACAACAGTTATTAAATTCCCTTGTGTAGAGGGTGATAAATATTTACTATGATAAATTACGTTTACATAAAAATACCAGCATCCGATTTTGGGTTATTTGAAAATTTATTTCATGGCAAAAGAGCCAATGAATACAAAATACATTCAGCAGGACATAGTTGGAACTATCCTACTAAAATAAAAGGTTGGCAAGATTGGGATTACCCACAACAAACACCTAATATATTTAGAGATGTAGCTACATTTAAGTTAAGTCCAAATGATGTATTTATTACAACTATTAGAAATCCATTTAATATTTTGGTAGATTATTATAAAGAAAACTGGGCTAATCTAAAGACTCATTATAATCTAGCTGATATAAATTCAGTTGATGATTTCCAAAAATTTGTGGATATCTATCTAAATAAATCTATTGTATTTCATGCACCCGCATTTCGTAACTCAATGTTTTCACAATTAAAGGATATCAATGGTAATTGGTTATTTGATGATAATAGTATTATAATAAGGAGTGAATATATTAATGAGGATTTAGCTAAATTCTCAGAAACAATAAATTTACCAATATCGCTTGAATTCACACAACCAAAGGTTGATAACGTTATAACATATAGAGATGACCAAATTGAGAGATTAACAAAATTATGGAAATCTGACTTGGATTATTTCGGATATTCATTTAATAAATCAGAAATGAACACAAAAAAACAAACTAACAGTTTACATAAGCCAAAGATAGCATTGTGTTTCTCTGGTGAAATAAGAGATTTAGATAGAACTAAGGAGTATTGGGGTGAATTGATTAAGAAGTATGACATTGATGTATATGGTTCATTCTGGGACACTTATAATACTGAATGTGGTGATACTATTGAAAACTTTCATAGGATATACAATGTTAAGAAGGTGGAGGTTGAAAATTATAATTCATTTAATGAATCTACCTTATCTATTCTAAGAATTGGTATTGAACCACCAACTTCATTATTGTATTTTTTAAGAGATTCCTGTGTGAACTTTGGTACAATGAGTATGTGGTACAAAATTTGGAGAGCAAATTTATTAACAAAGGATTTGGGTATTGATTATGATATTGTAATAAGAGCTAGAACTGATACTTATTTTGATGATAATTTAGATATATCCATTAATGATATGTTAAATTTACCACATGGTAGGGTTAGGTTAAATAATCACGATAAATCGGAGGGTATATCGGACCTATTTGCATATGGTTCACCAAAGATGATGGATTATTATTCAACGTGCTATTTTTTCATAATGAATTATTTAACTGAAGGGTATTATTTGGTTCCACATGAGCATATGTTGCATATTCATATGAACAAAATAAACGTTCCAATTAGATTTATGGTTAATAACATAACAATCACAAGAACATCCAGAGGAACTGAGGATGAAGTATATTGTAATGGTGTTGATATAAATGAAGAGATTTTACAATCGGATTTTATGGAACTGGAACCACAAAAAGATTTATTCTACAAAGCAAATATTAAAGAAAAATTCAAAATATGAAAAAGTTTATTTTTATAACCATTTCCGTAGTATTACTACCAATATTTGGATATTCTCAAACCAAATTGGACTCACTTGATTTTGATAAGTACATACATTCAATTACAGGTAGGTTTTCAACTAAATACCATTCAACCATTGATACCACCAGAGGTGATGTATTAGTAAGGACTGTAGAGTATGATACACATGATGAAGCGACTCTAATCTATACTCAGCAAGGTGAACTAATTGAGGGTAAGTACTATCCATATAGACAACGTATATACGCAATATACCAAATTGATGATTATTACATTGGTTTAAACATATTCTCAATACCAAATGAAGTTGATTTTTGGAATGTACTAACTGATACCAAAGTTGCGTCTGGTAAGTTTAATTTAGATGATATAACATTTAAAGTTGATACCAACAAACTAAAGGCACTTGCCATCTATGACCTACCATATAAAGTGGGGTGTGATATAAAGATATACAAAGATAACTTAGGGGCATTTAGAGGTAGTACCAATGAATCGGATTGTAAAGGCTCATTTAAGGGAGCAACCTACACTACAACTGAGTTTGTAATATACCAACACGAAGTTATTAGTTGGGAGAGGGGTTGGGATGATTCTGGAACTCAAATATGGGGGCCAAAAACAGGTCCATATATCTACTCAAAAGTTGCAAATCACTAATTTTTCAAATATCTTATATTTAAACCCATATAAATAAAAACATTATTATGGATATAAGTGAAAGAATTCAAGATATTATTGATGGTTTAGAGGAGGCAATATCATATGAAGAGTGGAAACAGGTAGAGGATGCTAGAAAAGAGTTATTATTTCTATTAGCAGACTTAGATTCAGATTTTCCATCTACATTTGAGGAAGATTTTTAAGAAAATCGTAAGATTTTTAAGAAAACCCTTGTTTATATCAAATATTATTCGTATATTAGACAGGTAATTGAGAGAGTAATTAATCAAACCCCTAATATATGAAACCAAAAAACACCCTTCCAACCCACAGACGATTGTTAATCGAGTCGATGGAACTACTTTTTAGTGGTAAAAAAACCAAAGCTAAAAAGACACTAAAACAAGCCAAATTAGAGATTGATAAATTTTATCAAAAATAACTTCAATTTTATTTGGATATCTCAGGTATTTGTCGTATATTTGAGTATAAGATTAAGAGATAAATTAATTAAAACCCTAAAAATATGAGTAAATTTAAAAAGTACGGAAATTCTTCTTATTGGTTAAAGGACTGGGAAGATGATGACATCATTGTTAATCAAATGAATGATGTGGAACGTAAATCACATGACCTTTACAAATTAGCCGCTTCTAAACGAGCTATCTCCAACTTCGTTAATATCGTTACCAACGATTCAATTCCTGTTAAATTTAGTACACGTGGTGATTCCTATACCGATGGTAAGACTGTGGTAATTGGTTCACAAATCGTAGACCCTAAGGATTTTGATGTGGCTGTTGGATTAGCATTGCACGAAGGTTCTCACATTAAACTTTCAGATTTTAAAACATTAGGTGATATTTACAATTTGGTTCCATCTCATATTAAAGATGGGGCAATCAAAAAAGGTATTACTAATCCAATTTCAACTATCAAAGATATTTGGAATGTGGTTGAGGACCGTAGAATTGATTACTACGTTTTTACCTCCGCTCCGGGTTATAGAGATTACTATCGTTCAATGTACGATAAATACTTTAATGACCCATTAATTGATAAGGGATTAACTTCAGATGAATATACTGAATCAACAATTGATTCTTATATGTTCCGAATCATTAACATTCACAACAAAAATACAAACCTTAACGCTTTACCGGGTTTCACCGAAATCTATAAAACAATTGGTTTAGGTACTATTAACCGATTGAAATCTACCTTAGATACATTTAATGTGGCTATGGAAGTTTTTCAAATTATTCTAAATAACTTACCATCATTATCTGATGGTGAAGGTGAGGGTACTGGTGGACAGGGTGATTCTGAAGAAAATCAAAATCAAAATGGAAATGGTAATGGTAGTTCAAATGAATCACGTGAAATGAGTGATTCTGAATTTGATGATTTAATGGATTCATTGGATGGTTCATCTCCAATGACGGGTGATATGGATAGTAAACCAACTGGTGGTTCTTCTATGGAAATTGAAATGCCTGAAGGTGTTGAGCGTGGTGAAGCAACTGAATCAACTGAAGGTGGTAAGGAATCAAATAAATTAACTCTTAGTGATAACCAAAAAAACCTCCTTAAAAAGAAAATTCAAAAGCAGAAAGAGTTTATGAGAGGTGAAATTCGTAAAAAATCTATCACTCGAACTGAAGCAAATAATGTTAACGCAATTGAGGAAAGTGGTTCAGAAATTACTTCAGTTGGTGCTGGTGTTAATGATGGTTGGGGTAACTCTCGAAAGGGTACAACTTGTATAGTAGTTAAGAAACTTACCAAATCATTATTTGAAAATCAAATGTTCCCAATGACTGATAACAATTGGTACAAACCTGAAGAGACTGGATTGATTAAAATGCATTATGAGACTGAAGTTCAAAATGGAATTCGAATTGGAACTATATTAGGAAAGAAACTTCAGGTTAGAGGTGAGGACCGTTCTACGGTGTTCAATCGCCAAAAGAATGGTAGTATTGATAAACGAATGATTTCATCATTAGGATTTGGTAATGAAAATGTGTTCCAATATATGGAAACCGATTCTTACAAAAAAGCTAACCTACATATCTCAATTGATGCTAGTGGTTCAATGGGTGGTTCTAAATGGGTTAATACCTTAACCAATGTGGTTGCACTTTGTAAAGCAGTTGATATGATTCAAAACCTATCAATTCAGGTTTCATTCAGAACTACACATGGTAATTCACCATATGTGGTTATGGCTTACGATTCTCGTATTGATAAGTTCTCAAAGGTAAAACAAATGTTTCCGGCACTTAGAGCTGGTGGTACTACTCCTGAGGGATTATGTTTTGAGGCAATTATGAAGAATTTCTTAGGTTCTAATAACGATATGGATTCTTACTTCCTAAACATCTCAGATGGTGAACCTTACTTTGAAGGTGGTTCTTTCCGATATAGTGGTGAACCGGCATTCGAACACACTCGTAAAATGGTTAAACAAATCGAAGGAATGGGAATTAAAACTCTTTCTTACTTTGTAGATGAGTGGTCAAATACAACCGAACCATCTCGAGGATTTAAGAAGATGTATGGTAAGGGAGCTAAGAAAATCGATGTAACAAATGTGGCTCAAATAACTAAAACAATAAATGAGTTGTTCTTAACAAAATAATTCAAATTGTTAATAACTTTATTGAAAATAATTAGAAAAAGGCTTGTTTATCTCAAGTCTTTTTTGTATATTTGAGTATAAGATTGATAGATAGATTAAATCACTTAAAAAACCCCTAAATTATGGCTAAAAGTAAAAAAACGATTGAAGTTAGTACTATGTTGGATTGGGCTAATGAACAACTAAAACGAACCGATGAGTTCGCTACAGTGGCATTTAAGGCTGGCATTGCCACCACCATTGAAAGAATCCTATTCAATACCAATAATTACAAAGGATTTGGGTTTATAGACAACGCAGATTCGGATACTGGTACATTAGGTTATTATAGTCGATTTTATTATTAAAAAAAGCAAAAATAATTGGCAAAAAGCTTGTTTATATCAGAAATTGTTCGTATATTAGACAGGTAATTGAGAGAGTAATTAATTAAAACCCTAAAATAAATAAAAATGAAAGATTTAAAAATTGGATTCGTAGGAAATGAGGTTTACAAAGTAGAAGCTTTTGGTAACTCATTTAAGTTAATTGACACTAAAGGTCAAAAAGTTGGTACAATGGGTATCGGAACCGGTACTCGTAAAGATGCATTTGAGCAGGGATTGGCTCTTCAGGCATTCGTTCAAAAGAATGGTAAGAAGGTTTTCCGAAAAGTGGGAATGGAAGTTTATAATAACTTAGTTTCCCCAATGAATACCGATAATGGTGGTGTTCAATTTGAAGATAAAGGTGACCATAACGCAATCAAAGATTTCATTCACAATAGTTCAATTGATTTGAAACCAATTGAATTGGTGATGACACCTCTAAAGTGGAAATACTTAGTTCGTTCAGCTGTTAGAGCTAAAAACATTATGATGACTGGACCTGCTGGTTGTGGTAAAACAATGGCAGCTAAAGCATTGGTTAAAGCACTTGACCGACCTGATTTCTACTTCAACTTAGGAGCAACGCAAGACCCTCGTGCTACTTTGATTGGTAATACTCACTTTGATAAAAACAAAGGAACTTTCTTCGCTGAATCGGCATTCGTTAAAGCAATTAAAACTCCAAACGCTGTGATTCTATTAGATGAGTTGAGTAGAGCTCACCCTGATGCTTGGAACATTTTGATGACCGTTTTAGATGGTGGACAACGTTACTTACGTTTGGATGAGGCTGAAGGTTCACCAATTGTTAAAGTGGCTGAAGGTGTTACCTTTATCGCTACCGCTAACATAGGTTCTGAATATACTTCGACTAGGGTAATCGATAGGGCTATCTTAGACCGTTTCGTAACTATCGAAATGGATGTTCTAAATGATGAGCAGGAATTTGGATTGTTAAAGTTTATGTTCCCTGAGGTTAATGATTATGATTTGAAAGCAATCGCTGAAATCGCTCACCACACTCGAACTCAATCGATGAGTGATTCTGGTAAAGTTACCGCTATGGTATCGACGAGAGCTAGTGTTGAAATGGCTGGATTAATTTATGATGGATTCGATTTATTCGAATCAGCTGAAATTTCAATCTTCCCATTCTTCTCTAATGATGGTGGTGTAGATTCTGAAAGAACTTATGTGAAACAACTGGTTCAAAAATATGTTAAAGATACATCAGCAGAAGCTCTTTTTACCGAACAAAAAGAAGAGTTAGTAGATGAAATCCCAATGTTCTAAGGTTAATCAATTATAAATGAGATGGGGGGTAATACCCCCCTGAATCTCTAAATTCAAAAAAAAAGATTAACTATGAAAATACTCCAAACAATAGATTGGAAAATGCGAAAGTTCAATTTAAATATAAAATTACTTAATATATACATCAACGGACCTTATGAACAATGGGGTGTTGAAATTCTGAAAATAACAAAGGGATTGCATTCTTATTATTTATTTAAATTTTTATGTTTCTTACCAAATTACACAAACCGATTTAGATTTAGATGGGAGGGTGATTTGTTCTTTTTAAGGAATACTTTAGCAAAGCAATTGGATGAGTTGCAAGACCACAAAGTATGGTCACCTCGAACATTCAATAAATTCCACAAAATAAAATACAATGTATTAAAATTCATATTACGATGAAATTAGAAACGATTTACAAAAAAACTAAGACAGGTGCAACTCAAGAGTGGACAATTGAAGTATCCGATAATAAATACAGAACTCATAGTGGACAATGTGGTGGAGTAATTACCACAAACACATGGACAGTTGTGTATGGTAAAAATGAAGGTAAAGCAAATGGTACTACTGATAACGAACAAGCTCTTAAAGAAGCAATAGCTAAGAGAACTAAAAAGTTAGAGAGTGGTTATTTTGAAAGTATTAATAACATTGATACTAAACAATACTTTGAACCTATGTTGGCGGCCAAGTGGGAAGATTACAAAGATAAAATTGAATACCCAATATTCTCTCAACCAAAATTAGATGGTATCCGATGTATCCTTACCAAAGATGGTATGTTTAGTAGGAATGGTAAACCAATTGTATCAGCACCTCACATTTTTGAATCAATGAAATATTTGTTTGATGAGAATCCAAATCTAATATTTGATGGAGAATTGTACGCTGATAAGTTCGCTAATGATTTCAATAAGATTGTATCGTTGGTGAAAAAAACAAAGCCAACTCCATCTGATTTAGAGGAATGTAAAAAAGTAATCAAATACCATATCTATGATTTCCCATCACATGGTGGTGAATTTGTTGAAAGATTCAAAGCATTGTATGGTGTTAAGTTACCATCTACTTGTGAGTTTGTAACAACCCACCCTGTTAGGGATGAGGCTGGTGTTATGGATTTGTATGGTAAATATGTTGAGCAGGGTTATGAGGGGCAAATGCTTCGTACTGGTGGACTTTATGAGAATAAACGAAGTAAGTACCTTTTGAAGCATAAATCCTTTGTAGATGAGGAATATACGATTTTAGATATATGTGAAGGTGAGGGTAACCGAACCGGCACTTGTGGATATATGGTATTTAATACCAAAGATGGAAAGCGATTCAAATCAAATGTAAAGGGGACATTTGCTGAAACAGCTGAGATTTTAGAAAACAAAGATTCCTTGATAGGTAAAGAAGCAACTGTTAAGTACTTTAACCTAACACCGGATGGAATTCCCCGATTTCCTTATGTTATAAAAATAAATAGAAATGAGTATGAGTAAAGACACCAAAGATTGGATGGAAAAGTTAGTAAAGAACTATCGAATTCCATTGGAAGAGGACAAATCCAAAAAACAAGAACCAAAGAAACTATTGAAAGAATCACAATTAAAAAAGATTTTGGAAAGAAATTAGGTTATTTGAATTATTTTTTGTATATTTGAAATATGAATTACTATAATATACAAGCATTCGTAAAAAAGATAAAGATGAAAACATTCAAAGATTTAGAATTTAAACCACATACTGCCGGAATGGGAGGTGTGATGAGTCGTATCATATTTGAAAATGGATATGGTGCTAGTGTAGTTAAGACCCCATATACCTATGGTGGTGATAGGGGAAAATATGAATTAGCAGTATTAGGTACTGATGGTGATTTGACATATGATACTCCAATTACAGATGATGTTATTGGGTATTTATCAGAAACAGAAGTTACTGATATATTAGAACAAATCCAAAAATTGTAATATGGCATATAATAAATTCCGTTGGTACACATCTAAACTTAGAAAGAAGCCACTACCAAAATCAGCTCCATTACTCCGAAGGATTCAAAATGGTGATTTTGAAGTTTCACCTTATTTTGATGAGGCAAAGTATAATAGAGAACTTGCGATTGAAGCTTATGAATTGACTAAAAAGAATGCACTTATTTCAGACCCAGCTCAATTAGAGATGGAGGCATTGTATGCTGGTAGAATTAAAAGAGTAAAAGCTCTTAAGTTAGATGAAGTAGGTAATACTGATGAGAATAAACGATTGCGAGAATTACAAAGAGCATTAGCCGAAGAATTCGAAAAGGATTTATGGGAGAAGGCTATGGAAAGAAAGCGGGGTAAGGGTACTACTGAAGATTTATATTGGTGGTATAAAAAACAATGTAAGCTTGGTTACACTAAATCAGAATTACAAATTAGAGGAATCATATGAAAGAAGCATACTTTAAAGTACTAAATACAATTAAAACTGCACAATACGCTGCAATGGCAAATGGAAGTGTGAAAAAATTAATAAATAATTTTAGTAATATGTATGATGACAAGGATTTAATTGAATCTTTGGATACTATTTATAATGAAAAACTAAAAGAATATCAACTATAATACTTATTGATATGGAAATGATTAAAAGCAGATACGGATTAGAGAGAGTTATCGAAAAATTAGATACCAATAGACTTAGGATTACTGGGGAATCTCAATTTCAAAGAACATCAACAAATGATTCCGGTGAAACGGTAATGTTTGACTTTGAAGGTGGACCGGTATTATCGGTAGGAGGAGTACTTAATTTTCAAAAATCAAAATGGATTATAACATCAATCACACCAATTGATTCAAAGTACGAAGGATTGGTAGAATGCATTGTAGGGGTTAAATTATCTTATTAGGAGAATAGATTATGTTTGGTTTACTATCAGAGGCAGAAGTACAAGACCCACTTATCACTAAAAAGATATTGGAATCACTTACAGCGGCCCAAAACAAAATGTTGAACGATGGTAGACTTCTAATCAACCCTATAACAGGGGATACAATAGTACCCATTCGGGTATCACAAAATCAAATAGCAAAAATTGTAATTAATATATTTTAAGATGGAAATCAAATATCCAACTTTTAAGTATTTTAATGAAGAGTGGAATAACGAACCCCACACCGATGATGAGTATGGAGATACGCATGTAGATGGTGTAGATGAAATTTAGTTATTGGGATTAAGGGGATACCTCCTTTTCATCGATTCGGTGGGGGGTGAGTCGCAACCTTAATTTTTTTGATAGTTTTGTTATATTTATACTTATATTTGAATATTACATTTAGCTATCCTTACACTTATTACTATATGAATAACTCCGCACATCCGAATCCACAACGTAGTAGATTAGAAAGATTTATATACGAAATACAAAGCCGCTTGGGAATACAACCAAAATGGGAAAGGGATTTACTTCAAACCGATGAGAAGTTAAAGACGTATAAGGAGTTTAAGGATAAGGGGATATGTAGTACATTGTATTACTTAAGAATAAATTTTTTAAAAGGATGGACAATAAAATTATAGAGTTAATCAACAAATACCCAAACGATGCTGAGTTGGGAAATGTTATCCGTAGAGCGTATTGGAGAGAATCCACAACTGGGGAGAAAATCTTTGAATCCCCGGATAAGGGAAAAACGATATACTCCCGTCAAAGTGGTGAAACCGAACGAACTTTAGTAGATAGGCAGATGGAGATACCATATGAGGGATAAACTAAAAAGGTTTTGGAAGAGGTTAGTATCTCTTACATTAGAAGCTGGGGAAGGGATATGGGAAGCAACCAAAAATGGAAATTATCCATATTTATAGGGGAGTTAAGTAACAACCCAATTTCGAGTCTATGTACAAAGTAAGAGGATATCAAAAACCGGAGGATTCGTTCCACACTATTGGAGAGTGGGAACGTATCTCTAAGCGTTTTTTAGACCTACAAAAGGGTGGTTCCGATACTAGGGGTGGGGTTTTACCTACGGACCCGAAGATGATGGAACTTATAGATACTTATTTTGGATATCAACTATGGGTTGAAACCGATTTGTATGGGGATTTGACCAAGAAAAACGTTTTAGACTTTATTGAAGATTTTGTAAACCATAGGATATGGGGAATCAGAGATGAGTTTGGGGATTATATAAAGAACATAAACAATGATAGGATTGCGTTCTTTAATAGTAGAGGAGCAATTGAACCTTATATTCTATTGGATAAATCGTTTACTAAGGATACTTATGGTAACGTAGGTTCTGAGGTGGTAACGTACCATTGGACATCTGAGGAGGGATTCAGAAACCTTGCAGATAGTATCCGAAGTGGGTATAGTTTTTCTATATCAACGTTTACTACCCAAGCAAAGGAGTTCTTTAGACCGGAGAGTAATATATTGGTAAAGATAAGAGGAGAGTTAGTAGCCGCATTTAAATCAGATGTAAAATCATTTGCAACTGATAGAGGAAATCGGGCAGCTAACTTATTCCGTTTTTCATACCCGGATAATGAGAATAATCTATGTACGGATTTAGTGAATTGTACTGAGAACAAAACCTCACTTTGGAACGAAATAATTGTAAAACCAATATCTATATTAGATTATAAGCAAATTAAAAAGTATTAATATGATAAGTTTAAAAGAAATTATCTATGAAGTACTAAATGAGGTTGTGATAAGTGTATCGGATTTAGATGATACATTAGAACAATATAGAAAAGATACCAATTGGACAGATTGGTATATGAGTGGAGGATGTTATACATTTGCTGATGGTCTGAATAAGTATTTAGGAAATAGAGGTAAGTATGTAGCTATAATAGAACCGGAAACGAAAGCGATGGTTCACGTTTGTGTTTTGTATGGTGGGAAGTATTGTGATTATAACGGATGTAGAAGTAAAAACGATATACTATCCGATATCACTATAAATGGAACTCCGATATGGAAAACCATAAACCGGTCACAAATATCATCGGAACATAATTTTGATAATAGTGAAGTAACCTCAATAGTAAAGAATTTAAATAAAATAAGATAATGATAAGTTTAAAGGAAATAATTAAAGGGATTCTAAGTGAGGGTGTTGATGACCCGGGAATCTTAAAATGTGTATTTATGGCAGGAGGACCTGGAAGTGGGAAATCATTTACTGCTAAAGAGATATTTGGAGTGGGTAAATCTGCATTTTCATCGGTATCTGCTGGTGGATTGAAATTAGTAAATTCTGATACTGCATTTGAGAAGGGTCTTAAAGATAATGGTATTGATATGAAGGAGTTGGGTAACATTGAAAAGAATGACCCGGAACTTTGGGATTTAATCACTAAGGGAGATAATTCAATTAGAGGAAAAGCAAAAGCGATTACCGATAAACAAAGAGCTTTTTATGAAGCTGGTAGATTGGGTATGATTATCGATGGAACCGGAGATGAGGTATCTAAGATTAAAAAGAAAATGGAACATGCTGAATCATTAGGATATGATTGTTCAATGGTGTTTGTAAATACATCATTGGAAGTAGCATTGGAAAGAAATAAAAACCGAGATAGAGTTCTATCGGATGAGTTGGTAACCAAAATTTGGAAAGATTGTCAAAATAACTTAGGAGCATTCCAAGGTATGTTTAGTGGTAACTTTGTAATTGTAGATAATACCGTTTACAAACCGGTAAATAGACCAGTACAACAAGCAGTAGATGCGTTCTTAAGAAAACCACTTTATAATCCAATTGGAAAAAAATGGGTAGCAACTGCTAGAATATTAAAAAAATCTAATCTGATTAAGAAATGATAAAATTAATGGACTTGTTGAACGAAGAAAGCTTCGTAGCAAAATCAACAAAAACGGGTAAGGTAGTAAACTTTGGTTCAAGAGAAACCAGAGATGCTGCAATTAAATCCGGCGATTATGAAGAACCTGAAAAGGGAGATGCTGGTGCACCTCCTAAACCTAAAGTAAATATATTTGATAAACCAGCTGATAAGAAAGCTGGAGGAGAAACTCCAAAAGCGGCCGAAGAACCTACAAAGGAACCGGCTGAGAAAACCGATTACGAAAAGGGATTGGCTGCTAAGGCTAAGGAAGCAGTTGGTAGAATTAGTGATAAAATCAAAGGATGGGCCAAAGAAGAAAAAGAATTCTTTAAATCTGATTCACATAAAGGAGGTTCTAAGGAAAGAAGAAGTTGGGGACACGCAATTTCAGATAAAGCTAAAGGAGCTTGGGAAGCTGTTAAAAAGGGCGCTAAAGGTGAAGTAGAAGAATTCAAAACTGCAGGTGGTGCAGTTAAATCACTATTTAAAGGTGAAGAGATGAATGACCACCAAAAGAAGGCTTTAAAAGCAGTAGCTATTAAAGTTGTAACAACTGCTCTATTTGGAGCTGCAACCGGTGGATTAGCACACGGAGCTGCTGCATTCGGTCAACACGTTGCTATGGAGTTTATTCCTCACGTAGTAGGTGAAACGATTTTAAAAGGAGTAGGTAAAGCGGCAATATTTGCTGGAGATGAAGAAGAGAATGAAGATGTATATATGGAGAAATTCGCTCAGATGATTGCTGAGAAATTGGCTAACGAACCAATACCGGCTGAGTTGATGGAGAAATTCGTAGATTCATATAATGAAAAGAAACTAGCAAAATAAGAAATGAAAAGATTAAGTTTATTTATCCCATTTATTTTAATATTATTTTCATTTACAGGTGATTCTCACCGACATGAAGTTAAGGTAAAAACCCCAATATTTGAAGTACTATATTCAGAGGTATTCGAACAACCACTTTGGTTAACATATGAATCAACTAATAGAGCTACAAATGTGAATAGAGGTTCTATGGATTTTTATACTGAAAAGGATGTACATACATCAGATGCTAATGATTATCGTACAAATGTATATGATAAGGGTCACTTAGCACCAGCAGCTACATTTTCTGATAATATAGAAAATTTAAAACAAACGTTTTCATATTTGAATTGTGCACTACAAGACCAATATATGAATAGAGGTGAGTGGAGAATGTTAGAAGAGCAGGAAAGAAAATGGGATGATACCGAAAAACTAAAAGTTAAAGTTGAGTTGGTATTTGGAAAAGGACATAAAGTCCTACCAACCGGAGGACATGTTCCAACATCAATGGTTAAACATATCTATTTTTCAAAACAAAAGAAGTGGAAATGTTTTGATTTTCCTAATTCAAAACCAACTAAAGGTTGGGAAGGGCATGAAGTTAAACATATTCACTAAAAAAATAGCGAAAACAAAAAAGATATATATTTATAATAAGAAAACAAAAAAAGATTTATTATGGCATTAACATACGAATGGAAATTAACGGGTTTAAAAAAGCAAGATACTGCTGATTTAACTGATTTAGTAATTGGAACCCAATGGAAATTAATTGGTACTAATGAAAATGGTACTGAAGGTACATTTAGTGGAGCAACTCCATTGGATATTCCTGATGCTGATGAGGCGGGATTTATTCCTTATGAGCAACTTACTGAAGAAGTTGTATTAGGTTGGATTCAAAATATAGTATCTGGTAGTGCACCAACTAATTATATGGCTCACATCAATGAACAAATCTTAAAGCAAATCAACCAAAAAGAATACGCTATTAAAGAAGTTGGTGAAACTGATTTACCTTGGTCACCTACATCTGGAAGTGTGACTCCGGCTGGTCCGATGGAACCTGCACCAACAGCAGCTCCAACAACTGAAACTACAACTGAAGTTGTGGTTGATGGTGAATAATATCACCTAATAAAAAATAATTAAAGAAAAGCTTGGATATACCAAGCTTTTTTTGTATCTTTGTGTTTATAAAATATGTTATATGTTTACACCCTTTTCAGTATTAGATACTAGAACAAAGGAATGGAAGCAAAGAAAGGAATATTGGATTACTAATTATGGTATCCAATCTGAATTAGGTAGAGAGGATACTCAATCCAAAACTATCTTTTGGGATACACCCAATTCAGTTTCCGTATTTGACCCAGTACTTTGTGAATTGATGTACGATTGGTTCTCACCCAAAGGTGGAATGGTATTAGACCCATTCGCTGGTGGTAGTGTGAGAGGTATCGTATGTGAAGAGATGAACCGAAGATACGTTGGAATTGATTTATCCAAATCACAAGTAAAAGCCAACAAAGAGCAATCAAAAAAACCCTTATGGATTAATGGTGATTCGAATGAGGAATTGGACAAGGTAGCCGATGAATCATTTGATTTTGTATTTACATGCCCACCTTACTACGATTTGGAGATTTATACTGATGATGTGAATGATATTTCCAATATGGATGTGGATTCATTTGATAAAGTATATGAATCAATACTCCTAAAATCAGTTCAAAAACTAAAAGATAACCGATTCTTTGGGATTGTAGTATCTGAAGTTAGAGAACCATCCGTAACTGGTAAGTATTCTAAAGGTAGATATAGAGGTTTGGTTCGTAAAACCATAGATATGTTGGAATCAGCTGGAATGGAATTCTATAATGATATGATTCTATTCAATTCTCAACACCAAGCTTCACGAGTTGGTAAAACTTACTTTGATAGAAATCGTAAAATACCATCAGTTCATCAAAACATTCTAATTTTTGTAAAAGGAAACCCTGATATCGCAACTATTGAGATTGAAGGTGGTGAACCTATGTGTAAAGTAGATGGGAAGGAATACCTATCATTTAGACATGCGGCAATTGATGTGGATGCAGATAAGTTAGTTGCATCTGAAGTAGAGAGAAGATGTAGAAGTACTAAATCATCTTACAAAGAGTGGCAAATCATTGGTGAAGAAACCAACCCACATATAAAATACGAAGTAGATGGAGTTCCGTTTGAGAACCCAAAACAAATAGCAGATTTAATTGGTGGAGATTTCACCGAACAAATTGCTAGAAATTATATTGAATCAAACAATCCCAAATATAGACATTGGAAACGGGTGGATAGTAATGATATTACCTATGGTGAAATGATGGATATGTGGGATAATAATATTAGATTAGAAATACCAGTTATAAGTTGTGATGGAATTGAATTCTATTCAATGGAAGATGCTGGTAACCATTTTGGTATCTCATCTGAAAGAGTAAGACAGAAACTAAAATCGGATAAACATTCCGATTGGATTTATTTAGACAATTAAAATTATGAAAGTATTAGTAACAGGCGGGAACGGCTTCATCGGTTCAAACTTAATTAAACGATTACTATCCGAAGGACATCATGTAGTTTCATTGGATGACCTTTCAACTGGATTGAAGGAGTATGAAATTGAAGGATGTAATTATGTGTATGGTGATATAGAACATTTGATGTATTGGAAAGGTGATAACTTTGATTTATGTTACCATCTTGCTGCACTAAGTAGAATCCAACCATCATTTGATGACCCAATGGAAACATTTAGGGTAAATGCGGGTGGTACACAAATGGTAGCTGAATGGGCTAAAGAAAATAATGTAAAGGTAGTTTACGCAGGTTCATCATCTCGTTGGTGTAACCCTCAAACTTCACCATACGCAACTGATAAGAAGATTGGTGAGGATATCTTAAAGATGTACAAAACTGCTTATGGTTGTGATTTTGAAATTTGTAGATTCTATAATGTCTATGGTCCAAATGAATTAGTAGATGGTAAATGGGCAGCTGTAATTGGAATTTGGAGATATCAACTTCAAAATGGATTACCATTTACAATAGTTGGTGATGGTGACCAACGCAGAGATTTCACTCACGTTGAAGATATTGTTGATGGATTGTATAGAGTTGGTATGGGTTCAGAAAAGCATGATGATGCTTGGGAATTGGGAACTGGTGTTAACTATTCTATAAATGAAATTTATGATATGATGGTAGAAAGATTTGGTGAAATCCAAAAAGTACATATCCCAGACCAAGCTGGAAATTATCGTTCAACTTTAAGAGAAAACTATGATACTTTAAATCGATTAGGTTGGAGTCCATCTGATAAATTACATTCATACATACAATCCCTATGAGTAAAATAGTAAATCTATTTGGAGGACCTGGTATTGGGAAATCATCCATTGCCAATGGTCTTACATATAAGTTAAAAAAGAAACACATAAGTTGTGATAATCCATATGAGTTTCCAAAAGTATTGGCATGGGATGAGAATCATTCTGCTATCAAAGACCAATTGTATGTACTTGCAAACCAACATAGGGGAATTGTTAAGAGTTATGGGAAGGTTGACTATATTATATTGGATTCACCAATTGTATTATCATTGGTATATAAATCAGTATATAAAGGTACTGAGTACCCAGCAACGCTGTATGGTGATTCATTTGATAAAATGGTGTTAGACATTCATAATCAATATGATACGCTTAATATCGTTCTAAAACGTTCTGAGGGTGGGTATAATGAAAAGGAAAGGTACCAATCATTGAATGAATCCAAAATGCTGGATTTGGAGATAGAAAATACCCTAATTAAACACCATATTCCATTTATTTATGTAGATGTTAACGATGATACTTTAAAAAACATACTAAAATATTTGGATATTCCAAATTAATTTCGTATATTTGATTATTAATAACTTAAAACTCTAAAATATATGGCAGCAAGGAAACAAAATCAGTTTAAGTATGGTATCGAAATCACCAAACCTTGGTCAAAAGAAATGTATGACCATAATGATAAGGTAGCTGAAATTGTTAAACAAAACATTGAAAAAGCACTATTTGAAATCTTTAAAGATGGTGATGAAAAATCACTTCGTGAAATATCAAAATCGGTATGTGCACATGGATTCGGTGATGGGTATTCATTTGAGGATATCTATAATGAAACTATGAATGATTTGGATATGGCTCAAAACTATTGGTTGAATGATATCTATGATGATATTGTTTCAGATGGATTTGCACCTAAGTTGGATGTATTTTTTATTGGTTATTAATATGGTAAGTAAATTAAAAGAAGAGTGGTCTGTTGACCCACAACTTAAACATTGGAATGGTAAAAGTTCAGTTCAAGATGATAAATGTGGATGTTCTACACCCACATTAGTTGAACTTTGGGAGCATGATAGTTGTGTAAGGGGTAGAATTGATACCATCGTATGTACAAATTGTAATAAGATTAACTCATTTAATATCGTAAGATAAAAAATTAAATTATGAAAAAAAGAATTTACTTAGATGATGTAAGAACTCCAGTAGATAAAGAATCTTGGGTAGTTGTTAGAAACTATGAACAATTTATTGATACAGTTACTTACATTGGATTGGAAAATATTGACTTGATTTCATTGGACCACGATTTAGGAGATACTGCAATGGCAGAGTGGCATAAGAATGTATATCACAATTATGAATTAAACTATGATAATATTAAGGAAAAGACTGGAATGGATTGCACTAAATGGTTGGTTAATCAATGGTTGGACGGACATGCTGTTGTTGATGTTGTAATACATTCAGCAAACGCAATTGGTTCAGCAAATATGATGGGATACATTAACAATTATAGACACGTTAGTAGATTACCACAAAATTGTGTAAGAGTACAAATAGAACATACAGTATAAAATATGAAAACAATTTATAAATATCCGGTAACTTCACAAGACTGCACTTTAAAATTACCTAAAGGTGCTGAAATCCTAACAGTTAAATTGCATGGTGAATTTCCATGTCTTTGGGCCGTAGTAAATCCTAAAGAGAAAGTAGAAGAAAGACACATTTGCATTGTGGGTACTGGTTGGGATATTGATGAAGGTATGAAATATATTGAAACATACATTGATGGATACTTTGTATGGCACGTATTTGAATTAATAAAATAAATTATGAAAGTAGGATTTGCAGATAGTTTTGGAGATAGCTTAAAAACTCTGATTAGACATGAAAGTTGGTGGTATAAAACTTACGAAGTAGTTCGTTATAAGATACCGGTATTTTTTAAAAACATTTATAGATTCCGTAAAATGTTATGGAACCATAGATGGTATGATTACCGATTCACATTAGAGGCATTACAAACTTCATTAGAAATAATGGAAGCAAAGATGCATGATGGTATAGAGGTTAGAGAATCACGTGATAAGAAGATTGCCAAAATGCAAAGAGCAATCCAAATTCTTAAAAACATTAACGATGATAAATACATCGATATGGCTGAAGGGGAATTGGGGGTTCTTTATATGAGAGATTGGCAATTTGAAGAAACTGGTGAAACTACTGATAATCCATTTGGAGAAAATAATGAAAAACTTTATGTATTAGTAGATAATGAAACTCCATCAGAAAAGAAACACAATCGTAAAGTTTTTGATAGAGCTAGAAAGTTAGAAGCGCAAGAGTGGAAAGAACTTTGGAAAATCTTCGAAGGACAGGATATAAATGGATATAAAAAATTCAAAACTACAAAATCAGCTGAAGAAATGTTAAAAACTGATACATGGAACGAATGGTTTGATGGTTCGGATATGAGGGGCTGGTGGGATTAAAAATTAGAATATGGCAATAAGTGCAACAAACCAACCTCGTAAATTTGAACGTATCTATAAAGATGATGATGGTTGTATATCTATTTGGAAGTATGATTTAGATAGAACTACAAATGGACCTGTTTCTGTTGAGATTAAATATCCAGCTGGTTGGGATAAAGCATATAAAGATGCACAAAAGCAGGCAGCATTAGAGAAAAAAGGTAAGTTGGGTGAGTTACATGATGCGTTCGCTAAGTTGGATGAAAAACGTAAAAGAGAAAAAGCTAAACAAACACCAAATAAAAAATAAACTATGAGTTATAATAGAGAAAAAATTAATGAGGTAAACCCAGACGCATATATATGGGATGATATGGATGAAGCTATTGTTGGAATTTCCGATAGTGGTAGAGTTATATATGATATCTATAAAATGGAATGCTTAGTTTATGATGAGAATAAAGAAAATATGACATTTGAGGAAGCTGTTGAGTGGGTTGAGTTTAACGTACTATCAGCATACTTAGGTGATTTTACTCCAATTCATATTTGGACAATACCAACAAAAGAATAGAAAGATATGAATAAAATAGATAAACAATATCAGGATTTACTTCAAACCATTTTAGATTATGGTATTGATAAGAAAGATAGAACTGGTACTGGCACAAAGTCAATATTTGGTTATACTATCAGACACAATATGAAAGATGGATTTCCACTTCTAACAACTAAGAAGATGCCATTTAAAACTATTGTAACTGAATTACTATGGTTTTTGAAGGGTGATACTAATATTAAGTATTTGGTTGATAATGGTTGTAACATTTGGAATGGTGATGCCTATAAAAACTACGTTGATACTGTTGATAAGATGTGGTTAAAATCTGACATTGGGGATTTAGATGATATGATTTATGACAGACTACTACTTGTTGTAGGGGATGAAATAAGACTTTTGACTCAAGAAGAATTTATATATACAATTAAATTAGATGATGAGTTTGCTAGTAGATACGGTGAATTAGGACCAATTTATGGTAAGCAATGGAGGAAGTGGGCACATGAAGCGGGTGAGATTAACAAAGGTGGTGTAGACCAAATACAAAACCTAATCAATGACCTTAAAACAAATCCAGACTCAAGACGATTAATGGTTAATGCTTGGAATGTAGGTGAATTAGACCAAATGGTTCTTCCACCTTGTCATTATGGATTTCAAGTTTATACGAGAGAGTTGAGCCATGAAGAGAGAATAGGTGTATGTTTAGGTCAAAGACCAGAATCTAAGTTTGCAGCTCATGTTGATACAAATGAGATATTAATGAACGATTGGGGTATTCCAACTCGAGCAATCTCATTAATGTGGAATCAACGCTCAGTAGATACATTCTTAGGTTTACCATTCAACATAGCATCTTATGGATTGTTATTAGAAATCATTGCTAAAGAAGTAAATATGATACCTGATGAATTGATTGGAAATTTAGGTGATACACATTTGTATTTAAATCACATTGAACAAGCAAAAGAACAAATTAGTAGAAAACCATTTGAGTTACCTACGCTAAAATTCAATCCTTGTCCTATAACAGGAATAGATATAGAATACCAAAGTATTGCGCAATTTGAAATTGAAAATTATCAATCACATCCAGCAATCAAAGCACCATTATCAAATTAAAAATTATGAAATCAAATTTAACAGAAAAATTATTATCAATCTGCGGAGATGCAGATAAAACTTATGGATACTTCGATAGTGAATTTATTATTAAATTAACTGAAGAACAACGTATTCAAGTAGAATCAGAATTAATCAAGTCTTTAGGATTTGATAAGATAGTATGGATGGACCTACCAGCTGGTTTGACTGAAGATGGAGAAAAGGCAGTTGTTATGAAAACTCACAAAATGTCAGATGTTGAAGAACCACCTTATATGGGTAAAGTAGGGTATGTTTACACTATAATGTTTACTCCAAAAATGTATGACCCGATGGAAATATATAAACCAGTAAAAGATGGTTGTGTTTTTGGTCCTATTGTATATAATCCAGAAACATTCGAACCTACACAAAGTATCACGTTAACTTGGTCACCTGAATTTGCACAAGATTTTCCAACTAACAACAATGAGGAGATGCTGAAACAAAGTTTAATAGAGCGTTTAGAAAAAGTATTAGATAATCCTGAAGAATATAGACCAAATGGATTTATAGGATGTTTACTAAGATACGCTGCAGTATAATTAAAACCAACAATTAAAGCATAAATAATGATTATATTTAAAATTATTGGAATTTGTACGATAGTTAATTTTTTATTTATCGCTTACCATATGTGGAAAGCACCTGAGATGGATGAACAAACGGGTAGAATTATAAAAGAAGGTAAAAAACTATCCGATATTTTTAAAAAATAAATTAAAATGACAATTCATATATCGGTATATGATTTAGAATCCAAAGTTCGTAAATTATATTTAGAAGATAAAATACAAAGCTTAGGAATAGATTATCAGCCAAACTCAATTACTGGTTGGTATGATGGTAACGAAATTGAAGTATTTAACTTTAATAGGGTATGTAGAATGGATAACAGATGGAGTGGTTATGTATTACATAAAAACAAAACAGAAATAATAATTGAAATTACAAACTTATGGAAATAAACGATGGACACTATTTGGAATTAATGGATAGACTTCATGTAGTATGTTGTACAATTGATGAACATATATTAAATCATCCACTTACGGAAGTTAATCCGGATATACAAACAAAAATTGAAAAAGCATTGGAATTATTATACGATGCATACCAAGACGCTGGGAATTTAGATTCCCAACTTGATGATGGTAAATTAAATAACAAATAAAAACAAAATTATGAGAAAATTTTATAGAAGTAGTAAGAACAAATTCCTAAGTGGTATTTGTGGTGGTTTGGGTTACCACACTAAAGTAGACCCAATTTTATGGAGAGCGTTATTAGTTGTCTTAGGACCGGCAGCAGTAATACCATATATAGTTTTAACATTTTTAACTGAAGATAAATAATATGTTACCTTTAAAAGAAGCAACTGCTGAAAAGCACAAATTGGCTGAAAGAATGCCATTCAACGGATTGATGTTTAGTGGTAGATTAACCGCATCTCAATATGGTGAGTATCTTAAATCACAATTAGCAATCTTTTCAACATTGGAAAACAACTTTGAATTTCCAAATGAGGGATTAAAGAGAGTATCAGCTGTAAGTGAGGATTTGGGATACTTAGGTGTATCAGATGTTTCACCTGATTCAGCAACCGAATCATATATTCAATATCTAAAAGGATTAACACAAGATGAGGCAAATGCTCATATCTATCTTAACTACTTAGCAATTATGTTTGGTGGACAGATGATGAAAGAGAAAACACCCGGTCAAGGTAAAATGTATGATTTTGAAAATATGATGGAATGTGCTGGTTCAATCAGAGCTATTCAAAAAGATGAATGGGCAGATGAGGTAAATGCAGGATTTGATTTTATGATTGAAATCTTTAAAGAATTAGAAAAATGTACGATTTAGTAGAACGTATAACATATCATAGTGAGAAGTTTAAAAACCTCATCGAATCAATCGATGGGGTTAAAGAACTCCATACTGATGATTATGGTTGGGAGAACTACCGATACGAATCACCAATTTTCAGATTAGCTCACGTAGAGAGATACTTTGTAGGTTCACTTGCAGTTTGTCACATCACTTGTTTCCCACATAAGAACTCAAAAGCACCAATCTTTGGATTTGATGTAGTTGGTGGTACTAATAGTGGAAAGATAAGTGGAGCATTTATAGATTGTTCCCCAGTCCTTTATGATGAAGATTGGCATAATACTGAATGGAACACCGATAGAAAGTTACCTTATTGGGCATCGGTATTTTCGGAACAATTCATAGCAGTAAGACCTACTGAAGATGAATATGAGAAAATATTTGAAACTGCTTGGGGGGTATTTCAACGATATATTGAACAATTAAGAAGTGAAGTAGATATTACATCCGATTCAAATGAGTTGAGAATTATTATAGAAAACCAAAACATATATTGTAGACACCAAGCTGATAATCCTCGTACATTTGGTGCATTGAAAACGGAAATTGGAGAAGAGAGGGCTACCTACTTTATGCAAAAAGTACTATTTCCAGAAATATAAAAATATTGAAAACCAAAAAACTATATCTTAACAACGATTCCATATTAAAATGGGTAGAATTAAATAGGGATACAATCAACCAATTATTGTATGAGAATGTATTTGATTTCGCAAAATCTGACAAAATGTCATTTTCAATCATGCGAATCTACTCATTTGATGACAAAGATTCAAATGGTATGGATATTGTAACTAATCTATTGATTACAAAAGAAGAGTTGTATGATACAGTTGAAAAATTGTTAAAGGCATATGAGGGTGATGAATATTACGAAAGATGTGCAGAATTACTAAAACTTAAAAATAGTTTGGTAGATTAAAATATTTTTCGTATATTTGTAGAAATATAAAATTAACGCATATGAGAGCATTGGAGGGAGGAAGATTTTCGGTAAATGAATTTTTTGAAGCATTTGGAAATATGCCTAAAGATAATGATTTACATCGAATAACTCAAACATTCATCAAAGCTTACCATAGGAATGGTACAGACCCATTCGAATTGGTTAAGGGGTTTGGTATTGATTGGGTGGAACTTCTTATGAAATATAATGAACAAGTTGAAGAGTACGAATTATGTGCTATCTTCAGAGATTTAATAAATGATTATAAAAACAAATAAAGATTATGGCAGAAAATGTAGGAAAACCATTAGGAGATAGAGTTCTCTTAAAATTAGAAGATACTTCAGATAAAAAATCATCTGGTGGTATCATCTTAAATCAATCAACTCAAACAGTTGTGGAAGCAGTTGTAATTGCAGTTAGTGATGGATACCCATCACAAGGTGGTGAGTGGATTAAATTATCAGTAAATGAAGGTGATAAAGTATTAATATCAAATGGAACTCCTGGTGAGAAAATTAAGTTAGGTGGGGTTAGTTATAACCTTGTTAGAGATTCGGATTTATTAATGAAATTATAATATATTATGGCAAAAGAATTAAAATTTGATGTGGAAGCTAGAGAATCCTTAAAGAGAGGATTAGATATTTTAGCGAATGCAGTAAAAGTTACATTGGGACCTAAAGGTAGAAATGTACTATTACAAAAAGGAAAAGGTATTCCACACATTACGAAAGATGGTGTATCAGTTGCAAAGGAAATCCATTTGGAAGATACCTTTGAGAATATGGGTGCACAATTAGTAAAAGAAGTATCACAAAGAACAGCTGATTCAGCTGGTGATGGAACCACAACCGCTACGGTATTAGCACAAGCTATTGCACAGGCTGGGTTCAAAATGGTGGCAGCTGGAACCAATCCAATCGACTTGAAACGAGGGATGGATAAAGCAGTTGAAGTTGTTGTAGAGGAATTGAAAAAACAAGCAATCAACGTTGGTGATAAAGTAGAACAAATCGCAACCATTTCAGCAAACTCAGATACAAAGATTGGTAAACTAATCGCTGAGGCATTTGATAAGGTTGGTAAAGATGGTGTTATCACTGTTGAAGAAGCTAAGGGTATTGAAACCTATATGGAAGTAGTAGATGGTATGCAGTTTGATAAGGGTTACCTATCAACTCACTTCGCTACTAATTCTGAAAAGATGACAGCAGTATTGGAGAATCCATACATCCTTACTTATGATGGTAGAATCTCTAATATGAATGATATCTTACATTTGTTAGAAGGTGTTGTACAAACATCTAGACCACTTCTAATCATCGCTGATGATGTTGAAGGTGAAGTGTTAGGAACATTGGTTGTAAACAAACTGAGAGGAGCCCTGAATGTATGTGCGGTTAAAGCCCCATCATTTGGTGATAGAAAGAAACAAATTATGGAAGATATCGCTACTATTAGTGGTGGTACATTCATCACACCGGAAGTTGGACACAAATTAGAAGAGGTTACTATGGATATGTTAGGTATCGCTGAAAAAGTAATTGTTTCTAAAGATACAACTACAATTGTAAATGGTGGTGGTGAAGTTGATGATATCAAAAAGAGAGTTGAGCAAATCAAACTTCAAATGGATGAATCAACATCAGATTACGATAAAGAGAAGTTGCAAGAGAGATTGGCTAAGTTAGCTGGTGGAGTTGCAGTTCTTTACATCGGAGCTGGTTCTGAAGTAGAATTGAAAGAAAAGAAAGATAGAGTTGATGATGCACTTCAGGCAACTAGAGCAGCAATTGAAGAAGGTATTGTTGAAGGTGGTGGTATTGCATTATTGAAATGTTTACCGGCATTGGATGCACTTATGAATTCTGATAATGAGGATGAGAATGATGGAGTTGATGTAGTTGCATCAGCATTGAAAGCACCATTAGTACAAATCCTTAAAAATGGAGGAATCGAATCCGGTGTAGTATTGAGAGATATCAAACTAAATGGAGGTGGATATGATGCTAGAAACGAAAAGTATGTAGATATGTTCGAAGCAGGTATCATTGACCCTAAGAAGGTAACCAGAACCGCTATTCAAAACGCAGTTTCGGTTGTTGGTATGATTCTTACTACTGATTGTATGATTGTGGATAAGAAGGAAGATAAACCAAATCAACCTCAAATCCCAATGATGTAATACTTATATAGGAATCCTGTCGTAATTTAAAGTGACTGGACCTAACAAGAACCCCAACCCCGTAAGGTTGGGGATTTTTTGTGCCATTGATTATCAACACGTTATAAAAAAGTTGAAAAATAATTGGCAAAAGGCTTGTTTATATCAGGAATTATTCGTAGGTTTACATAGTAATAAGAGATGATAATTAAACCCCTAAAATTAAAAATTATGAACAAAGAGAAATTTAACGAAGTATTTGAGAAAAAAGTTGGCTATGATTCAGAGAACAAAAAGTTCTTAATTAGGGTATATCCATCCCTTATCAAAGTAATTAATAATAATCCAAAACCAAAGTGGGTGGATGTTATTGAGGATATGTTAGGATATAAGAGTAGCGGATATTATTCATCAATCCGTAGATGTTTAAAAGAGATTGATGTATGTACCTATGATAAAAGTGTAGGTCATTTTGTTAAAGGTTCAAATTGGGATAGGTTCGTATCTAATGAAAATTGGAATTGGTTTATTTGTAAAACAGGTAGTTGTGAACGTTCATTTGTTAAAAAATAATTACGAAATGTCTTGTTTATATCAGGAATTATTCGTATGTTTACAGAGTAATAAGAGATAATTAAACCCCTAAAACTAATAAAATGAAAACAAAATTCGAAATCTGGTTAGAAAATGTTAATACTGAGTTAGAAACTGAGTGGAACAATACCTTTACTCACAAAGCTTGGACTCCAATATTACCCAATAAAGGTAGTAAATTTATTAAAATGATGCATGGAACCACTGTTTGGGGGTTCGTATCAATGGTTGATGGTGAACACTTAGGAGCTCCAATCAAAAAAGGTGATTTAATGAAACCTGCTAGTTGGAGAGCCGCTGCTAAACATAGTAGAGGTAATATCTTTGATGGAACTGCTAAATATGGTATGTACGGACCTAAATACCTATAATATGAACCAATTCCCTAACAATTTTCAAAAAGTTGTTAATTTTCTTAAAAACCAATCAATATCAGTTGAACTATCAAATAGTACCTGTTACATTGGTAATTCTGATAATGCTAAAATTTACATTCATAGGAGATATAATCTAAATAAAAACGGATTGTATGCACTTTTACATGAAGCTGGTCACTTTTTACAACCACATGGTAAGTATAGTGCTAACCACTATAAAAATGTTGATGATTGTGAACAACCTACCAAATTCAATATGTATCAGTTTATGAATGAAGTTGATGCATGGGATAGGGGGTTAAATCTGGCTAATGAATTGGGTATTTTCATTAACAAAGAAGAATGGGGTAAGGAAAGGGAAATTGCATTGTTAACCTATTACGTTTAAATCTATGAGAGAGTATATTTTAAGTTATTTACCACAGGTTGTTGAGGAAGCTAATAACAGATTCAAAATTTTCAAATCTGTTGTGGATTATGGTTCCCTATCTACTAAGTTGAAATCGGAACTGATATCCAATATGTTAGAAGCATCATTTTCTAAGGTGGTTCCTGAGGTAATATCCCCATTTTCCGATGGTGAACCTGACCTTTATGTGAAAGGTACCGCATTGGAGATTAAAACCGCTAAAACTACCCATATTTGGAGGGGTGGTGAGTTTTCTAAGAGGGAATCGGACTACCTATTGGTATCCTACGATGATTCTGGGGCTGACCTTAAGTGGTTCTTTATACACACCTATCTAATGGAATCCGATTGGAAATCATCAGGAAGCGATTCCTATTACGCTACAACGATAGATTTAAACTATGTGATGGAAACCAAAGAATATCAGATTCTTATGGGTAAAATTCAGAAAAAAAGGGTTAAAAATCACTTAATTTGTTGTTAAAAATTTGGAAATACCAAATATTATTCGTATATTAGACATATAATTAAGAGATATGATATTAACTAAGGAGTTGGAAAAGTTTATTAATAGTAAGTTAAAAAAGGTTGCTAAACACTATGGATATAGTAATTTTCAATCAACTTTACCTTATTTGGAAATTATAAAATCGGATGAAATTTGGGCCGATGATGATTTGGAATTTTATGGTTCAACTACAAAGTCAAAATCTGAAGAGGATAAAGAATTGAAAGGTTGGTATGAGAGTATGGATAATACACTTACTATTGTAATTGATAATGTAAAAAATAGGAGAGATTTGGTAAGGACAATCATTCACGAATATCAACATTATTTACAATCACCCTGTTGGATGAGTAGGTATTATAATATGGGTTATGAATATTCAAACCACCCATATGAAGTTGCAGCATACGCTGAGGAAAATAACTATAAAATGTTTATGTAATATGATACAAAAATTAATACAAAAGATTGAATCAAAGATTCTAACAAAGTTATTCATGCGTTGGGTGGATAAAGAATGGGATTTGGAATTATTGCAAATGACCGGAGGTATGATTTCAGCTAGAGAAACTGAAATTAAATCATTAATTGACATGGCCACTCGTAAAGAGGTTTATGGATTTAAAAGATACGATTAATGTTTTACAATAGACAATTTATCCATATGGGTAATGAGATGTTTGTTGTAAAACGAACATTTAAAGGAGAAAAGTTTGAGAAGGTAATGCAGAAATTCACATCAAAAGAAATATGTGAAGCTTACCATTGTGAAAAAATACTAAAAGGTAAGGATGGGCTGTTTTATTTATGTGATAAAGTAGATGATGCCCAAGTTATTAACAAATAAATGTTGATAACTTTTTTGAAAATAATTGAAAAAAGGCTTGTAGGTCTCAATTATTTTACTTATATTTGGTTATAAGATTAAGAGATAATTAAACCCCTAAAATTGAAAAATATGAAAAGTAAAGTAATCACATTAAGTACGGAACCATTAGAATCAACTGTTCGTTATAAGAATTGTGTAATAGTTCCTGCTGGAAATGAGAAGTTTCCATCATTAGTTGAAATTGAAAAAGCACCAGTTCGATTAGGTGTTAAAGGTAAAAAGTTCATTAACGCTATGAAGGCTCAATTAACCATTGATGCTATCGGAGCTGAGTTGATGATTGGTGGTGGAGTTAAGAAAGTTAAAGAGGAGTTAGATAGTATTGGATTCATAATGGCGCAAGATGCAGCTTTTTAATCCCGAAAACGAACTAACCCAAACCCAACTTGATGAGTTGGCTAAGGAAAACTTCGATTCCTTTTTACAATATTTGGATGAGAAGGCAGCCTATTTAAAACAATTCACTAAACCATTAGGTCAATATCACACAAAGAACTTTGCCTCTTTATCCAAAGGTGGTGAATTAACTGATAAGGAATTGAAGAGAGCTAAAGAAATTGGAAAAGAAGGTGATGATGAGATAGCTCGTAGGATAGCTGAAGCAGCTGAGAAATTAGGAGATGACCCTAAGTATAGGGATGAAGGTATTAAAAACTTAAAAACCAACCGCAGACAGTGGTTCGATTAATATGAGTATGACTTGGCAATATAGAGAAATGGGAAGTAGGAATAAAAAGACTGGAAAGTTATCCTACTATAATGTTACAGTAACCGATTGGAAAATTACCAATTGTGAATGTTCAGCTCGTTCATTCAATAGATACACACCATGTAAACATATGAAATCAATACATCAGAAATTAGGACACTCCTTATAATAAAATTTAAATGAAAGCAAAATTACAATTCAATTTACCCGATGATGAACATGAATTCCAAATGGCAATTCAGGGGGCATCAATGCACTCAGTACTTTGGGAAATGGACCAATGGTTACGAGCACAATACAAATATATGTCAGATGCTGAATATAGTGAGGATGCTTACAAAGCATATGAAACGGCTAGAAGTAAACTCAACGAATTTATGAACGATGAAAATATAAGTTTCGATTAATGGAAATGCAACTAATATCAACCCATCCAATTAAGAAAGCTGATTTGGGGTTTCATGCAAATCTATTTGGTGGCAAACTTTTAGCATGGATTGATGCTGCTGGTGCCGCTATGGCAATGGAAGTATGTGATACACCCAGAATAGTGACTGTAAAAATTGATGAGTGTTTATTTAAAAGACCCGCTAAAGAAGGGCAACTTCTAAAAATATATGGAAGAGTAAAGGAGATAGGGAATACTTCTTTAACTCTAATGTTAGAAGCTAGAGCACATAATGTATATTCGGGTCAGCAAACCATAATCCTATCAACTAACATTAAATTTGTAAGGATTGATGAAAGCAACGAACCCATTCCTATTTCAGATAGAGTTAAATTAAAATATAAATAATTAGGATATATCGAATTAATTTCGTATATTTGTATAAATAAAAATAAAATTATGAATAAGTTAAAGCAATACCAAAAACAAATCGTTACCTTTATTACAATATTTTTATTGGTAACATATGGAATCTTTCCAGCACTAACAGCAGCTAATACCCTTTTAAACATCGTAGGATTTGTGGGTTTAGTATTATTATCATTCTGGGGTTTATTGGAATTAAAAGAGTTAATAACATCAAATGAAGGTGGACTGGTTGATAAAGAGGAATTAAAGGAAGCTGCTAAGATGGCCGCTAAACCTAAAACAAAACGTAAACCAAAGGTAACTAAATCGGAACATCCGTTACCACCACACAGTACAACTGTGAAAACATCTAAACCAAAACCAACAAAATAATATGGCAAGTTATGACAGATGGGGTAATAGATTATCACCAGAACAAGAACAATTAATAGAACAAGAAAAATTAAATAAACAATTAAAAATTAAACAAATGGTAAAGAGAATTTTAATCGGAGTAGGAGTATTTATTGGATTAGCAGTATTATCACAATCGTGTGAAAGAATTGATGCTGGGCACGTTGGTGTAAAAGTTAATCAGTATGGTGATAACAAAGGAGTTGATGATGTAACGGCAGTTACTGGTATGGTATTTTACAATCCAATCACAACTAAGGTGTATGAGTTTCCAACATTCATTCAGCACAAAGAGTATAAGAAAACTGAAGATGTTGACAATTCATTTATTGTAAACTCAAAAGATGGTTCTGAATTTTCAGTATCACCAATTATGAACTATTCAGTACAAAGGGATAAAGTTCCGGCAATCTTCGCTAAGTATCGTAGACCATTGGAAGATATTGAAGAAGGTTTCTTAAAAACGGCAGTGTATGATGCATTCCGTTTGGCAACCAATAAATATACGGCTGATGAGTTGATTAGTAATAGAGCAATATTCGAAATTGAAGTTCGTAGATTGTTAGATGCTCAGTTATTAAAAGAGGGATTTGTTATCAATCAATTCACATCTAACTTAATATATCCTGAAACATTCAAACGTTCAATTGAAGCTAAGAACAACGCAGTTCAATCAGCACTGAGAGCAGAGAATGAAGTTAAAACCGCAGAAGCACAGGCAAAAATCAAAGTAGCAACCGCAAATGGTAACGCTCAGGCAATGTTAACCGCAGCAAAAGCTGAAGCTGAAGCAAATAGAATGAAGCAAGTTACATTAACACCATTGTTATTACAATTAGAGTGGATTAACAAATGGGATGGTAAGTTACCTGTTTATGGAACAGCACCTCAATTGTACAAAGGAATGAACTAACATCGTTATATTCATAAAACAAAGAAATCTCATATTTATACTAAACATATAATATGGGATTTTTTGTTTTTAGTATAATCAATTTATAAGTAAATATGACAATACCAGCATCAGGACAAATAGCAATGTCTGCAATTAATACAGAATTAGGACGTTCAGCCACTGCTCAAATATCATTGGATGCAGCAGAGAATGGAACATATGCTACTATTAATGTAAACAGCACTTTTAGACCAAATGGAGCCAACCCAGCAGCAATGTCAGAGTGGCGTAAATATAACCATTCAGCTTTACCACTTGTTACATCACAAAATATATATTGGGAACACTTTAGAGGGGGGCCAACTGGAGGGGGCATGCGAATATACAAAAATGGTTCAATTGTAGTTAATAATCCAGCTGCTCTACCACAGGTAAAAATTGGAAATTTCACCGCTAATCCATCTGATGTTATTCTGGTACAGGTTTTTGAAGCCTTAAAAACCCCCGATTATTGTGAAATTGTTGTAACTTCTGACAATTTTAATTATGTCGATTTCCAGTATGATTCCGACATGTCGCTTACTTTCACTGTACAAGTACCAGATGGTGATTATTTGATACAGACAAGACAAGACCCATTCATTTAAACTAAGTAAAAAATGATAAATAAACAATTATTATTAGATAATCAAATTGAGGGTGTACTTGGTAAATCATTAACATCAGTTATAGAAAAAAATGGATACAAAATACAAATGAATAATGATTTTAATTATTTAGAATTAATAAATCCAGATGGTAAACTATTATTAGATGATGTACCAAATTATATTACGGAATATTCACCTGAATTATTAGATAAGGAATTTACTTCAATCTTAATTGGTGGATTAGGACTTGGTGTAATACCATTCGTGGTGCAGGATTTTTGCACCACTATTGATGTAATTGAAATTAATACTGATAT